TTCAAAAACAAATTGAAGGAGCTTTCTTGACTTACGCCGCTTCGGTGGCACAGGAACGTGCAATACCGGATGCTAGGGATTTTCTAAAGATTGGCTTACGTCAAGGATTGTACGCTCAATTTTCTAACAAGATAACGCACAAAGATAAGTTTCAAAAAGCACAAAAGTCTGTTGCCGCTGCGATGGCTCAGTCTTATGTCCATGGCGATGTAGCAATGTATGACACTTTCATACGAACCGCTCGTCCTTGGTCATATCGCTACCCCATTGAAGAAGTCCAGGGCAACTATGGCAATCCATCATCTCCTGATAGTCATGCGGCCGCACGTTATGTTGAAATGCGTGCTGGTGAAATGGCAGATTATTTCTTTGCTGGTTTAAAGAAAAATGCTATTGGAGAACAATGGTATTCTAATTATGATGATACAGAAATGATTCCTTCTGTATTGCCTTCAATTGGATTTTGGAATATTGTAAATGGGTGTTCTGGTATTGCGGTTGCTATGGCGACCTCTGTTCCGCAATTCAACTTACGTGAAGTCAATGAAGCACTAATTAAAATTATTCAAAATCCAAATGTAAGTTTCAATGAAATCTATTGTGCTCCTGACTTCGCAACTGGTGGAACAATCACAAATGCCAAGGCTGTTAAAGAAAGTTTGAAAAATGGTAAGGGAGAATCTATTCGTTTAAAGGCGAAGTTAGAATATTTTCCAGACCAGAATATGATCCAGGCTACCGAACTTCCATATGGTGTTTTCACCAATACAATTATCGACCAGCTGGCTACACTTACAAATGAAAATGAAAGTTATGGAATAGAACGAGTAGTTGACCACACGAAGAAAATAGCTGATATTCGTATCTACTTATCCAAGGGAGTAAATCCCAAGAAAATGATAGCAAAATTATATAAAGATACAAGCCTTGAAAATTGGTATGCTATTAATATGATTTTGCTTGATAATGGTCGTTTTCCAAAAGTGTTTGGCTGGCGTGAAGCGTGTGATGCTTATATTACTCACATCAGAGAATGTAAGCGTAATATGATCCAATTTGATCTAGATAAAGCACTAGCACGTGAAAATGTAGTAGAAGGGCTTATTCTCGCGGCGGCATCTATTGATGAAGTTGTAGCAATTATTCGTTCTTCTCAAAACCCAGCAGAAGCTTCGACTAAGTTAATTGCTCGTTTTAAATTTAATGAAGAACAAACCAAAGCAATTCTCGCCATGAAACTTTCTTCATTAACAAAAATAGACGCTATTAAATTAAATGATGAACTAGAAGAACTTAAAAGAAAAATAGAGGAGTATCGCCACTTATTATTTGATACTACCGCTTTGAACAATGAACTAATAAAAATACTACAAATAGTTGCTGATAAATATGGTGACGCTCGTCGCACAAAAATTTTAAACATTGTAGAAAATGAAAGTGATGAAGAACAGCAAATTCAAGAAGAAGAAGTTGGCATAATGTTATTTGATAACAACATGCTACGACTTGTTAAAAAAGAAGATTTACAAGGTGGAAAACGAGGCCGAAAAGGTGTAAATATTAAACCACCTAAAAACGCGAATCTAATTAATACTTTATATACAACTAATCTTGGAGTTGTCGCCGCGTTCACAGATACTGGTCGTATGTATAATTTTTCTTTGGCTGATTTAGATTATGGAAAGGATTATTCAGTGTACGAACTTATTGTTCTACAAGATAACGAAAAAGTCCTGCTACTAATAGATACGACTTCCTTCAACGCATATCATAATTTAGTAACCATAAGCAAGAAAGGTTATATTAAAAAGACAGCAACTCGTGAATATAACGTGCGGGCAAAAAAGGGTACTGCCGTGATGAAGTTAGATACTGATGATAGACTTGTTGGTGTATATCTTTCTATGAGTGATGAAGATAAGATTTTCATTACTGGTAGTGCCGGTAATTATAACTTCTATGAAATTGGAGAAGTTTCTGCTACTGGAAGAATGACCAAGGGTGTTAAAGCAATTAAATTAGGAACAAATGAAACAATTTGTGCGGCAACACTGGTTAAAAAAGATATTGAATATCGTGGTCTTTTAACTATCACTACAACCGGTAAGGGTAAGATTACTAAGATAAATGATTTCAATATGACTAATCGTGCCATCAAAGGCCCACAAGTAATGGATCTAAAAACAGAAACATTAGCTACTGTTTTTGCTGTGCCAGAATCACAAGAAAAAATTTTTATTACAACAAATAATAAAGCGGTTCTATTAAATACCGACTCCATTCCGATTCAAAATCGTGTAACTAGTGGTATTCGCATTATTGATGCACGTGGAGTTGAAGGCGGAATCGAAATTATGTAATGGAGAATAAAATATGGATAAAGGCTACATAGAATTATTTACTTTGATTACTCAAGTTTCTGCTAATTTGGCTGAACAAGTAATGGAAGAACATAAAAAAAAGAATGAAGAAAAAGGATACAAAACCGCAGAAATGATGCGTGATGATTTCCTTAATCTACATGACAAACTAGGTACGAATGAAACACTAGATAAAGCTGATTATGCTCGTTTACTTGTAGGTACAATTATTTTTACTAATCAATTAGAGGCTCGTATTAAGAAAGAGCAAAGTGCCTTACAAAGTTATAAACTAGATATTATTCCAAAATTAGATCAAATTAATAACGCTGAATCTTCCGAAGTTCTGGAATTGGCAGAAAGTTTATTTGTAGTAAAAGAAAATATAGAATCAAATAATGAAGATTCTGAATAATTTGACTTTTTTCTAAAATTATAATATAATATAAATACAGAAAAGGAAAGGAAAGGAAAATAGCCCAGCTTGAAAATATAACAAGAAAAAATTATTTATTATTTGACTTTCATTGAAAATTCTGTTATAATAAGATTGTAAAGAGGAAAAGGAGTAAAATTCCTGCCGCTTACAAAATAAATAAATAAAACATATATAAAAAAGGAGACTGATGTATTATGATTACCCCAAACAGTGAGCTAGTTCTAAATTTTCTAAAGAAGCATTTTGGTCAGGAATTCACCAAGAATGAGATTGCAGAGGCCCTAGGTATTTCCATTCCCGCAGTTACTGGTTCTATTAATGGTCTAGTTAAGAAGCACTATGTTACTGAGCGTCTAGAGGAAGTTGAAGTAGAGCCCGCGACTGACACTCGTAAGGCGAAGGTAAAGACTATTCGTCATGAGACTCTAACTGAGGCTGGTCTAGCCTATGATCCAGTAGCTGAGGAAGAGGCCAAGCAGGCCGCAAAGGCTGCTGAGAAGGAGCGTAAGGCTGCTGAGCGTGCGGCTGCTAAGGCTGCTAAAGAGAACGCCTAATAGAATAAATGAGGGCGATTCCCTCGTGGAATCGCCTTAGTTTTATCTTGACAACATATAAAAATTATGATATAATAAATGTAAAGAAAAGATAAGGAGAAATGTAATATGAGCAAGGATATTATGACACAAGCAAATAACAAGATTAATGTTGTTGGCAAGCTACTAGACGCAGTAATTAACGATGGTACTTTAAGTGATGGCCGCAAGTATAAGCGTGCGAATATTACAATTCGCGTAACGCAGACTTATGGTGGACGTGAAGAGACTAGTGAAATTCCAGTTAGCATGTTCGCCGCACAGTACACTCAGCAGAATAAGCCAAATCCCGGATATGCTCAGATTGAAAATCTAGCCGAGATGAAGACTGCCCAGATGGTTGGTATTGATAATGCTGATACAGTTCGTGTTTCTGGTGCGAATCTACGCGAGAATAACTTCGTTTCTCGTAATAGTGGCCAGCTAATTCATGGTTGGCAGATTAATACTAGTTTTATCAATTCTGGTGCAACTGCTGATGTAGCTTCTTTCATTATTGATATTTATATCATGGATATGAAGCCAGAAGTTGATCGTGAAGGCGAAGAGACTGGTAAGCTAATCATCAAGGGTGCGATTGTTCAGTATCAGGGTAAGCTAGATGTAGTTGAGTTTATCGTTGAAAATCCTGATACTATTGATTACATTGAGCGTAATTGGAATATTGATGACACCGTAGAGGTTCGTGGCCGTATTCGTGTTACCGCAATTGAAGATAAGCCAAAGGCTACTGAAAGCTCTTGGGGCGAGGATGTACCCGAGACCACGACTCGCACGGTACGTCAGCTAGTCATTACTAAGGGTAGTGATGAGCCTTATGAGGAAGAGTTTGCCTATGATAAGACTGACATCAAGAAGGCTTTCAATGTCCGCAAGGCAATGATTGAACAGCTACAGATTGATGCCAAGAAGGGTGCCGCTCCAAAGGCTGCCAAGGAACCCACTGCCAAGGGTGAAAAGAAGTGGGATTGGGAATAAGGCGTAAGCCTTATTCTCATTTTCTAAGGAGGGATAACATATGGCAAATGATATTGATATTTTCTCTCTTGAACCAAGTAAGATTTCCCGTGATCTAAAGGGAAAATTTTTGCTTATTTATGGGCAGCCTAAAACTGGCAAGTCTACATTTGGTTCCCAATTGCCTCGTTCATTATTCCTAAATTTTGAACAAGGTACTAACGCTCTAGCTGGTATTCGTAGTGTTCCTATTCTTCGTTGGAGTGATTTTCGCAAGGTTCTCACACAACTACGTAAGCCACAAGCACGCGAAATGTATGATAGTATTGTAGTAGATACCGCTTCTATCGCCTGGCAACTTTGCGAGAAATATATTTGTCAGCGTGAAAGCGTTGATTCTATTCGAGAAATTCCTTGGGGTCAAGGCTGGGGCATGCTACGAAATGAATTCTCTGAATGTTGGCGTGAAATTACACTTTTAGGTTTTGGTATTCTTTTTATTGCACATAGTAGGGAGAAGCCAACTGAAATGCGTGATGAAGAAGGAAATGAAATTACAGCTGTTGCCCCTGATCTTCCAAACCAGTGTTATCAGATTGTAAATAGTATTGTAGATATTATTGGATATTTACAGGTTCAGATGAATAACGATGGTACTTCTGAACGTTATCTATATACTCGTTCTACACCAACAGTATTCGCGGGCAGCCGCTATCAATATTTAGCACCAAAGATTAAGTTTGGTTATCAAGAATTAGTTGATGCGATTGGCGACGCAATTGACCAAGCTGTTGAAAAGGATGGAGCAGAAGTAACCGACCATACAGTTATCGCACAAATTAAGGCTCGTCCATTTAATGAAATTATGGAAGAAGCCAAAGCAATCTGGCAAGCTTATATTAACGAAGCTGAAACAGATGAAACAAAAGAGCAACATTTTAACATTGCTAAAGATGTTATTAAGCGTGTCTTTGGTACGGAAACATTTAAGCTTAGCCAAGCAGTTCCCTCGCAAAGCGACCTTGTTGAATTATTCATAGATGAAATGAAAGAAATTATGGAATAAGAAAAGACCTATATAGGTCTTTTTTTATTGACTTTTTTTCAAATCTGTGATATACTAAATAATAGGAGGGATGATATATGGCAAAAGCAACATTACAGTGTTTTAAATGTAAGCAACAATTTTTACGAAATGAACTAGTAGAATATGCTACTCCACGTTCTACTACTTTTCACAAGTATTGTCCAGAATGTTTAAAAGAACAACAATCCAGAGATAAATTTTCTGAAAGCGTGTGTAATATCTTTGGATTAAAAGCTCCGGGTCCTCGTATTTGGAATGAGCGTAAGCGTCTTATGGACACTTATGGATATACCGATCAAACTATTATTGATTGTCTAAATTATATTTATTTAGTAGAAAAAAGACAAAAATTATCTGAATCTTTGTGTCTTGTTAATCCACCAACAGTTGAAAAAATGATGAAGTATAAGCGGCGTCAAGAGTACGAACAAAATAAATTAGCCAGTGCTTTTGCAGAAAGTATGAGTTCTGAAATTAAACCACGACAAATAAAGATTAAAGAAAACACTACAACGGTAGGAAAAAATAATTGGAGTCTTGATGATTTTTTTGATGATTAAGGAGAGATGTAAATGACACTATCAGATAAGACGGCATATCGTCAGATAGTAGGAAGTTTAATGCATAATCTTCTTTTGTTTATAGAATATCCAGATATAAATCCTTATGACTTTGTAGAAGCAAAAGTAGATAGAGCCTGCTTTCTAATAATAAGAAATCTATATGAAGCGGGAGCAAAAAGTTTAAGTGTATATGAAGTAGATAAGGAATTTGAAAATCAAAAAGGAACTGCGGCCGCAACACAATATTTTAGTAACGGTGGCTTAGAATATTTAAAGAATGCATATGAATTTGCTGAACCAAGCAACTTTCAAATGTATTACAACCGATTAAAAAAGTATTCATTACTTTATCAATTAAAAAAAGCACATTATGATATTAGTAATTTTTATATAGAAGATAAAGACGCGGATGACCCATTAAAAGCAAGCGAAGTTCAAAAACATTGTGAAGAATCTAGTCTTGATGATATTCTTGCGGAAGTAGAAGGAAAATTTAATGAAATTAGAAATGATTTTGTTAATGGTATAAAAAGAAATGGTGACCCTGCAAATAGTATCTTTGAACTTATTGATAATTTACAAAAGACGCCAAATGTAGGGCCAGATCTTGAAGGAGAAATTTTTAGTTCTGCGTGTCGTGGAGCAAGAGAAGGATGTTTCTTTTTGAAATCTGCTAGTACAAACGCTGGTAAAAGTAGAACATCGGTTTTTGATGCTTGTCATTTAGCATATCCTAAAAGATGGTCACATGAAAAAGGAACTTTCATTCATGAAATAAATTTTGATGAACCGCGGCAACCTCGTAAAGTTTTATTCATTGTCACAGAGATGGATGTGGAAGAAATTCAAACTATGATGCTGGCATATCTTTCAGGTGTAGATGAAGCACATATTTTGACTGGTAGATATGAACCGGGAGAATTACAACGAGTAAAATTTGCGGCGACAATAATGCAAGAATATCAGGGTTACTTTTTAATTGAAGAAATTAGTGAACCTAATCTTGTAAATATTCAATCCGTTATAAAAAAATATGCAACTGTAGACCAAGTAAAATATATATTCTTTGATTATATTCATACAACTGCAAGTCTTGTAGGACAATTTGCAAAAAATAATTTAAGAGAAGATACTGTATTAATGTTAATGGCAAACCAGCTAAAACAATTAGCTAAAGATTATAATGTATTTATTTTTTCAGCAACACAAGTCAATGCAAAAGGAATGGAAGGCGACGGCGAATTTAAAGACGAGTCTTGCATCCGGGGTTCCTGTAGTTGTGCCCGTAAAACCCTAACCGCTCACCAGCGGGGTCACTTAATGTGGCTAACGAGGAAGTCCTATTAGGATAATCTCGTGTCATGGAAGATTTTATTGAAGAATTATTATCAATAAAGTACTTATCTAATGGAGGTGAGACTTTATGGATAAAGTTTCTGGAATATATGTTATCACAAACGAAATAAATCAAAAGCAATATGTTGGATTATCAAAAAATTGTTGGAAACGATGGGCAGATCATTATTCTAAATCTTATAATTCTAATAAAAAAGATGATTTAGAAAAAGCCTTATACATGGCAATGAGAAAATATGGACGAGATAATTTCTCTTTCAAAATTATTGAAGAATGCCCAGAAGAACAACTAAGTGAACGTGAAGTATATTGGATAAAAAAATTAAATACTTATCATGGCGGTTACAATGAAACTGAAGGTGGCGAAAAGCCAGGGCCTAATAGTGTTCATTTAGGAGAAGCACATGGAATGGCAAAATTAACTGAGAAAGAAGTCATTCAATGCCGCAAGTGGTACAAAGAAGGAAAAAAAAGTCATGATATTTGGGAAAAGTACTTCCAAGATAAAATAACTTATGCCGGTTTTCAAAGAATGTGGCATGGAAAAACTTGGAAACATGTAATGCCAGAAGTATTTAAAAATAATCCGCATCCACGTTGTAAATACTCAGAAGAAATAATTCAACAAATAAAACATATGTATGATGAAGAAAAGAAAAGTTGTGCAGAAATTTATCATTATTTTGATGAAAAAATTAGCCGCACAACAATAAATAATATTTGTAATAATAAACGATAAAATCTTCAGCGATGTAACGACTATCCCGGCAGGGAGTACAATAGCTATTGGTACGCTATTGGAAAAGGGTTTTCTTATTATATAAATAATAAGTAAGAAATAGTCTGTGCCATCAGTAATGATGGAATAAATGGCAAAAGCAGTTGCTGATAAATGCGATATGGGGTGCGTAATGAGTAGAGTAGATAATAAAATGTGGGATGATTTAATTCCAAAGTTACGCCCATATGTAAGAGAAGGTATTATTGATGCTACATATTTAGAAAATCCTGATTATCGTCCTACTCATATTATAGATATTTATAAAATGCGTCGTGGTCGTTATCGTGGTATAAGAATTTGGTCACATATTCATCTCGGTACAGGAAGAAGAGTTGATTTATTTATGACTTCTTCAAATAATTCTCCAATAGAATGGAAAGCTGATACTTTTCAAACTGTAATTGAAGAAATGATAGGTAATTGGCGTGAAATGATAAAGGAGGAAACATAATTGCTAACGACATTACAAAATCAAGATAATGAGCTTGATTTAGCAATAGCAAGCAAAAAAGATATTGTAGATTCCATTACACTTAATGATGTAAAGAATTTTCTTGAAAGTTTAGGGGTAACACAAATTATGGTTAATGAGGAAAAACAATATCTTATATGTCCTACAATTTGCCATAATCCTATCAATGAAGCTGAATCTATGAAATTATATTGGTATCAAAACAATAAAATATTTAGATGCTATACTGAATGTAATGAAGCAATGTCTATATTCAAATTATATCAAAAATATATGGCATTAAATCATTATCCTGTTACAATAGAAGAAGCTGAAGATTATGTAAAACAATGTCTAAAACATATTGTTATAAATACAAATAAAGTATCTTATAACTATGAATTGGATTTAAATAAATATCAATATAATAGTAACATTCCGGTTCTTGATGAATATCCAAAAGAAGTTTTATCATATTTCACACATTATTATCATCCAACTTGGTTACGAGATGGAATAACACCAGAAGCAATGGATAAATTTCATATTGGTTTTTCATTAGGACAAAATAAAATTATTATTCCTCATTTTGATATAAATGGAAGATTAATTGGTATTCGCGGCCGTGCGTTAGATAAAAAAGAAGCTGAAAGTTATGGAAAATATCGTCCATTACAAATTGGAAAAATAACTTATGCTCATCCATTACAATTTAATTTATACGGTGTACATGAACATCAAAGTGGTATTAAAATGCGGCGACAAGCTATTATAGCAGAAGCTGAAAAATCTGTATTACTAGATGATGGATATTATGAAGATTTAAGTAATTGTGTCGCATGTTGTGGCTCAAGTTTTAATAAATATCATATTAGTCTATTAACTAATATTTTAGGTGCCAATGAAATTATAATTGCTTTAGATAAAGAATATACTGATTGGCGAACGGAAAAGGCCCGCAAATATAAGGAGAGAATAATCTCAATGTGTCATAAATATAGTAATCAAGCCATCTTTTCTTATATATGGGATTATGATAATGTTTTGGAGGAAAAAGACTCTCCATTTGATAAAGGAAAAGAAGTTTTTGAACATTTATATAAAACAAGAGTAAAAGTAAGATAGGAGTAATGTTTATGATTTATAGACTAAGAAATTATTATACAATGAATCCAGAATACGCTCTGCAAGAAATTCTAATTGATCGCGGCGTAAAAGATATTGAGAATTTTTTATATCCTACTTCAAACTGTGAGTTAGACCCGTACGGGCTTGAAAATATAGATTTAGCTGCGGATATGCTTCTACGGCATTTGCGTGCAGATAGTAAAATTATGTTTGTAGTAGATTCAGATTGTGATGGGTTTACTTCATCATCAATTCTTTGGCTTTATATTAAACATATTTTTCCAAAGGCCAATTTAAATTTTACATTACATGAACATAAACAGCATGGTCTTGATGATAAGATTGATTGGTTAGAAACATTAAATGATATTAACCTAGTGATTTGTCCTGATTCCGCGAGTTATGACGTAGAAGAACACCAGCGACTTGCTGACTTAGGAATAGATTGTCTTGTGCTAGATCACCATGAACAATTATATGATGCTAATGGCAATCCAGTTGTATCTACTGTGCCAAATACAATAGTAGTAAATAATCAACTTTCGCCGCTATATGAAAATAAATCTCTTTGTGGTGCGGGCGTAGTATATAAGTTTTGTGAAGTATTGGATGAAATTTTAGGTATCCATCAGGCCCAAGAATATATGGATTTAGTTGCTCTTGGAGAAATTGCTGATGTTATGGATAGAACAACACCTGAGACTAATTATCTCATGTTGGAGGGGCTTTCTAATATTCAAAATAAAGGGTTTAGTACCTTACTTGCTTCTCAATCTTATTCTCTAAAAGAAAAGGCAACCTATCCATGGGATGGTTTAACTCCTATTGACATTGCCTTTTATATCGCTCCTTTAATTAATGCTCTTACTCGTGTTGGGTCAATGAAAGAAAAAGAAGCAATGTTTTATTGTTTTGTAGAGCCAGATAGAGTTCTTCCTAGTACAAAGCGTGGAGCAAAACTAGGGGATACAGAAACTGCCGCAGAACAAACTGCACGCGTAGGTAAAAACGCAAAAGCCCGTCAAGATAAGCTAAAAGAAAAGGCCATTGATTTAATTGATTTCAAAATTCAAAAGAATGATTTAGCAAGTAATAATATTATTCTTGTAGAAATTGATCCAGAAGATAATATTCCGCCAGAACTAACCGGTTTAGTTGCGATGGCAATTGTAAATAAATATAATAAACCAGTTATGATTGGTCGTCGTAATGACAAAGGTGAAATTAATGGAAGTATTCGTAGTAGCGGAAACTTTGCCGGTTTACCCAGTTTTAAGCAATTTCTTGAAGAAAGTAATTTAATGAATTATGTCGCTGGACATGACGCGGCGGCTGGCTTTGGAATTAATAGTACACTTGATGAAAAATTATTAAATTATAGTAACGTAGTTCTTAATGATGATGATTTTAAAAAGTGCTATACAGTAGATTATATTCTTGATGCCAATGATAATAATACTGAATTACTTACGGTGCTAGCTTCACATCCAGAATTTTTTGGTAATCATATAGATGAAATTAAATTTGTAATTAAAAACATTACACTATCAAATGTAATGGCAATGGGTGCTAACAAAGATAGTATGAAAATTTCTTGTAATGGTATTGATTATGTAAGGTTCAAGGATATGGATTTTGTTGATACCGTTATGAATAATAGAATGGATAAACTTACTGTATATGGGCGTGCGAATTTAAATACATTTGCCGGCCGCACATCAATTCAAGTATTTATTGATGATTATGAACTTTTAAAGGATGAAAATAAATATGATTTCTAAAGATATTGAATGTTTTGAATGTAAGTATGGAGAAAATTGTCCTGTATTTTGGTCTAGACATAATGCTGCTTGTTTAACTATTCGTGAAGAAAATAATGAATATGAAGAACAGGTGGACTGGGATTATAAAGAGCATGAATATCCTTATAATTGACAAAAATAAAATTCTATGATATAATAATTATAGAATAAAGAAAGGAAGTGATTGTGTGAGTAAATACCCCGGTAGTCTTCATAATCACACAGATTATAGCAACGAGACCTTACGAGATTGTATTAATAAAGTAAATTCTCTGATTGATACAGCAATTGAACTAGATCATGAATGTGTAGCAATCACAGATCATGAAACTATTTCAAGTTATATTAAGGCTGAAAAATATTACAATAAAATTAAAAAAGAGCATCCAGATTTTAAACTTATTCGCGGTAATGAGATTTATCTTACACGAAATGATTTAAACGCGACAAATTATGATAAGAATAAAGATAGGTATTTCCACTTTATTCTTCTTTGTCGTGATTTAGAAGGTTATCATCAGATTTGCGAGCTTTCAACTCGTGCGTGGCGTCGTTCTTATATTAGTCGTAGATTAAGGAGACGTCCAACTTATTATAGAGATTTAAAAGAAGTTGTTAAACCAAATAAAGGCCATCTAATTGCGTCATCCGCATGTCTTGGCTCACAATTAGATAAGTTTCTTTTAAGATATATGGATACTGGTGATGAAGAATTTTATAAAACAGCTAAACAGTGGTGTCTATATATAGAAGATATTTTTGGTCGCGGTAATTTTTATCTTGAATTACAGCCATCGAATAGTAAAGAGCAAATATTTGTAAATCAGCATCTTGTTAAGATTAGTAAAGAGTTAAAGCTTCCTTACATTATTACGACTGATAGCCATTATTTGCGGCCGGAAGATTCATTTATTCATGAGTCTTTTCTTAATGCGCAAGATGGTGAACGTGAGGTAAGAAGTTTCTATGAAACAACTTACATGATGAGTGATGAAGAAATTCGTTCATTCTTTCCTTATCTTGAGCCAGAAGAAATTGAAGATGCGTATTATTATATTAGAGAAATTAAAGAAAAATGTGAAGATTTCTCAATCTTAAAGCCGCTAGAAATTCCTAATCTTCCATGGCGTGATTATAGTGACCCTGGAGACGAAAGAATTTTATGGGGTATTAAGCAAATGCCAGCCATTGAAAAATTTGTATATTCTCAATATAATGCTGATAATATTTTATCATGGGCTGTATTAGATGGAATTGAGAGACATAGAGACTTGCAAAATGAACGAGCATATAATGCGTTAAATGAATGTCTTGAAATGACATGGGAGTCAAGCGAAGTAAATAAAGCAAGATGGTCAGCCTACTTTCTAAATCTTCAAAAGATTATTGATGAATGTTGGAACGCTGGAACGTTAGTTATGCCCGCACGTGGCTCTGGTGGTGGCTTCTTACTCCTATATGCGTTAGACATTATTCAAATTAATGCTCTGCGTGAAAAAACTGCTATGTATCCTTGGCGTTTTCTTAATCCTGCACGTGTGTCTGTTCTTGATATTGATGTAGATATTTCTGGTATTAAGAGAGCACAAGTACTAGAACATTTAAGAAAATATTATGGTGAAAATCGAGTATCAAATGTTGCGACCTTCAAACTAGAAAAGTCAAAATCAGCAATTCTTACTGCGTGTCGTGGATTAGGAATTGATGTCGATAATGCACAGTATATTTCTTCTTTGGTTACACAAGAACGTGGACAGGCATATACATTACATCAAATGTATTATGGCGATGAAGAAAATGGTATTAAACCAAACCCAACATTCGTTGAAGAAATAAATAAGTATGATAAGTTATGGGAAGTTGCCAGTAAAATTGAAGGACTAATTTGTGGATATGGTATTCACGCTGGTGGTGTAGTATTTAAAGATAAAGACTTCACAGAGTCCAGTGCACTTATGCGTGCTCCTGATGGAACAATTATTACTCAGTTTGAGCTTCACGATTTGGAAGATGTTTCAGAAATTAAAATGGATCTTCTATCGGTTGAAGCCGCGGATAAAATACAAACTTGTCTTGAAATGTTAATCAAAGATGGATATATTAAACAATATCCTACTTTACGTGAAACTTATGAAAATGCACTTGGTGTTTATAACATTCTTCGTGATGATGAAGAAATGTGGAAGTTAGTAGATGAACATAAGATTGTAAGTCTTTTTCAGATGGAAAAGGCTAGCGGTATTCGTGGCATTTCATTAACTCATCCAAAAAATGTTGATGACTTAGCAACTTTGAACTCAGTTATTCGCCTTATGGCATCAGAAAAAGGTGCAGAAGCGCCACTAGATAAATATGCTCGTTTCCGCAAACATCCAAATGATTGGGAAACTGAAATGATTCAATATGGTCTTTCAAATAAGGAACGAGAATTGCTTCATGAGCAATTAGATGTTTCAGATGGCCTATCAATCACGCAAGAGCAATTTATGAAATTAGTCCAACTACCAGAATGCGGCGGTTGGGACTTACAATGGGCTGATAGACTTCGTAAGAGTATTGCGAAGAAGAACCCAAAAGAATATGAGCAATTGACTAAAGAATTTTACGAACGAGTAGAAGAGAAGAATCTTAGTAAAAGATTTTGTCATTATGTCTGGGATATTCAAATTGCATTAAGCCGTGGGTATGGTTTTAATGCGAGCCACACTTATGCTTATTCCATTATTGCTCTTCAAGAAATGAACTTAGCATATAGATACCCAATTGTGTATTGGAACACAGCAAATCTAATAGTAGATAGTGGTGGCGTTCAAACAGAAGATGTTGATGAAGAAGATGAAGATGAAATTGAAGCTATTTTAACTGAAAATAGCGTCGAATATGAAGAAGAATCTGATGAAGAAGAATGGGAAGAAGCAAATGAAGAAACAACAGAAGGAACAACCGTAGATAAGAAAAAGAAGAAAAACAAGGTTGTTGATTATGGACGCATCGCCTCGATTATTGGTAAAATGGGTGATTATGGAATTAAAGTATCTCCACCTGACATCAACCAGTCTTCTTTTACATTTACGCCTGTCGCAAAAGATAATGTTATTCTTTACGGGTTACGTGGCATCACTCGTGTCTCCACAGACAAGATTAATGAAATCATGACTATGCGACCATATGAGTCGTTAAAAGATTTCTTAATGAAAATTAAAGTAAATAAACTTCAAATGATAAATTTAATTAAGTCGGGAGCATTTGATAATATTGAAAATATTCCGCGAGAACAAATCATGGCAAAATATATTGACATGATTGCAGATAAAAAGCAAAGATTGACTCTTCAAAATATGTCAATGTTGATTGCGAAAAATCAGATACCGGATGACATGCAATTTTATGCGAAATTATTTTCATTTAATAAATTTTTAAAGACCTGTAAGGATGGAATTTATTATGAATTAAATGAAGCGGCGATTAGCTTTATTGATAATCATTTTGATATAGATATTGTTGAGGATGGTACGAGAGTCTTACAAAAAACTTGGGATAATATCTATAAAAAAGCTATGGAACCAATGCGTCAGTATTTAAAAGATAATAAAGAAGAAGCATTGGCAAAGTTAAATAAGGCTTTATATGATGAAATTGCTGATAAATATGCTGACGGTAATATAAGTAAATGGGAAATGGATAGTATCTCATTCTACTATCATGAGCATGAATTAGCAAAAGCCAAGAATGATTTTGATGATTTCTTCAAATTATCAGAAGAACCTGAAATTGAATATAGTTTCCCTGGAAGTAATGGACAAGAAATCAAAGTATATAAGTTATTCAAAATTATCGGGACTGTAATTGATAAGGATAAAAATCGTAATACAGTTACGCTTCTAACTCCAACTGGTGTTGTAAATGTAAAAATTTATAAAAATCAGTACGCGATTTATGATAAACAGTTAAGCCAGCGTGGAGATGATGGTAAGAAGCATGTTATTGAAAAGAGCTGGTTCGCACGCGGAACAAAACTTATGGTTCAAGGTATTCGCCGCGGAAACGATTTTATTCCAAAGAAAAAGAAACAGTCAATCTATCCCATTATTTCAAAAATAACAAATGTGGATGAATATGGAAATTTAACTTTCCAGTATGAACGTGCGGAGGTAGAAGAATGATAGGATTAGTTGATTATGACATATCTAATTTTTCCTCCTCCAAATTCATTATTCCTAATCTTGAAATAATGAAATTAGCGACTTACTACAAAACCGAAGAAAATCGGTTTTGTAGATTGTTATCTTTGGATGAAGAAGATTTATCTGGATATGAGAAGATTTATTTTTTTAGCGAAGGACATGCGGTTCCAAAAATACCAGAACAGTTCTTACGCTCACCCGTTGTGGAATATGGCGGTACCGCTTTTACAAATGGAAAATATATCCCATTTAAAAATTCAATTATAGACTTTACTATTCCGCGGCCTGCAATTTATAAAGAATATCTTAAAGGAAAATATGATGATGGTATCAAAGCAAAAGTTATATCTAATGTATTAGATAATAGTTATTATCGTTGTTATGCGGGCGAAGAGAAATTACCAGTTCCGCCTATTATGTCAAATAAACGATTAATAATGTATGACCGCGAATTTTTCTATCCAAATTGGCGCGACATATTAGAGGATATTAGTAATAGAAAGCCATCTTCTATTGTAAGAATACATCCTATTGTTTGTAAAAAGTTATCTGAGTTTTTTGAAATAAGAAATTATCCAAAGATGACACGTTCAAATACTATTATATTTGATTTAGATATACCATTGGATGAAGTATATTACATGACAAATAAATATAAAAATTATTTGAAAGCTGATATTACTCCTTATTCCAATGTTTATATACAGCTTGGTGGGAACTTTGCTACAAACTTTCAATACTTTAAAGATATGATTTATAAAATGAATTTATTATACTGTCTATGGAGTGTTGATATACCAATAAAGATACTATATGAACCCCCATTTATAGGTTATAAAAATCCATTAGCGAATTTATCTATTCGTATTGAACGGTGGGCGGATGTTACTAGAAAAGATAACTATTCAATAATTCTAAATGATAGAATAAATACTAAAAAGAAAAATCCAGCAATGGATGAACGTGAATTATTATTAAAATTTTATCCATCGGCAAAAGACCTGTTTACACAGTCTCACGAGATGGTTGCGAAAGGAGGAAGGTGGAGAATATGAGGATTGATGATATTATTCAAACTCGTGAACAGCTCAACAAAGAATTAAAAATGGCTCTTTCCACTATGGAGCGAAAAGATACCATACAAAAAATAAAGCTTGCCATTATTGACAATCAAAAGCATTGCCCGCACACAAGCACCAAGTATAATTGGGAAATTACAAATGATACCTGCCCTTACTGCGGTTTTCATTTTAGTACCGGCGGTATTTGGAGGGAGAATATAAATGATAAAAGTTATTAAGAGAAATGGTACGGAAGTAGAATTTGATAAATCTAAAATTGTAAATGCTATTAGAAAAGCTTGGATTCAAGTATATAATGATCCATTAAATCCAGAACCAGAATATTTTAATACAATTGCTGATAGTATTGAACGAGTAGCGAACCAAACTTTTACAGATAGCGGAAAATATCTTACAGTAGAAAATATTCAGGAATTAGTTGAAGATGATTTAGCGGCTTTTGACCGCCTTGTAGAAAAAGCATATATTCGTTATCGTTACAAGAGAGGCGTAATGCGTTCTTGCTCTGATGAATTTATTCGTTCTATCAGTGAAAAGCTGAATGCTTCTAATGTTCAAAATCAGAATGCCAATATTGACGAACATTCATTTGGTGGCCGTGTAGGCGAAGCATCGGATGAAATGATGAAGCAATATGCACTTGATTTCTGTATGTCAGAAATGGCAAAGAATAATCACTTAAACAATGAAATTTATATTCATGATTTAAGTGCGTATGCGGTTGGCATGCATAATTGTTTATCTATTCCTTTTGATAAGTTATTGGCAGAAGGTTTTAATACGCGTCAGACTGATGTGCGGCCGGCTAATTCCATTAATACTGCTTTCCAGCTTGTTGCTGTTATTTTCCAGCTTCAATCACTTATGCAATTTGGTGGTGTTTCTGCCACTCATTTGGATTGGACTATGGTACCTTATGTTAGAAAGAGCTTTTGGAAGCATTTTAAAGACGGATTAAAATGGTTTGGAGAGGGTGATGCAAATCATTATTTCTTCAATGTAGATATTTCTAAAATGCCTATTGAACCTTATCATAATTTAACAGTTGATGAAGATGTGCTTCCTTTAGTGCAAACTGCAAAAGTAACAAAAGCTTATAAATATGCAATGGAAATGACAGAACGCGAACTTCAACAAGCTGTAGAAGGAATGTATCATAATTTAAATACACTTCAATCTCGTAGTGGCAACCAACTTCCATTTACTTCTATTAACTATGGAACCTGTACTTTACCAGAAGGTCGTATGGTAATTCGCGCGTTACTTGAAGGTTCTATTAAGGGTGTAGGTAAATTACATAAAACTCCTATTTTCCCTTGCGGTATTTTCCAGCTTGGAAAAGGTATTAACCGCGAGCCTGGCGACCCAAATTATGACTTATATCAACTCGCTTTAAAATCAACTGCGCAACGCATTTATCCTAATTACGCAAATATTGATTGGTCTGGTAATGCTGGGTATGATAAGAATGATCCAAAGACTTATTTTTCTACAATGGGTTGCCGCACAGCAAATGGCGCAGATATAAATGCGGAAGAAGGAACCAATCCTCAAACTAAAGATGGCCGTGGTAATATTTGCCCAGTTACAATTATTATGCCTACACTTGCTATGGAAGCGGCAGAATGGAAAGAAAAAACTGAACTTGCTAATCCAAATATTATAGAGTATTTTATGCTATTACTTGATCAGAAAATCCACGAAGCCAAAGATATGCTACTTGAACGCTTTAATTGGATTTGTTCTCAATCTCCTGCTTCTGCAAAATTTATGTATGAAAATGGAACTATGCTTGGTTATCATCCAGAAGAAGGTATTCGTTCAGCTTTAAAGCATGGAACTATTGTCATCGGACAGCTTGGTTTAGCTGAAACTTTACAAATTTTAATTGGCTGCGATCATACCACCGAAAAAGGAATGGAATTAGCAAAGCAAATTGAACAACTATTTAAAGATAGATGTGCTGAATTTAAGAAAGAGTATAAGTTAAACTTTGGTGTATATTATACTCCCGCAGAGAATCTTTGCTACACCGCTATGAAGAAGTTCCAAAAAAAGTATGGCGAAATTGAAAAGGTTTCCGACCACGAATATTTTACCAATAGTATCCACGTTCCTGTATGGCATAATATTTCTGTATTTGATAAAATTGATATTGAAAGTCAATTGACAGGGTATTCTAGTGCTGGATGTATTACTTATGTTGAACTACCGTCTGGTGTAAAAAATAATCTTGAAGCACTAGAAACGATAGTAAATTATGCGATGGACCACGACATCCCATATTTCGCTGTAAATGTACCCCTTGATACATGTATGGATTGTGGTTATGCTGATGAAATTAATGATACCTGTCCGCAATGCGGAAGTCATAATATTCAGCATTTACGTCGTGTAACGGGCTATTTGACAGGCGATTATAAAACTGCGTTTAACTGGGGCAAGCAGAAAGAAACTGAAGCACGTGTAAAACACGTTCATTAATATGAGTAAAATTGCTGGAATTTATTGGGATGATACCGCGGCCGCACCCGGTATCTCCCTCTCGGTATATTTTTCTGGATGTCACTTCCATTGCCCCGGTTGTCATAATCCAGAAGCACAAGATTTTAATTTTGGAGAAGAATTTACTCCGGAAACAATTCGTGAGATACTAACTAAGTTAAGAAAAAATGGAGTTGAACGTAGACTTTCCATTCTTGGCGGCGAACCGCTATGTCCCGAAAATCGTAAAACAGTATATGATTTAATTAGTATTTGCCGCAAAGTTTATCCACGAATGAAAATATATATTTGGACTGGATATACTATTGAAGAATTATTTAAAGAAGGAGACGAAATTATTAATATGATTTTTAAACACGCAGATTGTATTATTGATGGACGTTTTGAACTAGATAAGCGTGACATTACTCTTCCCCTTCGTGGTTCTTCTAATCAAAGAATTATTTATTTACATGAGCAGGCGTAAGCCTGCTCTTTTCTTTTTACTTGACTTTTTCAAAAAACCATGATATAATTAATTATAAAGTAAAGGAGTGGTCGTGATGTAGATGCTATATGGAATAATAGGAATACTTATAATTATTATAATTGTATTATGTGTAAAACTAGGGCAAAAGATTCCGATTGATAATAAGCAATTAGAAGTTTATAAAAAAGAAATCTCTGAGGCGGAAGGAAAAGTCGAAAAACTTCGATTCCAAAAAGATGAGTTAACAAAAGATATCAAAACACAAACTGATTTAGTCAGTGAATATAATGATAAAATACTAGAAATCCAAAACAAATATAAAAAAGAACTAAATAAAAAAACAACAGATTTAGATTCATATTTTGAAAATCAGAAAACTACACGCCAATCTGAAATGGATACGAACTTTGAAAGGCTATGGCGTGAAAAAGAAGAAAACTTACAAGCAAAATATAATCAATTTGAACGCGAAGAATTAGAAAAAGAACATAAATTTCGTCAAGAAATCCAATCTATTATTGACTCCGCCCGCAAAAGTCAAGAAGATATTTTAGCAGAAACGCAAGCACAACAAGAACGTTTTGAAGGATTATTATTACCTTTAAAACAATATGAAATGGAACAACAGGAACGCCTATTCTATACAATACAAGTCCCTGATGAATATAAAGATGACATCAACTTTTTGATTACCACTGTTTCTCAAAAAGTTCAGCATCCAGATATTATAAATAAATTAGTTTGGGCTGAATATGTGAAGCCCTATATAGATGGTACTTTCAAACGGGTTGGCATAGAAGATAAACCCGGTATTTATAAAATTACTAATTTAGATAGCGGCAAATGCTATATTGGTAAAAGTACTAATGTAAAGAAACGAATCGCTGACCATTTTAAAAGTTCTATTGGTATAAAAACAATTGCTGACCAAGCTGTACATCATGAAATATGGAAAACTGGATTTTGGAACTGGACAATTGAAGTAATTATTTATTGTGAGAAAGAACAATTAAATGAATTAGAAAAGTATTATATAGACTTCTTTAAAAGTCAAGAATTTGGATATAATAAGAATGTTGGTGGTGGCGGATAATGGAAATTATTAAATATGAAGGTAATTTAAAGTATATAGTTATTCTATATAAAGAAAAAGATAAATTATATGTTTTATATGCTCTTACAAATGCGTTATTTATAGATAGCGAAAATGAGGAAGTAGATATAGACGATTGCTTTTCTCGTATTACAAAATTTGTTTTAAATCGTCATGTTACTGTGCATATTCCTCTTATTGAAAGAGAAAATAATAAAGTATTTTCTATCATTCAAGTAGATAATGAAAAAGCATATGATTTGATTAAAACAGTAGTGGAGGATTTACTATGACCGAAAAAATTTTTGCTACTGGTTTAACTACAGAGCATGATAATCTAGAATCAATTGAAGCTGAAACTACAACAGCTATTGAAAACAAATCACAAGAACTACAATTCCATAATCGTGCACAACGCCGTGCATTCGCAAAGAAACTCGGTAAGTCTGGTCGTGCGAAAATGGGAACTATTTCAGAGACAGCTAAAAAGCTTAATTATATAAATCTAATTGAACAACTACGAGAATTAAATGAAAAGAAGGAGAATGAAAATTATGAAGCAACTGAAGACTGAAACTCTAATTTTTAAGGTGGATAGCGAACAGCTGGCAATGGATACTATCGAAAAGTATAAGAATGAGCAATCAACAGAAGGTTATACTCTAACAAAATATAACACCACTTACAAGAGTAAGAAAGATCGCAAGACAGGCGAGATTGTTGATGAATACTGGCTAGTATCAGTAACTAAAGAATACGAGGTAATGTAATATGGCAGATATAAATATGAATGACTTTGCAGACATGATATCTAATGATAAAAACTTACAGCCTTTAATGGAAGCTTTAGAGCAAATTATGTCTATTCCAGAAGAGGCATTAAACGATACTAACATTGAAATTATGTTGGGTATGGTTAATGGTGCTTTTACTGAAAATTTACGTAATGAGTCAATTGATTCCATTGTTGAAGAATTTGAACGACAAGGACTAACTCGTGCACAAGCGAAGGAAGATATTGAAAACTCTAAGCAGGCTATCAGTGATAGTATTGATGAACTACAACCTTCCGCACGCAAGAGACAAATCTTGGATGGTATTTTTTCTGTATTTTACGATGTCTTTGATACAGCTTTAGAAAAGTATCATAACTATAACATTGTACTTCCTATCAAGCTGGACGATGGAGCAACAGTTCCTACTTATGCTCATGATACTGATGCGTGTGCTGACCTTTACGCTGCGGATGATATGGTTCTTCCCGCCCATACTTTTAGTAATATGGTACGTACTGGGGTACACATTGCTCTTCCAGAAGGTTGGATGGCAATGATTTTCCCACGTTCTAGCATTGGTGCTAAGACACAAAATCGTCTATCTAATAGTGTAGGTATTATTGATAGTGAATATCGTGGTCAACTTGGCGTGCTGTATGACAATCTTTCTGATTCTGACTATGCAATCAAAACTGGAGACCGTGTAGCTCAAATGCTTGTTATGCCTTCTTATAAGTTCAAGGCGAATGTCGTTGATATTCTACCCGCGAGCGAACGTGGAGAGGGCGGATTTGGTAGCACGGGAAAGTAAAGCATGGCAATAAATCTCTATTCAGTTCAAAACCACCTCTCGGAAGAGGGGTGGCAACTGATTAGTGATAGTTATAAAAATCTAAATACAGAATTAGAAATGAGGTGTCCAGAAGGTCATACGCAATTTATTAGTTACGGACAATGGAGAAAGCATCCAGTTTGTGAAGAATGTCTTGCTGGCGACCCTTATAAAGTCAAAAAAAATAAAGTGCCAATCAAAAAGATTGACACATATAGAATACTCGCACTTGACGCCGCGACAAAAATCAGTGGCTACTCCATCTATGATGATGGTACTTTGGTAAGTTATGGCACCTACCATGCGGATGAAAGTAAAGAAGCTACTGATAGAATAAATGAAATAAAGCACTGGCTTGAAGCCGCGATAGATGCTTGGGAACCTGATTTCGTCGGAGTGGAAAATATACAACTTCAGTCTTTTGGCAGCAATGGAAAATATCAGGTTGAAATGTATCGTGTGCTTGCTAATTTACAAGGTGTAGTGCTAGATACTTTGTTTGAGAAAGGAATAGAACACGATTTATGCTATTCTAGTGAGTGGAGAAAATATTGCGGCGTAGGCGATGGAAAAGGACGCGAAAATAAAAAGCGTCAAGCACAAGAAAAAGTTGAATTGTGGTACAAACAAAAATGTACACAAGATGAAGCCGATGCTATTTGTATCGGTAAGTATTTTTGTAATTATGTGAAAAATAAAAACTCTAGTTGGGGTGAGGATATATGATTGAACTTACCGTCAAAGAGGTTATGGAAAGTGTAGGTGTTTTGAATGAAATTATGGAACAACCTTTCCATGGTGCTCTGGCTTTCAAGATTTCCCGTATTATCAGGGAATTGAGAAAGGAAGTTGAAAGTTTTAACACGGAAAGAGATAAGATTATTCGAGTATTTAGCGAAAAGGATGAAAATGGAAAACCTGTTTTGCTGGAGAATGGAAATATAAAGATACGTTCTGATTTAGTAAAGGAATGTAATGATGAATTTGAGAAGTTGCTAAGAACTAGTATCGAGATAAATGCGGAGAAGTTGGATTTGGATGAATTGGATGAAATTGAAATTACTCCTAAGAAGATGGAAAGCATTTTGGTATTAGTAGATAATGAAGAATAAAAGAAAACCCCTCTTGCGTAAGCAAGAGGGGTTTCTTTATTTTACGTAGTTTTCCATTTTCTATAACGAACTGTACAATCATGCCAAGAGGTATTGCTATTAGTTTTAAACCATAATACACCATATTCACCAGCACGAGACTTAGTTGGCTTTCGTGATCCTATATGTATCTGGAAACGGTTATTATAATTATTATTACCTCGAACAACTAAAAAAGGAGCATCTAAACATATAAAACTATCTTTAATGTTGCTAGAACGAGAAACTTCTGGTATCCCACCAGTTTCATCTTCTCCTCCTTCTCCGCCTCCGCCATTTTCTTCTGCTATTTCAGGGATGCCTACATCTGCGGTTGGTGTAGAACCACTGTTATATGAACTGATAGTCACGCTACCATTGGTACTTAAAGTTATATTATTACTATTATAAATGGAGCCTGCGACTCCGCCATTATGTAAAACAACTTGAGGACTATAATCATCTGCATCTTTCGCACTTACAATAACAGCAGCTTCTACTTGTCGAGAATCAATAGGATAACGCAGACTTATATAACCAGCTACACTCTGTATTTTACCACTAGAATTCAAAGTAATAGAACTAGGAGTTAAATGAATACCGCTAGATTTACCTAATTCAAAATCATTAGAACCATTTTTTATATATTCATTTGATTCAATAGAGATTTCACCATTGGCATTTACTTGTATATTAGCAGTACGTGCTAAAATTGTTTCTACAGATTCAGTGCCATGATTAGTTGAAGTAATATATCCTAACGCACTCATGCTAATATGTCCATTATCTTGTAAAAGTTGAGTTTTAGAGTTCAATTTATACAATGCTCCACCAGAAGTTGGATTGCTTGCGGTTCCACCATTACCAAATAAATCATATCCTAATTGTTCCAAACTATCACTGAAATCTTCTATATTAGACTCATAATCTTCAAAAAAATCATCAAAATCTAATTCTATATCACTACCATCATCAGGATTTTTAGTGACGATATTCAGACCAGTAGCAGTAATATTACCGGTAATATTCAAATCCCCAGTGTCCGCATCAGCATAGAATACTTCCTCATTATCATAATTTCTCAGCGTCAAACCATTCCAACTAATAGAAACACGCTCAACACGCTCTTCAAGAACCTTATAATCAGTACATTCATTATTCAGTATCATCGCACCTACATCCGCAATCAAAAATAATCCATCTTCATTTAAAGTAACATACTGTGCCGGGTCTACTTCAAAACCTACACCTTCTTCTGTACCATATGCGGCCCAGTCTTGTTTTACTACTTCATAATCTTCTCCCTCTCCGAATAAATCAAAATCACTCTTCCAATTCTTATACGCAAATATACCATTATTATTCATCTGGAAACGTAAATCATCCCCAGCAAATAATCTCAAATTATTTGTATCTAACTGTCCGGCCGCTAAAGCACTAGTATTCAATCCCGCTGGAGTAAGAATAGACTGCCACTTCCAGTTGCCATCTTCATCTTTTTCAGTAGCACTAAATAATCCGCCGCCACGCAAAGCAATTACGCCTTCGCTACTAGTAGCTAAAATACCATTAGACTGGTCTATGGTAAGTTTACCACTATTGAACGCATAATTTACATTTGACTTATCTATTGATGCCTGGACCACAGTAGGCTTTAATTCACCTGTAGAAGTAAATGCCTGCGAAACAATACCAGAAACATAGGAACTCTTTTTCATTTGTTCAGTAGAAGCGATAATTTTGGTAAATAAATCTTCAAACTTAGTCTTATAGTTCTTACTTTCTATACTGTCTTCCCAAGGTCTGTCTAAATCTAAAACAACTTTTGAAATATAGCCCTGAACATTTCTAAACTTCAATTCAGGGTCATTTATATGCACTATGCGGTTTAGCATCTTATACACTGTTTTTATATAGTCTTTCTGAACCAAACCGACATTTAAGTTATAAGAAACTTGTGGTTGAGAACTTTCTTTTAGCACTTCCACCGCATCCAAATAAATCGCAGTATCGGCATTAGAAATAGTAAATAAAACATCTAATGTACCGCCAATATTTCCTGTTGCATGTTTCGCAGCTTCAGTACTATATTTTACGAAACTTTCCGGTTTGATAGTAATGTAGTAGCTATCTGTAGTAGGAATAATGCCGCTATTTCCCAATCCTTCCTTATTTTCCTCAATCTTCGTAAGAATATAATAGTCCTCGTATATCTTTAATTCATTACCATCTAAGTTAAGAGAAAACTGATCAGTACTAGTTTTCATAGATAATGACTTTACCATTACACGAGGATATACTATACGATAATTCTCATTTAATAGAATTGGTTGAACATCTCCAACTAATATATTTTCATTATAAACAATATTACTACCATCCACAGTATGAGTATATCGTGCAATTTTTGCCTCGTGATTCTGAGCCGAATTCACCATACAATCCAGTTCAGTTGAACTTAATTTTTCCATGCCTGTCAAAAGCAAACCAAACCTTACTTTACTACCGTTTTGAACAAAAACAGGAAAACATTCTGAATTGATAGTGAATTTACGCAGATTAGCAATGCTAGGGACTTTATTAGTTGTTTCAAGAGTTCCATGTACAAAATCAAAAAAAGCAAAACTAATATTATCGAGGTCATAAAAAGAACTATCAGTTTTTATAAAATTGTTCATTTTATCTGTCAAATCAACGAAATAATAATACTGTCGTTGCTGGTTCGATCCGACCTCATAATATAATTTTTGTTCATCATCAAATAAACCGCTATCCCAAATAAAATAATCCAAGCCAGTATTACCATCAACAAAAAAATCTTGCCCTCCGTTTGGAGCCCTATTTAGAGTAATAGCACTACTAGAAAAACTATCAGTATGTGTATCACCATAATCAGTATAATCATCCGGTTGCCAATAACCTTCGCGTAGTGCCGGCCCCATCATACGTTGAAAGTTTTCTATTTCTTCTTCTTTTTTAGCAATAAGCTTTTTTTGCTTATCTTCTAAGTTTTTGATTTCAAGCTTAATATCCTCAACCGCGGCTTTCGCTCGCACAAGCTCAGCTTCGTCTTTCACTACCCTTTGTTCCCAAACACGGCGAACATTTTCGTAATAAAGTCTTGGTTGATAGTCGTAAGTTAAATATACGCTATGTCCTCTATTTGGATCATTAGAAGGAAAATAAATTCCTGATATTTTTACTATATTATTAAATTCATCTCTTATAATCCCATTTGGATGAATAGCAATTAAATCGGTTAAATTATAGCCATCATCAGTATTAATATTATATTCTACATTGCGGTAAATTTTAATCGTACCATTTACTATACCTTTTTCAGTAAGATTAATATAAAATTTATCTTTACCTATTTCATCAGATGTTTCCTGATATAAAGTCGCTGGTTTAGGATTAGCATTAGTTACATGTATTACTCCATCTTTATCAACCAAACTATTATACAGCTGATTCGCTTTATCTCGTCTTTCTTTATCAAGCACTACCGCAGTTTCCGCAGTTGCCAACTTTGCTTCTTCTTCTGGTAGCATAACTGCGAGAGCAGTCAAACGTTCTCCAATAGGAATTAGTTCTTGATTCCATTCTCGCATTTTTCTTTCATAAGTAGAAACGTAGTTATATCTTTCATCATCAATTGCTCCAATAGAATACAAATAATCAAAATTTAGTACATAATCTTCTAAACTCTTATTCGCACCCACATCCATAATAGTAATAAGCCCGCTTGCGGAAACATCACTATCTACCGGCCGCACATACATTTTAGTAACAATATCAGTGCCATCCATTTCACGAGAAATAGAAGTTGTATTATATTTATAATTTATGTCAATAGGACCTTTGCCTTCTTCTATAAAGCTATTATAAAACACAATCTTGCGTGCGGTAATCCTATAATTTTCATCATGCTCATAAATATACTTACAATAAATACCAAAAGTTTCCGCTAAATCTTGCGTCAAATTATAAATATTACTTTCTTCTAAATCTACTAAACGCTCTTTTTCTTTATATCCCTCAATATCACCAGGAATAAGACCGTCATTAGTCAATTCCCAAGAAACAACATATTCTTCTTCATATACTTTATCTCTTTCGCGTGCAACATTTATAACTTCTTGGCTATTTTTATCTCGTTTTGCCATTACAGTATAAGCACCCCAATCCATATCAACGACATAATACCAAATCGCAGGAGATACTGGGCTATTATTTGTAGGCCAAGGCTTCAAAAACTTATTTAGCCAATACTGCAATGTAGCATGTGGTTCATTTGGTACAAGTAGGTTTCCACCAACATCAGTAGTTTTATTAAACCACTTTAAATCCTCATCATAGAAATCATCGCTAACAAGAGAGATTTTATATCCTTGTTTACCTAATTCACTAAACGCAAGCCCCTCACACTCTACATCACAATATAATTCATCTTTTTCATGACGTTCCGTAACCTTGGTAATAATATATTCAAAAACTTCTTCATCTTCCGTCCCTTTATTCAAAATCACCTTTATCTTTCGCATATTCACTAAAAGAACTCCATCTCTATAATCATACCAGATGGGGTTCTCTTTTTTTATGCCATCTACATTCAAATACATAGGAATGGTAAAAGAAAACTCTTGGGTTCCATCTACATTTAGTTCTAAACTACCATCCTGTATTTGTCCTTTGAACTCTATATTGGCAGGCTTCAGGACGGTTATAAAATCGTCCTGAAGCGTCCAAACAGAGACTTCATAACTACGAACTTCTTGCTGTGTCATATAGTCTCCTCCTTTTACTCTTAATAATACATATATTTATAGGTAATAAAAATATTAGATAATCCATTTATAGTATTGGTATAAACACGATGACTATAATTTGGATTTTCTTCACTCCAAGGAAGAATATAACCTTCTTCATTTGGATAATTTCTATCTTCTATTTTTAGGTACTCAGAAATTACCATATCTCCTACGCTTTCTTCTACTTCGGTTATCGTTCCCCAGCTTTCAAAATTTGTGCTTGTACTTATTGATGTTCCACGCAAACGATATTGCATAGTCCCGGTTGCTTTACCAGTTTTGCAGTCAAAAGTAAAATCACTAGTAAGCAAAGTTTCTCCGTCTTCATCGCAAAGAAAATACTTCATTTTATTACAAGCAGTAGCTTGATTGCTAGTAGTATAAGTGCTCGCAGCTCCAAAAGAGTCTACAACAGCGATAGCCCATTCGCGTGCGGCCTTATGATTTACACCATCACGTATAAACTTTCGCAAATCTACATTACTTATATTAGAATATGACTTGAAAATCTTAATAGCCTGATTATAACCATTCCACGCACCAGGAAGTGTATAGCAGAATTTCTGTATCTTATCACTTTCTATAAATAATGTGTCATAATTTTCATTATCATTATTTGCTTCAAAATCATTCGCGGGACTATTTATGTAATGAGTTCTTTCATTTATAATGGGTTGAATAGTAAATTTAATAGTGGGATATGTAGGTGCAGTACCAGGATAATATAAATGTAGAACCTTATCATTTGGTAAATCTACTGTTTTACCAGAACGCATCAAAGGCCCAACAAATCCATAGGTTTCATCTTCATTTTGATTTTCAGCATTAGTTTCTGCGTATTCTTCATTAGTACCACTACCGCCGCTGCCATGGCCTGTTCCTTCTGCTTCATCGCTACCTACACGTGTAAAACTGGTTTGTGCGAAAACATCACTACCTAAGAAGCTATCAACTTGAAACATTCCACTAACAGGAATGCCATCTTCTAAAATAACTTTTATCGCATCTTTATCCTCTAATGGAGACGCATCCTCATTATTTGAGTTAGTCCAAATCTCAGCCCAAGTAGTTCCATATTGTTGTTTTTCAGCCAAAGTTTGTGGAACACGACCTAATATGTTTGTTTTAGAATACCAAAAAGGTTCGTCCATAACAAATGTAACACTCATCTCACCCTTATATAAAGAAGTGCTGGTTTCATATTCTTCGCCCGCTATCATGGTTGTTGTTTTTTCTTCAAAAGGTAAAAGATAGATAATAGGTGGAGTTGCTACACGAGCCATAACCGCACGATTAGGATGCTCAGCAAGCACTAATTCACGCATATTTCCAGCAGAAAACCAATGCTTGAAGTCATCTAATTGTTGCTGCGTCATACCATCGGTAGCCAAAGATAGTTCTAATTGATTTGTAGTGAAATGTGTACCCCAATAAAATTGTCCATCTACAACATCATAGGTAGTAGTTAAATCTTCAAATTCAGCAGAACCAGCACGTTGTAATCTGCCATCGGGGAATGTAGCAATTAAACTCCAATCTTCTATCCATCGGCCACCGAAGGAAAAACTGATAAAGGAGCGGTCCATAAAGGACTCACGCTCCCAATCAGTTCTAGTCACATCAGTTGGGGTGATGTGCGTCAAGCTATAAGTTTGACTGCGGGGCTTAAAAGCCCCGCTAAATTGTTCGTTACCGTATAATTCAGTAGGTGTTTTTGGTCTTGGCATACTCCTTTACCTCCTTGATATACCCAAATTGCCAGATTTCTTAGCAATCTTAAGGATTTCATCTGTAATGTTGCTACCAGCACGACGAGCATCATAATCATTAGCGATAACACCAGATTCAATGGTTAGATTTACATTGTCGATAGAAACTGCGTTAGAATTGTTAGTGATAGGTGAAGTTGCGGTGTTGGAAATAGCGTCTTGTAGTGCAGATACGATAGAGACTAGTGAAGTCTTAGAATTACCGAGTAAGTCATTGCGTACAAACTGAGTCTGTGCTGCGTTAAGGAATGCTTCGGGTTTCTTAGGAGTACCATCAACCCAAGCAGGTCCAGTATAGTCAGCGAGACCGCCTTGTTTGTAGAAGAATGCTGCTTGCTTACCATATTTTTGAGCTTGGATTTTTTTCAAAATGCCTTTTCGATCTTTTGAGTTAAACTTAGAAAGATTAATTTCATCTGATTCTACTAAATCTTGACCATTTACACTTTTTATTCTTATTTTAGTTACTTTTTTTACATTACCCTTTTTATCAAAAGTCGCTCTTGCTCCGTCTATTTGTAATTTTGATTTTGCTTTTAAATCTATTGGATTTTCCTTGCCGCCTACACCATGTCCTTTAGGAACTCCTTTTTTTAATGAATAAGTTATTGGCTCTTTATCCGCAAGACTAATATTTGTTTTATCAGCAGAAGTATCAATTGCAGCAGTAGCATCAGCAGCATGAATGTCCTGAGTAGCATCTTCAAAATCATTCGCCAAGAAATACTTAGTTTTTCCATCTACTTTACCTTGTAAATATAAAATATCTTTTCCTTTCTTTTTAATAGTTTTAGTTTTTCCTGTTAAAGTAATAGGAACGTTTTTACCAAAACTTTTACTAGTCTTAACTTTTGATTTTTTAATGGTATAAGAAGTCACACCTTTGGTTGTCATATAAATACCTTTACGACTGCCATCGCTTTGTTCTTCACCAAAAGCGTTTTCTTCTTTTAGAATCTCTGTAGCACTAGCAGTTGCAGTTTTAGCGGCTTCTTCTTTATCCCCACCTATCCATTTACCATCTTCGTCATAATTACCCATCATTTCTCTGACAAATTTTTCTTCTACTTCATCAGCATATTCTGGATAATTTTTATTATAGACGAATGAATTCTTTTGGTATTTGGCATTTTCAACAATTTTATTCCAATCATCTAACGCTGCTTGACCTTGAGCAGTCTTATACAAACCATTACGTTCATTTATTTTTTCTTGATTTATTCTATCATTTTCTGTTCTATTATATTTTTCACTCTCAGAAGCCATTGTATCATCATATGCTTTTTGAGCAGCTCGCTTTGCTTCTTCACGAGTACCACCATCCTCTAATGTGGTACGATAAGCACCTTCAGCCGCGGACATAGCATTATCGCGAGCGGCTTTTAAAGCAGTAGAATCACTAGCCAATTTAGAATATTTACTCTCATCCTGTGAAGTGTCGATACCGGTTTTATCTTCTTTCCATGCCTTATCTTCATCACGTTTCGCCGCGAAAGTATCAAACTTGTCCATGAATTCAGTCGCGGTCTTGTCAATATCAAGAGCAGACTTACTCTTCATTTCAGAGTCCCAAGCTAAAATCTTATCCCAAGCACTTTGAGCACTTTCATTAGCCATTATGTCTCGAACATCTTTCCATAACAAGCCATTCTCTTTTTGATATTCAAGCGTCTCGGTCATGATATCAATTTCTCTTTCTAAGGCTTCAATCTCTTTATCGCTTGCCTCTTGAATAGCATCAATTTGACCTTGACGTTCATCAAAGTAAACGTCTCTTTGTTTACCAGAAATCTGTTCTTGTAGAGAACGAATTTGAGAAGCGGAACCGCCAGAACGCTGTAAGATAGCTAATTGACGTTGTAATTTAGTTAATTCATCCTTGCCCTGATTCTGTTCATATTGCTTACGTTCCTTATCTAAAGCTTCACTTAAACCACTAATATAAGCATCAGACGCATCTTTCAAAGCATCTTTTAATTCAGTTTTTTCATCAATCAATGCTTGTTGACGTGATTCAATAGCCTTTAGTAATTCTTGCTCTATATCTAACTCATTATCTCTCAACTCTTGAAGTATCTCATTCTGCTTAGTCTGATTTTCTTCAATGTTAGTAAGAGTATCATTATAGCTATCATATAGATTATCTAATTCATCACGCCATCCATCTATGTTATTCCAGAAATTCTCCATCATTTTAACATAGATGTCATTTTTCTTATCTTTAGAATTATTCTTCTTAACTGCTAAAGTATTTTGATTAATAGATTTCGCAGCTTTAGTACCATCGTCGTTATATAATAAATCACTTAGATTAAATCCTACACTACGTAAATACTTTAACTGTGCTCTTGCACTCTTAGCATTATTGATTGGTTGACCATTAACATCACGTTCATTCAACTTCTCTAAAATATCTAAGCCACGGCCGCTGCCTGGAGCACCAGAACCTACATACTGTTGTAATCCATTTTCATCGTAAGTGAAAATTTTACCATAATCAGAAGCTTCTAATTCCTTACGCTTGGCATCATACCAACTCTTTTGTAATTCAACTAGTTCTTTCTGATTTCTTACTTCTTTACGTAGAATGGCAAGTTCCTTCTGATAGGTAGCATAAATTTTATCGCCATTTACTACAAAATCAGATTGATACTTACTACGCAATGCTTGCTGATAAGTAATGTCTTTTTCTGCTTTCGCAATCTGACGAGTTAAATTATACCAGCGTTGGATTTCTGCGGTTACAGCTCTATTTTCGCCATTATCATCGGCACCGCCACCGCCTCCACCGCCGCCACCTTTATTGTGTGCGAGGATAGAATTATTACCAACATAGTAGTTGTGATTATTAGATACTTCAAAGTTATAAACTCGAATTGCCATTTCTTCAATATCAATTTCAGAAATAGCGTGTAGAGTTCCATCAGCAAATCGTACTAAATTACCAGTTGCCAAAGCAGAAGCAGGAATCCATTCATTACCAATTAAGAAACGGTGAATACCAGTAACTACAAGTTCTTCATCTTCAATGTGAAGAGTGTAAATATCTTCTTCAACATCGTGAATCATGGTTTGTAGAACTTCACTATATTCATTCTTTCTAGTTTCTTCATTGTAGGAGAGTACAATGTCACCTACTTCAATATCTTCGATATTCTTAAAGCCATTACGTGTAGCAATTGGAGTACCAGCAACGAAACATCCGCCGCCTCCTCCGCCACCTTTTCCGCCTCTACCTGCAAGAGCACCAAGGTCTTTAGCAGAAGCAGTTGCTAAAGATTCCCACATAGCACGTAATTGCTTCAATGCAGATAATGCCGCGGATGCAGAAGCCATAGCTGGACCGGAAGTTCCGCCAGCAAGAGCAACAGCATTCTTTTCAGAAGTTACTGCATCTCCACGAGAAGATGAACCGTGTTTTAGAAGTTCGCGAGTCTGTAAGTGATTAAATACTATGGCGTCAGGAGCCAAATCTACGAATTCAGCACCATTCTGCCCTACAACATAATACTTACCACCAGAAACTACAAGTTCAGGTCCAAGTTCTCCAACAAGTGTTCTGCGGCCGCCAGCTAATGCGGGACCTGTGCCTTTGGAGAGGGCTACGTTGCCTTTAGCTTTAGGAGGAAATTCAAATTTTTCGATTCCTCCGCCAGTACCAGCACCAGTAGCTTTTACATTCACAGTAACATCCATTGAGAAAGACTTACTAGTAGGTATCCTATTCAACGCATCGGCAATTCCCTTTACACGAGAAGCAACATCAGGAATCTGCTTCATAGCAGAAGCTAAATTACTTACCAAAGAACTACGACTTGGAATATCCTTTATAGCACTAGCTAGGCTCTGTACCGCGGCAGCCTTATTAGGTATCTTAGTCGCAGCGGTAGCTAAGTTCTTGACTTTTGTCGCGGCGACTGTCAAAGAAGCACCCATACTAGCGGCAGCAGTTGATAATGCCTTAGCCGAACCTTGGGCTCCGCTAGTATCAACATTTACTGTGGTATTTTGAGTTGTATTGACTGTCTTATTTTCTGTGGTTTCGGTATCAGTATTAGTCGTACCAGATTGTTGTTGTAAAGTAACGGTAAAAGTCTGATTAGCAAATTGCTTTACAGTATCCCAAATACTTTCAACCTGAGACTTAATAACTTCCAGCATTCCAGACAAATCGGAGAAATTACTGAAAGAAGCACGGCTAATTTTTCCTACTCCCTGCTGTACTCCTAGCAAAGAAGAAGAGGTAGTAGAGAAGTCCATTCCTTGAAGTGCGGCTAAACCACTATTAGCAGTCAAATTAGTTGCCCCAACAGTAAGGTTGGAAATATTACCTTGGCCCTCAGAAATATCTTCTGTCAATGTAAGAGTACCGTCATACGTAGCATTGTTTGCACCAGTAATTTCTAGATTATCAATAGTGGAAGTAGCAGTGGGAAGATTAATATCAATTAAACCAGCGGCTGACAAAGTTTGAATGTTAGTTAAGTCAATACTATTAAGTTGCTGTCCAGCATCTAATACTTCTTGTATTTTAGCTTTATATTGTTCTAAAGTAGAAATACCATTTTCCGCACCAGAAACTTGGATTTGTACAGACAAAGAATCAAAATCAGTAACATTTTTTAGTTCAGTAGCCAGAATAGGATCGGCTTCAACTTCTGTAGTTGCACCATCTACTGAAGCAGTTTTTACTTGAATTTGAACAACTTTATTAGCTGCCCAAGTATTTACTGCGGCTTCTGCTCCATCCATATTAGCGGTAGTTGTTAAATCAACATTGGTGTCATTAGGCTCAACATCAACATTATATTTACCTACATTAGTCAAATTGCCATTTGCATCGAAACCAACGCCGTATTGTGCTAAAGTTGCTACCAAGTTAGCAGTACCATTTACAACAACAGTATTAGAGGAACCATTCTCTCCTACAAATGTTATTTGATAAGAAGTCGCGTTTATTTTTGCATCATTAGAAGTTCCTGTTATAGAACCAATTTGACCAACATCAGGATTTTCTTCGCTTAATTTCTTGTTTGTAGCTTCTATTGTTAGTTGCTCTGAATTACCAGTTGTATTACCAACCGAGCCAACATCAACATCGCCACTATGCTCTAATTCTCCATTTTGTCCTTCATTTAAAGTAATGGTTAAAGTACCAGCGGTGCCAGTGCTATCTATTGCCCCACTAATTTTTATAGGATTACCTTCAGCTAAAGTAGCCTCTATACCAGCCGCAGTAAGTTCTAGAGAACCAGCGGTTCCTTTTGCATTTACTGCATCAGTCAAATCAATTACAGTACCATCTGATAATTTAGAAGAAGTTACTGAAGTAATTTCTAATGTTTCAACAGTTGCTTTTGCTGTAGCTAGTGGAATTTCTGGAACATCAGCATTAAGATCTTGTTCCGCAGCTTTGGAAATATTTTCAGTATTAAAATTAATTTTATTAGGCTTAATTGTAATTTCTGGAATTAGAATCTCTTGAGTTTCTCCTTCTGCTCCAGCAAGAGCAGTTGTCAAACCTTCTGCTATTTTTGCACCTATTTGTGCTCCCGCTTCTCCTTCAAAAGCTTTTCCAATTCCGTCCGCAATTTTAGAAACTACTCCTTCTGGATCATAAGATTTTTCAATATTTTCTAAAACTTTATCAGTAGTTAATTCTTCTTCAAATCCAGTGACTTCTATACCGCCTGGTATTTCTGCTGTATATTGGCCTTGTTCGTCCGGTCCTTTTTTTAAAGCTTCTGTAATTGCATTTTCAATTTCAGTTCGACGTGTTTCTTCATCTTTTTGTAAATATTCACCAATTTGTTTTTGAGTACCATTAACTGTATTATCTGTCTGATCAGAGAACTCATATTCAACTTGTGCTGTAATACGCTTTTTGATTTTTACTTCTTCCGCTTCACGCTCAGTTTCTGATAATGCTCCTAATTTATCGGATTGATTTTGTAGTTCTTTTTGATAACGTTCTTCTATCAATCCATCCTTTAATTCCTTAATAGAACCATATTCTTTTCCATTAGGACCTATATATTTTACATTACCATTTTCATCTGCTAGTACGTCTATAGTGGTTTGGCCAATAGTAAGAGTACCGTGTGATTTAATTTCAGTTTTTTTACGTTCTGTTTCATCAGTACTCATTTCAGTTTCTATATTCTCTGCTCCAGCCGCTTTTAGACTTGCTTCTGCAATAGCTTTTTTCGCAGCGGGAGAATCTGCCTTATAGGTCTGGCCATCAACTGTGATATCACCAGTTTCGGGATCAACTTCTATTAAGCCTCTAGCAACCAAAACAGATTTTACTTGAATTTCTGTAGCTTTACCTTGACTATAAGCAGTAAATGCTTCTTCTAATTCCCTTTGTAATTCTTCTTGGTTTCCTGTCAATTCTGGGTGCTCTTTCGCTACTAAAGCTAAAGCATCTGAAACTTCTTCAGATTCCCAATCTATAACATAATGAGTCTTGCCAGAAACAACCACAGAACGCTGTCCTGTTTTTATAACTGTACCATCAGGTAATGTTTGTTCTAATATATCCCAAACACTTTCGGTTACATTTTCTAAGTTATAATCACCATTCCGTGCGGCTTGATAGAAAGAATTAATTACTTTGGCATATTGTTCCTCTGTCATTCCCAAATCTTTCCAAGCATCAGCAGCATTTTCAAGTCCACTACGAGCGGCATAAATCATATCTTTTAATGACGTACCGTTTATACTAAGATGATCTAAGGCTTTAGCTAAATCTTCATTATAATTTTCAGCTTTTGGATCATGAGTTACTTTATATATACTATCAGCCCATTCTGTATAACCCTTAGTGAAATCACCTGCGGCATCTGTTGTACCATTAAAAATCTCACCTAAGTTTAATAATCCATCGCTGTCAACATCAATATCGCCCAGCTTCTCCATCGCAACGACGGTTTCCATCACCTGAATCGCAGCATCCAGCATAGCAATTTGACTCTCTGCCATAGCCTTGATTCCATCTTGGAAATTATCTTGCATGTTATTCGCACCGGTAACAAAATTGACGCCCAAACGACTCAAATCTACCTTAACGCCTTCACCATCTACATTAGTTAGAGCATTAGCACCTTGCTCTATTAGATAAGAAGCCATTTCAGCAGAAGAAGCAAACTTTTGACCATCTACTTCAAGCTGCCCGCTCATAGCGGCAAGATTAGACATTTCATTAACTATGTTGTAGTAATCAGTCAAATCTATAGTACCCGCACTCGCAGCTTCATTCATAGTCTTATAAGCTTTACCTACAGAATCCCAATAATTAGCAGGGCCTTGTAGATAGTCGGGCAATTTGCCATTCATAAAGTTATAAGAGTCGGGATCGCCTGCTTGTTTATTAGCGATTTGATTATATAAGTCTAGTTGATTCTCAAGTTCAGCATTTTGTTGACGTAAACGCTGGGCACGAGCATCACCGGGGTCTTCCGCTTCTAATTTTCTTATCTCATACCAATTTTCACGGATTTGTTTTTGAGTCTCAGCAATGGTAGCCATAGTATCAGACATACTATCAAAGCCGCCACCCAAATCACCAGTAAGTGAATCATACAAATCATCAAAGACTAGTTGAGCTTTTAGACTATCAATCTTTTGTAGTTCTTGATATAACTCAATCGCGGACTGTTTGGTTAATTTCATTCCTTCTGCGGTTTTAGTAAACTCTAAGTTTACATTCATATCAAGACTATCAACCATTTGCTGTAAATTAAAAGCATCAGAATTACTTAGTTTTCCACTAATTCCTTTACTAATAGCGTCAACATAGGATTGTAATACGCTATCTAAAGTGTCAGCTAACTGAGCCATATCAGACTGGAGTAGACCGCCATACTGTTGTGCGTAAGAAGCGATAGTAGAAAGAATGCCAGGTATATTAGCTTCTGAATCTAACTTTAGAATACCATCTTGTAAATGGCCACCCATACTATTGAGTATATCAATAAAATTATCAAAAGCGGGTACATCATAAGCGCCCTTGTTAACTATTTTACCCTCTAAAGCTGTTTCAAGTCGCTCACTCAACTGCGTCAAATTCAGCCAGTCTCCGCCTTTCGCATCTCCAAGAGCATTTACTTCTTCAAGAATGTTATTTTCTGCCTTACGATTCATTTCAATCAAAGAATCATTATAAGTTTTAAAAGCAGAAACATATTCTTCACTATTCGCATCCCAACCCATTAAATCAGCAAAACGAGAGAAGTCAGCAATCCGCATCTTATTGCCACCCATTAGGTCAATAATACCGGATGTTTCTAAATCATTTATCATCGTTTCAGTTAACTGAATACCAGCATCAGCTAGTATCTCACCAAAACGAGTGAAAGTCATTCCAGTAGCATCGCCTAATGCGTCTATAGCGGCTTGTTCTCCGTCACGATTTTCTAAGGCTAAAGCTGCAACCTTATTCAAATCGGCTAGAGTTGCTTCACCGGTGGCTTCTAGTCTAGTCAATAAGTTGTTATAAGCCTCATATAAATTAGCAGCTGTCTCTACAACGTACTGTCCACTTTCGCCCAATTCATTTACTTTACCGCCGCTAAGAGCTATTATTTCAGCCGTAGCAGAATCAATGATTTCACCAGGTTTAGCTATAACAGTATCAATAGCATTAACAAAATTAGCAACCTCATTACGATATGCAGCCTCTATATCACTGTCAGAAAGAGTTGTTCCTTGTGCTTTGGCAATTTCTTCCGCAGCTTTAACTGCATTTTCTCCACCATCTTTCAAAGCGGAAATTATATTATCAGCATTTAAACCCTCAGTTTCTCCCAAAGCAAATAATACAGCATTATAATCTTCAATAGCTTTTTGTAATTCATCTATCTTTAATGCACGAGCAGGGTCACCGTTTGCCATACCTAAGAAGCCAGTTATATCAATAGCTTCGGCAAATTGCCGCTTAGTATCATTAATTAGTTGCTCCGCAGCCCAGCGCTCATCACCAGACAAAGAGTTTAATTGCTGACTTAACGATTGAACCGACGCAATTAACCCAGTAGTGCTATAAACAAATCCATGTACCGTCTCATCATATTCAAATAATGCTGATATATCAAAACTAGTGCCTAATTGCTCATTAACACTGGATACACGTTTACGCATATCTTCTATACTAGTAGTGCCTTTGCCTTGTAGAGAACTTAAACCAGTTAAAGAAGAAATAATACCATCAATTTCATTAGCTATCATTTGTTTTAATTCTTCAGTAACTTTTATTTTGCCAGTTTGAATTAATCTATCCAATTCAGCAAGATTCATTTTATAAGTGCCGTCATCTTCTTTTTTAATTAGATTACTTATAAAATCATAAGAAGTTCCAAAAATCTCTGCTAATGTAGCTACATTTTCTTCAGTTAACTTATCACGTTTACTTACTATATCAACAAACCTAGCAGTATTATCAATTTTAGCATTAGCAGATTCTAGTTTTCCACGTAATTCAAGATACTGTTTACTAGTTTTATCCAAAGCACTATTATTTAATATGTTTAACATATTTTCATAACTACTTGATAATTCACCAGTAACCGTATTTACATCGAAATCTTCTAAAGATACTCCATCAATAGAACGAGCTAATTTCTGTCCAGCTTCATAACTAAAATTATCAAAAGAATCAATAACATCTTTTAGAGCATCATAAGCATTATTTTCATAATCTTTTGCTCGTGCTTGGGCAATTAAAGCGTCTATTTCTGTAGCATTTTTGCCAGTCAAATTAGCATAATTTCGTACAAAATCTTCATATGAATCTTGCCAGTCTTTAATTGCGGCAGACATTTCATTAAATGTTGAAGATTCAATACCAGTATTAGCATAATCTGTAATATTAAAATTATCTATGCCCTTGGATAATAGATCAGATAGGAGAGTGTCAACTCCACCGCGAGCTTTTTCAACCGCGACTTTTAGTTCGGGTTGATTCGCGGCGTCATATCTTTCTGTGCCAGATAGATATTTGTTAAAGGCTTCTGTGTCGAAAGTTTCTAAAGCTGGTATGCCAGTAATTCGTGCTTGTTTTCTAGATTTTTGATTAGGCTTTTTCATGAATTGGCCATTTAACAAAGAAGAATAATCACCTTTATTCCAATTTTCTTGCTGAAATATCATAGCTTGGATTTGTTCTACGGCCATACCATAATCTTCTAGACCATTAAATATATTTTCAAATAATAATTCAATAGTTTTTTGGCCAGCTTCTGTTAATTGATTCGCTTCATTTATAAGCACTTGACCATTAGAATCTAAATATTTTTTGGTGGTTTCATCATAATTAAATCCATTCGCACTAAGGAACTCTCTCATTTCTTCAGATAATACTTCCTCAACGTCAGGAATTGAAACTTGATTATTAGAATCTAATAATCCTGCACTTTGTGCCTTCTTTAGATTTTCTTGTACTTTTTCCGCAGCTTCATTTATATGTTCTCCGTATTTTTGCTGTATTTCGTTAAATGCCTGTTCAGAAAGAATTAATTTATCACCGTTAGATATAATATCTGAGCCAATATCTAAATCTACTCCCCAACCTTTAGCTTTATTTACTAACTCATTAGCTTCTTTCATCGTCATTCCAGAAGTAGCCTTAGAAAGTATTTTAGTATCATCTTCAGCTTTTTCTAATAGTGAGTCAAGTTCTGATTGAATAGAAAGAGCAACATTATCTACTATTCTTTGCTTACGAGCTTCTAGCTGTTTTACTGTAGATTTAATAACGCTTTGATCTGCTCCTGAAGATTCTATTGATGAAATAGCTTCTTCAATACCTTCTGTAGTATTTAAATTGGATTGATTTAAAATGTTTATTATAGAATTACGATCAAAAGCACTTATATTATCTTGATATAAAGCATTTATTAAATTAGAAGTATTATTACTTAGCTCCCCTGCGGCCTGGACAAAACCTTGTTTTTCTAATTCATCAATTTGCTTTACCTGTGCTGAAATAAAATCTAAAGCATTAGAAGATAAATCCCTTTTTTCCAATGAAGTTTTTAATTTTCCTAATGCTGTAGGTAAAGTTTCATCAATTTTTTCACCAGACGTTGTATCATAAATTGGCTCACTATAAGTATTAAAGATGTTATTTAATCTTTCTATAGAATCTTCTGTAGAAGTATATAAATTATCTATTGCTTCATTTATTGCTTTATTTGATTCGTCCAAATTTAATTCTTTTTTAACATCGTTTGCTGTAAAAGCGGAAGTATCATTTCCTATTTTTTCTAATATATCTTTTTGTTCTTTATTTAAATCATTATAGCCTTTATAATACTCATTTAAAGCATTTTTAAAATCATCTGTTTCTTTAAATTGTTCCCAAGTTTTATTATTATTTTTATCCTGTCCCCAAATAGAAGATAATTGTCGAGTAAGTAATAAAGCCCCTTGAGTATTTTCATTTAAAAACTTCCAATTTTCTTCTAAAGATTTATCAAGTAATAAATAAGAAGAAACAACTGAATTACGTAGCCCAGCATTTTCACCTGATAAATTAGCTAATTCAACATTCAATTTATTTAATTGAGAGACATCAAAATTCTTATTAATTAATTCTTTAGTTTCTTCAGATAACGAATTATATGCTTCTAAAAATTCATTTAATTTTTGTTGTCCAAATTCAGAATTAAAATCATAATTATCTAAATGATTAATGAAATCTTTTACTATCGCTTGTGAAGTTTCAAGGCTTTGTTCAGTAGAAAAATCAGATGATAAAAGTAAATTGGCAAGTTCATTTAGCCCTTGTAATGAATCAGGAATCTTTTTTCCTGCTTCATTATAAGCTTGAATTGACTTGTTAATTTCAGTAGAAAAAGAAGATATGTCTTTTATTTGGTCTAAATCTATTTTAGCCCCAGATCTTTCTACTATATCACGTAAATAATCCGCGGATGTATCTTGATTTAAAATACCTTCTAAATATTGTCCTACTTCATCAAAATTTAAAAATCCGCCCATAGCATTTCTTAACATGCCATACGCTCGATCTGCTAGACGTGTACTATTAGCAGTATCATCAAAAGAAAAACTATTATCAGTAATTTCGCCAGAACGATTATTAAGATTTTTAATTTCATTTGCAGTTGTCAACATTTTTTGTTGATTTGCTTTTTGTTCACCTACAGCAGCATCATATGTAGCTTGTAGCGTTTTTTGACGTGCAGCCGCTAACATTTCCTCAGCATTTGCAGTTTCTATAATTATATTACCGCTACTATCAAAACCGCTAATTAATTGGGGAAAAGAATCTGCTAAATCATCAACTGCTTTTTGATATTCTTCAGCTGCTTCAGCACTTTCATACCTTTTTTCTTTTAATTCATTTACTTTATCTATACCAGTTTGTAAAGTTTTTTCATCTGCTTTAACTTGCTTTGCTGTATTAGAAAGTTCTTCCGCTTCTTTATTCAAACGCTCTAATTTTTCTTGAGGCGTCTCAATTGCCGTGGCAATTCCATTTATAGCTGTAATAGCTGCCATAGCTACTGTTACCCAAGGGAATGGGCCTTTAGTTTCCATAGCTTTCATTACAGAAGATATACCTTTTATAGCTCCGCTTACAAACATTAAAGATCCTGCGAATATTCTACTAGAATCTGTAGATTTATCCATAACATTAGCTACAATATTAAGAGCAGAACTAAAATCTAATAAACTATCATAAATCTTTTGGTTTTTAATTTGAGTTAAAGAACCAGCAAACTCTTTATTTGCTATAGCTAATTCTTTAATTTTTTCTAATGCTTTTTCTGGTCCCTCATTAGCTAATTCTCTTAAAGATTTAGCTTCCTCATCTGTTATCGCTTTTAAATCTTGTAATCTAGTAATAGCATTTGATATTACTTGAGGATTTATAATTTCACCATTAGAATCTCTCTTAAAAACAATGGTTTTTGATATATCAGAAAGATCATTTAAACGCTGTTTTGTAACTTCAATTTCTCTATTTATTTCAGAAAAAGAAGAAGAAGTACTTAGACCTTGCCGTAATCCTTCATTAAAATCGTTACCAGCTTTTTGCCCTTTTCCTCTTAAATCCAAACTCTCTACATGTCCATCTAAATGACTCTTAAACTGCGTAGCAATAGCAGATAAACCATTTAATGCTACTGTTTTAATCAAAGAAATAGCATCAGCAATAACAGTCGCAGCACCAATAGGAATCTTTCCAAATAACTTCGGTAAACCATTTAATGTATTAATAAAATTAGTAGTACCATCTAAGAGTCCTTTCCATAAATCTTCAGCGCCCAAAGTAGTATAAAACTGCTGATACGCAACTTGTACCTGATTCAACTTAGACTCAATAGAATCCAAAGCCTTCAAAGCTTGTAAAGTACCAACATCTTCACTATCATTCGCAACTTCTAGGTTTTCACGCAATAAATCACCGTTACTTACCAAAGCTAAGAAACGAGACTGCTGTCTATTACCAGCAAACTGTGTAGCAACATATCTCTGCTGTACTGAACTTAATTGATCCCATACGTCAGATAATTCAAGAATAACATCAGTAAAGTCTCTAAACTGTCCTTCAGTATCCTTCATAGAAATACCAACAGACTGTAATGCAGAATCTACTTTATTGAAAGCCATAACCTCGCCTTCAGCATCTACTAAAGTCAGAGGATCTTTGGTTAATTCACCATAACGGCTCGCAATTGACTTCATAGCAGAACCAATATTATTCGCAGATTCACGAGTAACAGCTACCATAGTAGCGATCATCGCAGAAGTTTCTTCAAATGTAGAACCTACAGATTCCATAGAAGAAGCTGTCCTTGTCATAGCTTCTGCCAATTCTTGCTGACTTACAGCTGTATTCGCGGCTAAATTAGAATAAACATCTACAACCGTAGAAGCCTCAGACATTTCCATTTTAAAACCACGAATGGCGGTTGTCATATAGTCAGTAGTTGTAGCATAATCTAATCCAGAAATCTTAGATAACTTTAATGTTTCATTTGTTAAATTTAAAACATCATTAGTTTCCAAACCTTGCTGATAGTAAATACGAGAAACTTCATAAGCACCTTTAATGGTAACACCATAATTCTGTGCCATAGCACTATAGGCATCTACTTGCTTCCATAAATCAGCAGTAGTCATATCAGTAACTATAGCAATACCATTCATTACACTATCAAGTTCTTTGATATGATTCATCGCATCTCGTATAGCGGTTTTAGTTAAATTTAAAATCTGATTAAATCCCATAAAATTAGTAATAGCCATTTTTATGGAATTAAATGTTTGCTGTTGCTGCTGTAAACGCATAAAAGCAGCACTAGCTTGATCTAGTTGATTAGCAAATCCTTGTAATTGTCCTTGCATAGCACTTATGCTACCAACAAAAGCACTATTTGCACTTACATTCTGAACTGCTTCTCCACGTAATATTGCCAATGCTTGTGCAACACGCTCAATTTCTGCGTTATAATCTGACATTCCTTGACTTAAAGGAGTGCCATTAGCTTTCGCAGCATTCATTTTATTATATAGATCTTCTACAGCTTTTTGTAAATTTTCATATTCCGCTACTTTTTGTTTAGCACCAGTTAAGTCTGAGCTATTCTTTTTAAAAGATTCATCTAAATTTTTAAAAATATCATTAAAATTGCCCTTTTTAAACGCTTCATTAATTTTACCAAAACTTAGTTTTTGTAATGTAGCTATATCAGCATCGCTTACTTCAAATTGTTCTTTTAATATTCGTAAAAATTCTTGTTTTCCACCTGACTTAAATCCAGTACCAGCTTTATTAAGCATTTCTCCCCAATCTTGTTGAGTAATGCCATTACTTAATAAATTTTTAGCTTTTCCAGTTGCTGTAGCTTGCTCAGTAACTGTATTATTTAATTCATCAAATTTAGCTTTAGCGTTTATTAAGTCTCCTTCAACTTTTTTAGTACCATTAGCAACAATAGCATCTATTTCATCAAAAGTTTTTCTTATACCATTTTTATCAAGTCTCTCTAAAGTAAGTACTGACGCTGAATCTGCGAAAATACCTTGCTTAGTTTTTTCTTTAATACTATCTAATCTTTGCTCTGCTGTTACTATAGCTTGTTCTAAATCATTAAATGCTTTAGTCTGATTAGAATCAAGTTTAATATCAGAAAACTTTAAATTACCCATAGCTATTTGGGCTTTCATTAAAGTTTCTTCCATTTTCTCTATAGAACGTTCAGCTTGATCAAATTGTTTTCCAGAAGTAAATCCTTTAGAAGTTTGAACTTGAAATTTCTCCATTTCACGAGTCATTTCATTTATTATTTTAGATAAACCTTTAAATCCAGAACTATCTGGTTCTAAATGACTCAAAACTTTTTGCAATTCTGCTAAAGATGATTGCATAACATTTAATTTTACGCCAACATCTACAGTAATTTGCGCCATCTCTTCTCACTCTCCTTTTGCCACCAAAATAAAAAAGAGCCACTCCCTATACACTTAGGAAGTGGCTCATATATCAGCATCAATGTCTTGATTGAGACGCGTTATTTTCACTATTAAATTTTTGCTATCATCCGTTTGCTCGGGCAAACCAATGATATTAAAAACAGACGTAGTTGGATCAGCCCTTTCTCCCAAGCGTAAGTTAATATCACTCACGACTCTTACTTTTGGCATATAAATTAAATTTGTATAATTTAAGCCTTCTTTTTCATCCTTAGAGTAAAACTTACCCTCAAGAGTGAATAATCCATTAAAGCGTTCTTTTTGAATCAAATAAATTAACGCTTCATCCTTATACTCATAATAATAATCAATTATGTATTGTTTTGTCGGGTCTGCCGCCGTTTTTAATTCTTTATCCTCATAAACCTCAATGAAAGGAAAACCGCTTTTGGTTTTTAACTTACCATAAACCTTCTTTTGCGCGACATCGCGCTCATATTCATAAATAAAAACTTTTTTCTTTGTATATGGAGTTTGTTGAATATAAAATCCATTTTCTGAATCTAAATCAAATGGCCCTTCTCGTTTCTGTACTAATATAGATTCATTCGGTAGCACCTCTGCCATAGAGGAACTTAAAAGAATAGCCATACTAATAGAAGACATAACGCCTTCGGAAAGGGAGAACTGGACTTCTGAACTATCCTCCCAAATAACACGAGGCATATTGGACCAACCGCCTCGCGCCATGACCGGAGTACGTCGTTCAGTTAACATTGAAATATTTACATTTTCAAAATAAAGTACCGGTTCTCCTTCTTCCAAGCGTCGGGAACCAAATGTCATAGGAACTTTTGCTTTTAGCACAACTTCATATAATTCTTTTACACCAAAATATTGGTCAATCATTTGATTCACCACCTAAAATAAAACTGGGGCTTTCGCCCCAGTTTTATTTAATTATCTATTAGAGAGAAGAAGTTAGAGAGCCCTGATCGTCACCAGTAGAAGTAGCATCAGCAGCAGCACCGCCGTAACGGATTAGCTTCATCATTTCCTTCTCGCCGCGCTCGTTGTCAGAACGTAGAACGTTTAGGGTCATCTCGAAAGTAGAAGGATCGCCTTCAGCCTCTAGAGTGATAGTAACATCAGATAGTACCTTAGCCTTACCAATTACAAACTGGAAAGCTTCGTCCTTACCAGTAGCCTGAGAACGCATGAAGGTATCGCCAACTACACGATAAGTGCCTGGGAAAGTATCAGGAGAAATAGTTACTTCAACAGCAGCGTCGCTGTTAGCAGCGCCAGTAACTTCCTCTTCCCAGAAAATACGAATGTGGTCACCCTGAGCCGGAGCGGTCTCAGTAGCAACGCCCATAGCGTCGTTCTTGAACTTTAGAACCATATCAGCAGTCATGGTGACAGCCTGACTATTTTCTTCATCATAACTTACCTGAGTACGAACACCAGCTACAGTAGAACCAGTGCCGCCGCCATAGTTGATAAAGCGGATTGGGTGATTCTTAGTGGCTTTAGGAGTTAGAGTAGAACCAGTAATGTGATCCTTTGGTAGGGGTAGCTTACCATCAACACCAGCAATAACTTCCTCAGTACGACGTACAATTACAGTTTCAGTAGCAGCTGGCTTATGGATAGCACCGCCTAGCATGAAACGTAGAGACTCAAGAGAAATTAGAGCGTCTTCTAGAGTTAGGGTAATTTCCTTACCATAGTCCCAAGTGATTAGCTTAGGATTGCCCCAACCACCAGTAGCGTCGGTAGATTCAGCAGTAGTCTCGATAGTAGAAACCTTTAGGGTATCTAGGAATAGAACGATGTCACCCTTATAAACATTAGACTTAGGGTCATCTTCTAGAGCCTCAAAATAAACATTGGCAACTTCCTTAATACCATACTTATCAAAAATATTAACAGCCATGTGAGTTACCTCCTATAAAATCATGATTTTTCAGAGCTCGCAATGGAACGCATCCAGTGCTTTAGTTGTGATTTTTTCAATTTAGCACCAGCCAGAGCGGCTTGATTGTTTATATTAAACTGATCACGCCACCCCATTCTTTTTAGCTGGTCGTGAAAAGCGTAATATGTAATGTTCCAAATATTTTCCATATTTAGACCGCAATTATTTATTGTAATACTACCGGTCAAATCGGAGAAGTTCAAATCTGATTTTTCCTTTTGTGCTTGTTTGGCTTTTGCCCTACGCACTTTTTCACGATTCGCACGCATTTGTTCTTTTAATTTTCTTACAGTTGGAGGGTCATCAGCATTTATGATTATTTCTTCCCCCTCTTGCTCTATAAAGCACATGCGTTTGATAATTCGCTGAAAATCATAAAACTTCTCTTCTGATAATAAGTGTTTTTCTTCAATAGGCCCTACTATGATTTGTGCTGGCTCCAAAGAAATAGTAATATTTTCATGAGTAAAAAAGAGAAAAGCTTCTTTTAATGTTTGATTTACTTCTGGATCAATCGCTGAAATCATTAGCAAATATTGAAAATCAGTAAGCTCTTCTAAAAGCTCTTTTAATTCTGTGTCCTCATTACTAACACTAGTAGGTTTTTCCGCTAACATAATACTTACATATTTTTGAAATATAGAATAACCTAAATCTATTACTTCACCCATTTTTGGTGGATATATAGCACATATGTCATCAAGTAAAATAGCACTGCCTCGTTGAAATTTAAGTATCTCGTCATCAGTTAAATTCATTTATTTTATACCTCATTGAATATCCTCCAAGCCAAGGAGATAAAGTTAAATTATCAGCTCTATAGAATTGTAAATTACCTATACCAGCTAATTTACCTCCATTGAACATTTTATCTATCTCTTCCATAATTAAGTATGGCCGCAAGGAAGTCTCATTCAAAATCCATTCATCATAAGGACAAGCTATATCAAAACGAATGGTTGATACTTTAAAATCAGGATTTAATTGATTTACAGTAAAATCATCAAATACTGAAACTATATATGACATTTTTTCCGTGCTATCATCAAATACTTTTGGAACAATTAAAATTTGTTTGTGTATTAAATCAAGTCCATCCACATCGGGTTGTTCTTTGTTTGTTATTGGATCAACTTTTTCAAAAGGATCTTTTGTAGGATATTTTAATAAACGGCAAATACGCTGATTTTGCATTAGCTTATTTGCTATTTTAAAAGTATTATTACCCATTACAGAAAAGCGTCTTTGTGTTTTATTTAAATCCATTCAAATCACCTACCATAATGGAATAATTCTTATAGCTTTACTATATTCTTGCCCTTTATAAGTAGCAGTCAATATAAAAGTTCCTAACTTATTTTTAGCATTACCATGAATAACACACTTATTATCATTTTGAGATACAATAGTAGCAAAAGTTAAATCGTTTAATATATATACTACTTCTTCATTTATATCAGAAGTTCCTACTAACCTATATGTTGCTTCACGATCAAGACGAATAGTGTCTGGTCCTTCTATATAAGCAGAAAATTCTTGTTGTTCTTCATTTTCTCCAACAACAACCACAATAGAATTTACTATATCTGGAAATAATTTTAATTGAGCGGTAAGAGTGACTTCTCCCTTTCCTACAGCAATTAATTCTCCATCTATATTACGTACTATCTTTTTATCTCCACTTATCCATTCTATTTCTTCATTACAAGTTTGGCCATTTTTAGTCAAAGTGAAAGTAGGTTTAATATGATCTCCCAAATGAAAAATTTGAGTTAATGGAGGTATTAATAATTGATATTTAGCTAACTTATCCATATCGGCTATATTTTCCTCCACATCATCATAAATCTTATTAATTTTACCTTCAGTCAAAGATAAATAAATAACTCCAGGCACACTAGTATGATCGTATTCAACTACTGTCCAAGATTCTTCTTCTACAATAAAGTTAGTAGCTCTATCAATAGGATAACGCGGCATAAGTAATTCAGCATATTTATTTGGTTGTGGAGTTATTAATGAATTCCACGTTCTAAAATTAGCTTTTATTTTACTATCTAATGAACTTACAAAATATGCCCAAGATTGTTGTAAATGACCTTCCGCATCTATCCACTTCATTAAATAATTACATCTTACTATCCAAAAAGTTCTAAACGTTCCATTAACCTTTTTTTCTTCTTGAATAATAATCCATTTTTCAATAGTGCCATCATCTAATGTCCAATTTAAAATATCGCCAACTACAATTTTTACATTATTAGCGACTTCAAGGAACATTATTTTCTCATATTCTTTATCTTTACTGGTAAGTATAATACCATCAAAATATAAACCACGCTCAACCGATAAATTTCTAATTGTATGCGGCGATTCAGCCAACCATTTTTCAAAAGAACGAATACCACCATTGCGTATACGCTCAGCAGTTGTTTCGCCTAAATGATTGATGCGAGAAAAGTATACATCTAAATAATTCATTCATTATCTCGCAATTCTAACTCTCCTATCAAATTCATACATTCAAAAATAGTTTTTCTAAAGTATTCATAAGATAGGTGATGTAATGAATTGAGTTTTCCAAGTAAGGGCCAAAAATTAATACAAAAAGGCCCCAATCCTTCAAGCTCAATAATAATTGAATCTAAAAACTTTTCCCATTCACCATTTTTTTCTTTTTCACAAAGCACACCATAAAGACGACCCTTTAATTTATTCTTATAGCCGTCAAAAGTAACATCATAAGGCATTTTTCTTACCCGCCAATTTTTTAAATAAAACTGCTGGGCGTTTTGCACGCGAACGGTCATAAATACCTTCCGCACGCCGCACATCATTAGCAATGGCGGCCTCCAGCTTATTTAATTTATCTAAATGATTTGCTTGTGAAAAATCTTTATCGGCATAAAGCTGTCGTATGTTCTCCCAACTAGCAATACAACGTTTTACCCACTCATGCTTCATATATAAAGCAAGTAATTGAATCTCATCATTAGTTAAATCTTCAACAAATTGATAGTGCTTTAATTTATGTGTACTATCATCGTCGCTATCATCAAATTCAATTTCTTCTTTATCCAAACTAACTCGCGGATATTTGAACCTAAAAATTGCGATGTTAAGGAGTTCTTGCCAATCCCGCTCTACAATGGCGAGTTCTTCCTCAAGAGTCCATTCATCCGCGGTTATTCGTGCTAGAAAGGCATCATACACCTTGAGAAAGGGCGTTGCCATAGATTACTTCTCTTCGGCCTGATGTTTTACAGAAATAGCCTGAATTACATCAATGCCACAATAAGTTTTGATTAGAGCGGTAAAAGCATTATCAGTAATATTATTATCTACTACATACTGTACAATAGTATCTTTTGCAGCGGAAGGCGCAATTTTAATATATTTAGCAAAAGCTGTAATATCTCTATTATCAATAATCTTGATAATTTCGTCTTTATCCATGACGTTGGTAGGAGTTTCAATAACAGCACGCTCTTCTTGTACACCATCAATCTTGATATAACCGCCGCGAATCATATTCTGAATACCTGGCTCATACATTAAATCTTCATACTCGCTAGGAGTCAAAGTAATAATGCGTCCGGGCGCAAGACTACGCGAATGCATAGTACCGTTTGTAGAACCAACAACAACAGTAGCAGAACTAATATTCTTTAAAGTAATTTTTGCCATAATAATTTCCTCCTTTAACTCAAAAACAAAATGGGGCGGGCGAGATTCTCACCCACCCCATTGAAGTGATTTTATATATATTGATTAGCCGTTTGGATGTGCGGCAGTATAAGCACTGGCAATAGCAGAATCTAGATTATCATTATAATCCTTCCAACCATCGGCCTCAATACCAGCATTGTAATAGATGCCCCAATAATTAGGAGTACCAATCATGCCAATACCAACCTTTAGATAGCCTTGTAGAACGATAGAATTATCGCCCTCATGGTCATCCCACTCACGGAAATAAGGAGAGCCCTCAAAGCCTAGCTTGATTAGCTTTTCCTTGCCAGCAGGAATTACATAAGCGAAAGAAGGATTCATAACTAACTTCTCATTCTTCTCATCAGTATAAGACTGTGGCATTACAACAACTGGGAAGCCACGGAAACGGCCAATATAGCCACGCTCGCGCACTTCAATCATATCCTGATCAGAAATCTTGGTAGTATTGTTATAAACAATAGCATTTACCATTTCAGCTGCAAACTCAGGAGTGCAGTAGATTACTGGAGAACCATAAGCAGCAACAACGTTGCAAAGCTTTACCATAGCGGCTGGATCAAAACTAGAAGCAATGACCTTATTCTTGGCTGGACGACCAGCTAGATTCCAAGAACTTAGTAGGGTCTCCTGAACCATTTCAAAGATGCGGTCAACAATACCTTGCTGAATAATATCATAAATATCAGTCATGTTCTCAACGCCATCAAGATAACGCTCGAAATCAACATAACCGGCTCCGCCAATAGCCTGTGGATATACGTCAAAACGATCACGGTCTAGACGGAAGGTCTCATAGTTACCAGACTCGGTGGCACGAGTAACAAACTGACGACCACGCTGCTTGCCACGAGTTACACGGAACTCTAGGCGAGAACCCTGTGGTACACGAATAACTTCGCAGAACATATCTAGTGCGTTCTGGATATTCTGTGGTAGAACCTCTTCTAGGTTCTGCTCTAATAGCTCAAATAGCTCAATCTTATTGCGACGATACTTGGCACGACTAAAACGACCCTTGTCATCGCATAGTAACTTGACTAGCTCATCATGTAGAGCAGCCTCATAGTCATAATTCTCGGCAGCGAACTCGGCTGGAACCTTGCGGCCGAAAACACCATTCATTAGAATCTGTAGATTATTCATAGTTCGCACCTCCTATTATAGACTAATAATCTGATACTTAACGCCGGGCTCGCCGTTAGGTACAGTATAGAACTTAACAACCTTAGCATAAATGCCAGAATTTGGCTTGGTAGCAGTAATCTTAGGAACAGCAGAACCAGCAACGGGAACTACATATAGAGGAGTAGTGTCGATAGCTTTTAGAGCATCAAATAGAACTTCTTCAGAAGTCTTTTCACTACCAGTAGTAGTTACAGCTTTGAATTCGCTATCATCGTACTGTAAACAGTTTGTAGTTACAGTATCACCAATACCAAATAAACCAACACGAGGATAGTCGCCAGCAATCTTGCGACCAAAGGTCTGTAGACCATAATGGAAAATATCATATTCCTTTTCAGTAGTATAAACAATACCAATAGGCTTATCAGTAGCAGCAGCTGGAGAAGCAATAACGCCCGCGGCCTTATCTGCAACAACCCACATACCATTCTCACAAGGAGCGTTTAGAGTGAATTCTGCACCTAGTGGGGTCTGTGAAACTACCATACCAGTCTTTGGGAAAGCTACCTGGTTTAGCTCTAGAGTAGCATATAGCTTCTCGCCTGGGCGATACTTGCTAGAATAGCTATTGGCACTTGTTAGTGGAAATCTCTTCATAGCCATAATTGTTTCCCTCCTTAGTTTTTACGATACTTTTTCATAAATTGAGCGAATTGATCTTCTTCAGGATCTGGTAGTGGCACTTTCATTTCTTTTTCTTCACTGCCAGCGATCTTTGAATTAGCAAAAGTGATTGCTAATTTAGATTCCAATTCATCATAAGAAAAGTCATTAGCCGCTTCTTTAATTGGACTAATTTCTTCTTCACTCATTATTTTTTCATATTTTTCTACCAAATCATTCTTACGAGCATTTTCAGCTTCTACTGCTTGATTCTCATAAGTCTGTAGAGTAGTTTGTAATTGTTCGTTTTGCGCGCGTAAAGTTTCAAGTTCAGTATTTGCGCTGGTTTGGAACGCTTCAAGTTCGTTGATACGAGTTTGGGCGTTCTCATAGTTTGATTGTAATTCGTTGTAGGAGTTTTGTAAGTCGTTGAATTGCTGTTGGAGAGCTTCAAATTCAGAAGGTTCTTCATTTTCGGGTTCTTCAACAACTTCTTCCTCATTTTCAGTAGATTCTGTTGTTTCCTCAGTTGTAACTTCTGTTTCAACAACTTCCTCAGCCTGAAATGAATCAGGAGTTTCTTCTACTTGAGGATTTTCAACCTGATCTACAACTTCTTGATTTTCAAACTCATTCATTGGTTGTTCTCCTCCTTCATTATTTTTTTCTGCCTCTTCAACTTGTGTTTTGAGGTCAAACAGAAGTGAAGAGAACTTCTCATATTGAGAATTATAAGTATCATCATTCTTTGAGAAGAATGAGGACACGGAAAAACAAGGTTCATGTTCGCCAATAATACAAAAACCTAACATACTAGCTTTAGTATAAACAAAGTATTCAATTCCGTCAATACGGGTCCAAGCCCCATCAATTGAATTAGGATCTAATTCCATACTTTGATTTTGCCCAAAAACTTTATTAGCTTCTTCAAAATAATTGGTGAATAAAATAATTGAAAATACAGCGTAGTCTCGAATAACACCATCTGTGTCTTCAAAAGGTTCCCATCCTAAAAAACTTTCTACATAACCATAGGCATTTGCCAAAGTTGGGCCACTATGAGAAGCCCAACTTTGTGTTTCCGGGTCAAAAAAACCAACTACTGGTGTAGTTCCTTGTGTAGCAGAATTGATAAGTTGTTCCGCTACTTTTTCAGTAATGTAAGAGCCATTGCGGTTTCCATACTTAGTAAAAACACGCACTTTGAGGCGGCCCAAGTTAGGATTTGACTCCGAAATTCTTTCGATGGGAGAAGAGACTACAACACTATCAAAATAAATAGGTATTTGTCTATCCATAGTCATTCTCCTTTATCCCGCGGCCGCAATATTGGCCTGAGTTTTCTCGGACTTTTCTTCATCGGGGAGTTCTGGACGACCTCCCTTATTATTTATGTCTTTGTTCTGCTGAGAACTTGTAGTATTTTGTGACGAATTTGTATTTTTTCCTTCATTAGCTACTGCCGTGCCAGAAGTAGTATAAGAGGACTGTAATGGAATCATTTTACTAGACATATCTAAGAATTCATTTTCAAAATTCATTAAAGATAATTGATCCATTTGTTTAATTCCCATTGCTACTCCCGCAAACATTTTAGAGTAACCATATTGAGCACCACTGAAATAAGCACCTTGTAGGTCTTTACGATTAAATACCGTAGTGGGAAGAATCTCAAAATCAAAAGTTAATCCAGTGCGAGAAAATTGGTCATTCAAATGAAATTTTATCCAAGTTTCATATACATTTAAGAAACCCTGCATAAGTGCTTCATCTTTTTTTATGGCATACGCTAATGTAGAGCTACCATCCGCATTAAAAATTATAGAACTACGGCCTAATGCGTCATAAGCGTTTTTCTTATATTTTTCAATACGGTCAGCAGATTGAGTCGCGGCGGAAGATTCTTGTAAACTTTCTAAATCTGTTTCACCAAATGTAGTAAGTACATCAACAGTGTCAATATCACCAAGCATATCCGCAACAGAAGAATGAATATCCGCTACTTCATCAAGCTGAAAAACTAGTTCGCCGTCAGAAGTAATAGGCATCCTTTCAATAAGTAATTTATACAATTCGTTTTCATCACGTTTTTCTTCTCGTTTTACAGCATCTTTTAATTGTTTTAAATCAGGAATACTAGAAATTAAAAGAGGCGTTTGATCTCCAGAAAAACAAAAACATACCCCGCCCGCGGCAGCAGGTATTTCTACCCACGAGTCAAGCATACGGCGGCTACCTTCCCACGCATACCAAGCTTCTTGGACTTCTTCAGGAAAAGTAGAAAGCATTTCTAATTTTAATTCTCGTGTTTGAAATTTATCAAAATAAATTAAGTTAAATTCTAGAATATTAAGATTATTCATATCCTTAAAACGGGTACGACAATACTCTAAAGGTAATTCATGAATTACTGCTTTATTACCATCTTTTCTTAAAATACCATTATATACCCCTGTTTTTAACCATTCAGTAGTAATTCGCATTAAAGTATTAGGTAAATCAAGTGCGTCAACAAAGTGACAAGCATTATAAAATGCTTTTAAAATTTGTGCCTTGGATCCCTTACCTTCTTCAAACACAGGAATAACCATAGTATCATATAAAAATAAATGTGCTAAAAAGTCTATATTATTTCTATATTCGCCATTAGTACGATAATAATAACGAGATAATTCCCTTAAATCTTGTAGGTCTCCTTCACAAATAATTCGTTCTATTTGTTCTAAAGTGAAATCTTGATAACTAACTGGATCACTTCTGCGATATCCCCAACGAGAATATGCACGATCTCCAATTGGTAAACGTGGACTACGATTTTTTATTGCAACTTTAAAATTAGTAAAATCATATTTTTCTCTATTATTGATGTTCACTTTATTCACCCCCTTTTTCTAGGACTGAAAAAGGCATATTGCCCAAAGTTCTTTTTCTTTGCTTTTCGCGCAGCTTTATCTTCATAATACTTTACTCTATAAAGACAGTATTCAAGTGCAGAAAAGCGGTCTTTAGGGGTAGAAGCTGAAATACGCTCTACTTTAAATTGATTTTGAACACCAGTAGGCTTCAGCTTTAAATTATTTAATTCATCCATAAGACGAGAAGTCATTTCATAAGGAAGTAAATAAACTCTGCGATCATATAATGACATTTTTTTGCCACGAATTGTTTTTAATAATTTATCTTTTACTATTCTTTCGCTTGCAAGAAAAGATACGGAACCATTATTTATTTGTGAGAAAAAATTAGAATGAATTAAATCATCATTAGAAGAGCCAGCTTTAATATCATATATAATAGCATTAAGCTCCGGTAAAGGTTCATCCATTTCTTTCTTTTTATCAGGCGGTAAATGATTTTCGTCATTAAAAGTAAAATAAGCAGGAAATTTTTCTCCTGTATCTTTATTAAAAGAAGGAAGTACCATCGCATCTAGCAAGCCAATACCTGGGCCATTACCGTCAATAACTATTTCGCGTGGATTATATAATTGTATAAGTTTTTTAAGACGCGGTGCTTGCTCTGTAATATAATTCGCGCCATGAATAACTTCTGTATAAACGATATTCTTTTTAAAACCATTCGCATTCGGCATAACTTTAGCTACCATAATTGCAGTATTAGCAGAATATCTGGCTACGTCTACCCCAATCATATAAAATGTATTTGGATTTGTAGGATTTTCTTGTGCTTTACGCTCACATTTTAATAAAGTTCTACGTTTGCTTAGACGTTTAGAATCAAGCCATGCTTCTTTACTATTTCCAGTCCAAATAGACAATGACTCACGAGCGAATGAATCTTCATTCATCGTATTGGAATAACGTTGATCCATTAACGTAGCTTTATCAATTAAGCCATAACGTAAAGGAACTTCATATGAAAGACCCCAAACAAAATATTCTTGCGGCCGCAAAACAGCATTTACAGCACACTCAATAAGTTTGCTATACATAAATACAGTTTTTTCGCGCGCAGTAGTAATGAAGATTTGGGCAGCTGTAGGTTCTTCTGGATTAAGAGATCCATCTACTTCACGGCGTGCTACGTTCATTTGAGGAAGTAATACTTCATTATAATCTTCTTCCTCAATTGTCGCACATTCCTCCAATATACCGGCGGTAGCGCGCAGACCACGGCTTGTATCCTTTGAGACAACAGTAATCATACTACCGTTGCGGAAACGAAGCTCATAGTAGTTACCACTCTTTTTCTCACCTTGCTGTCCGCCGCTTTCACGTGTCTGTAATTCTTTTTGTAGCATAGGCCAATGGCGCCAAATTTCATTGAATTTGGCCTCAGCGATTTTTATTACTGTACCCTTTACATCAGAAGAAATGAAAATGTTGGAACCAGGTAGAAGGACCGCACGCACAACAGAACTTAAATAAGCTGTGAAAGATTTAGAAGTAGCACGAGTAGCAGTCCAATAGTGATAACGGTATCGCATTGAAGCACGAAGTGCAATACGCTGATAGAAGAATAAATGAAAATGTTTTTTATCATTTTCTGGTTGTATTGCGTCCAAAAATAAATCCGGATACAACAACCAATAATTTAAATAAGAAGTAAAAAGAGATTGATTATCATCAAGAAATTGTTTAGTAAGTATTACACCTTTTTCTAGCGCAATACCATCACGAATAAATGTTTCCGCCATTTAAATCACCAAGAAGAGCATCTTCATCTTCATAAGCGATGTTTGCTGTTTCATCAAATTCTACTTCTTCATTTTCAATATTCTCTAGTCGTTCTGTGAGATTGAAACGTTCACGCTTGTCTTCTACTTGTTCTGCGAAATTGCCTTCATTTACTACTAGGCGACGCAAGTAATTTTGAATGTTTTGCATACAGAAATCAACATCATCTTTTGGTTCTGTATGCCATTTGGGATGCCAACCTTTTTTGCCGTAGTATACCATAAGTTCACCTACCGATTCGAAGTCTGCGGCATTTTTGGCATTAGAAGCTTCAAATTTGGCTATTTTAATTATGTTGTCGCGGGCGTCCATATCCTTTTTAATATCTAGGCCTTCGCGCAAACCTTTTTTAATGCGTAATTCAATTTCGCAGAGGTCGCGGGCGTAGTGCTCTAAGATAGGAGTGGAAACGTTTTGCGTAGCGATTATTTGGTTGTAGTATTCTTCAAGAAAGAGTAATTCATCTGGCGTGTAAGCGGGAGACCAAGTTTTTTTAAGTTTGCGCATTTTGGCTTCGCTTAATTCCTTGATTTCATCATCTATTGTTTGTTCTTCGCGCGCAATGCGCCATCTTTCATTTTCGTCAGACCAAGATACGGAATTATATCTTTCATCTAAAAGTGTGTTAAAGTAAGCCGAAAGCGTGCGGTCGCCATGTATTTTATAAAGCGATGTCCATTTGTCCATATCAAAAGGCAAATCCAAGTATTGACAAAGTTTGTCAACTTCTTGGAAGTTGTCTTGACGCACCATTTTTTCAAGGCAAGAAGTACAAATAAGAGAGAGGTGACCCGGGAAGAATGGTGATTCAGTATGAGCAAAATCATATGATGGTTTTTCTTGTTTACATTTTAGGCAGCGTCGAGTCTTTATTGCGTCTGTCATGTTCAGATTGACCTCCTTTTGCTATGCGTTTTTTGCGCTCACATTCTTTACAGTTGGAGGCGTATTTATCCTTGCGGCTGTTATTAGTAGCGAAAAAATAGTTGTTGCGTGGTAGCCATTGTTTACAGGTGAAGCATTGTTTTCGCTCCGATTGTGGAGTGGTTAAAAGCATACGATGCTTTGTGGCGGCTGCCGCGATTTTTTCTGGGATTTCTTTGGAGAGAATAGTACAGAGATGATTTTCGTTGTATTTTAATCCAAATTTTTCTTGTAGTTCAGCTACAATGACTGGATAAGGTGCTTTATCTATTTTTCGCGTAAGAATATATTCGCGCACAGGAGAAAATCCTACCATATCAAAATAGCGGTCAAAATCATACAGTAAGGTGCGGCCCCAACTGTCGAGTTTTTCGCCCAATTCCATATAGATGGCGCTATAGTGGTTAATGAGGGCTTTGATGTGTGCGGGATTCTCCCAATCAAATGAGTGTCGGCGCACAACCCATTTTACTTCTTCTTCTCCTGTATCGGGATTTATTCTTGTTTCGTAGTCCGCGATGTTGCGGGAGATGGTATGGAGAAGAGCGTTGTCTACGCGCGTTTGCCATTGGTCGAGGGGCATCCAGTAACAAGCATCGGAGTCCCAATTGTAAGTTTGCGATTTTGGTGGAGTGACAGCAAGAAAGTGGAGAGTGGGTTTGTAGCTGTCTTTAAGGTAGTATTGGTGGCGCTTTATATCTATGAGGGCATGTTTGAATTGATAGAAGCGATAGGAGTCGGTGAATAGTTGGGTGTCTTCGTCGGGCGGGACTGTGCCTTCGTTTACTGCCTTGATGTGGTCTAGGCGGTCGATAGTTTCCCAGAGTTGGGTCATTCCGGGGACATCGCTATCGCCGGGGTCGATGAGGTTGCCTTCTTTATCGTATTTGGGGCGGCGTATGGTAGGTTTTTTCTTTGTATAGATGTAGCGTGTTTCGAGTGTTTGGAGATTTTGTTGGTCGCTTAAGGGATTGTCGAGAATTTCGTCTAGTGAATGAACTTTGTCCGCGGCACGCTGAAATGATTTGTAGCGTTTGTCGGAATCGGTTGTTTCGCCTCGTTGGACGGAATTTTTACCTGTTTCATCTTTGCCATAAAGGATGTAAGAGGCCATTTGTTCTAATTCAGAGTTGGTAGGGTTGGTTTCGAGCGTGTCAAGAATGTCTTCTACTGCGCGAAGACGGTCTGTGTCGCGTTCGATGGAATAGTCGAGTGAGTACTTTTTTTTCATTTGCTTACATCTCCGTTTGGGAGATACAACTTCCTTCATTTTACAGTTTAGCATATTTTGAGGATTTTGTCAAGTGTTTGGGTTTTAAAATTGGGCGGGATGGAATTTCAGGCCGGGTGTGGAATTTGGGCAGCCCTTAACATAAACTTAACATAAACTTAACATTTTCCTTAAATATAGCCCCGGGGTCGGCCGGGCGAGTCACTTTAGTCTGCTAAAGTGGTGTCGTGGCATCACTTTACTATAGTAAAGTGACAATTTAACATAAATTTAACATTTTAATATCACACTTTAGCATATTAAAGCATGAAATTCTACCGCAGGGGTAGGATTATTTCATATTCAAAAAACCCAGTAGTATGGTGGTATTTTATTTTATCAACGGCACACACGATAACCACCTGGCCCATCGTTTTAGTAGGAAAAGATGGTAGGGGCCCACTTTAGCATACTAAAGTGCTAAAGTGCTAAATCCTACTGTTTGGCAAGACTTTCATATAGTAAAGTGCTAAATCCTACCGTGAGAATACACTTTCATATACTAAAGCGAGGGCTTTACGCCCTCGCCATCGCTTTTGCTATTGTGGTTTCATTCGCAAGACTTGCGGATTCAAATTTGATTTGGTATTTTGTACCGTTGATGGTGATATCGCCGTCGATGTAGTAGGGGATGGAATCTTTGTGCCACTCTTGCCCGGCGTTTTCGGTGATCCACTGTTCGAACGCTTCGCCTTTATTCTTCCGGCTTGCGAGGACTTCCGAGGCGGTACCGATGTAGGCGGCACCCATGTTAATCAGGCGGTGGCGGGCGATGGTGTTCATCCGAATGCGAAGCTTGCGAGCACCACCGTGGGAAGTGCTTTCCCTGTCCATGCCAACCAGCCACTCAGGCAGGTCGTTCAGGTAGATGGTGTAAACCTTGTCATTCATCAGGAAGCCGATGATGTAGGCCATCGCGGCGGTAGTGGCTTTGTAGGCGTTCAGCAGGTTCATCATGGTGGTTACCTCTCTTTCGTTGCTTTCTAGGTATATTATACACCTTGACCGGGCAGATGTCAATAAGGTTTATGTTAACTGTGTGTTAAAGGTTGAGGCTTACGCCTCAACCTTCCAGTCGTGGCGGATGCGCTCCAGCGGCCACCCATCACGGTCGATGGTGTGCTCCCACACGTTGCCATTCTCATCAAGGTAGGCGATGTGCGTCAGGGTGATCGGCCAACCGTCGCGGTCGATGGTGTGCTCGTAGGCGGTGATCTTCTTCATTTTGTAGCACCTCTCTCTCATTTCTTGACTATATTATAGCACACTGGAATAGCAATGTCAATAGGTTTTTTGCGAATTAACAGACGCTTAACAATCGACGTCCGCAGGTCCAGGTCTTGGTTAGTCATACCTAACTCGTGCCTTCACTCCTCCCTGTCCTTCCTTTCCGGTGCAACTATATTATAGCAAAAAAGAAGGCTTTTGTCAAGCCCTCTTTGTGTTAAGTTGATATTAAAGAATACCAGTTATTTTTGCCACCAGCGGAGACAAGATCAGCATTAACAGACCAGCGATCATGCCCCAATTTACCAACCAATGAGGATCATCAGCATGGGCGATGCCCACAAAGCAAGCAACTACAGCAATTATCACATACACAGGAAGAATCCACATCATTGTTTTTCTCTCCTTTTTTTTCTCTCTTTCGTTGACACTATTATAGCATATAGCCGGGCGTTTGTCAATACTTTTTTATGTAAAGTATGTGTAAACTTCTCCGCCGGTCAAATATGATTAGTTAGTGAAAACTAACTCCACTGGCCGAGTTAGTTCAGACTAACTAACTCTCTAATATAAAAAATAAAGGGTTTGCACCCTTTATTTTAGAAATTGAAATTATCAATTGTACCACAATAGCGACAGGAAACAATCACATCGTCGTAAATAATTTCCGTGTTATTATCATCCATCAGACAAGCACACAAGTCATTAACATTCCAGTCCTCACAGCCGTAAAACTGCCAAATGTTCCCGTTCGCGTCAACCACGTCCACCAAATCAGTAGAATAGTCAACATTGACAACCTTAGTAACCATTGCGTAATCCTCAGCGAGAGCATTAACACCAACCACCATCAGCACGACCACCATCAGCATCATAATCGTGTTCTTCATTGTTGTTTATCTCCTTTGCTTTTGTTGTATATAGTATAACACACATCTATTCACTTGTCAATACCTTTTTGTGTTTTCTTTTGTAAAATCTATATTAAGCGTCTGGCCGGCCAGAAAGTTAGTTTAGACTAACTAACTGATCCAATAAAAAAAGATGGGGATTATTCATCCCCATCAATCCAGCCCATCGCAAACTCATAGGCGATCTCAATGATCGTGTAATCGTTCGCGCGCTCGCACTCATTGAAGAAGTAGATCGTGGCAGGGTGTTCGAAACCGAAAGCGCGAATCACGTTGTTTTTCATCTCATTGATCTTCATTATGGGTTCCTCCTTGCTTTTGATGTAATTATTTTACCACACGCCAAGACCTTTGTCAAGAGGTTTTGAAAAAATTTTTTTGTTAAGATTCGGGACTACTCGATGTAGTCCCGAACCTCGTCGTTCGTCAGGTCCAGTTCCTCAGCGATGACTTCCACCGCCTCATCGATCCAGAACAACTGTTCCTCAGCGGTCAGGTCCTCCCACGCGCCCATCAGATTCTCGTTGATGTAGGCATCCATCATGGTATTGATCTTGTTAGTCATTGTGGTGTCCTCCTTGCTTTTGTTGTATTCATTATAACACCTATCCGGCTATTTGTCAATACCTTTTTTGTATTTTTCTTTGTAAAGTTTGTGTTAAGCCTCCGGCCGGCCCGCGCGAGTTAGTTTATGCTAACTAACTATTATATTAATAAAAAAAGAGGGCTTAAACCCTCTTTATGCTACATACCCTTCGATCATTGCGGCTACTTCATGTGCCCACATATAATCATTGTATGCGCCATAGAACCATTTTTCTCCATCAACAACACGGTAAACGATAAAGCGATAATTGGTAGCGTAGGCAGGCATGTTGTTAATCATTTTGATTACCTCTCTCATTTGATGTATATATTATAGCATAAAGTATCGAGAATGTCAATACCCTTTTAAAAAATTTCTTTGTAAAATCTAAGTTAATGATCTGGCCGGCCAGAAAGTTAGTTATAACTAACTAACTATTAAAATATATAAAAAAGAAGGCTTTTCAGCCTTCAAGCAACTTTTCCGCCCACCATAGCAGCATATTCTTTAGCCCACTGCAGATCATCAAAAGCACCGTAAAAATACTTGATGCCCTTTTCCTCAACGTATACGATGAACTTCTTCATTGTTGTTTCCTCCTTGCTTTTGATGTATTTATTATAACATGCCTTTGTTATTTTGTCAATACCTTTTTGTGTTAATTGTGTATTAACTTATTTATTTCCAGGATCGTGATTAGTTTAATTAAACTAACCGCTTTTCTGGCCTGCATAATGGGCCAGAACTTATTGATTCATTACTTTATCATAGTAAAGTGATTCAAATTTGCCCTACAGGCCAATTTTAGCGGGCCAGGCAACCGGCCGGTTTATTATTCGCGCGAAATCGCCTTAAAACGAAAATTTGAATCACACTATCACTTTACCATAATAAAGTGATAAATATAATGAACTGGCCGGACCAGTTAGTTTTGACTAACTAACTATTACAAAAATATTACAGCTTTATGCGACTTTCTTTTGTGAGGGCGTTTTTAAGGGGTAAAACAACCGGCCGGTTTATTATACACGAAAAAAACGGCTCTACGCGGCGATACGAAAAAAATGCACAAAAAGTTAAACCGAAATATTAATTCCAGGTTAAGAAACACTCTACGAAAACGATTTCCGCAGGCCAAATTAACATATCCATAACACTTTTTCTTAATCTTTTGTGCAATTTTTTTCAGTCGTAGGCCACGGGCATTTTGAACAAAAATTAAATATGAAATACTTTTGTAATAATTAAATAGTTTTGTAATAATCACTGGCCGGGAGTTTGACTATCTTTGACCTTTGACTTTCATCATAGTAAAGTAGTAGCATAGTAGCATGGTAAAGTAATAGCATAGCATCATAATAAAGTGGCACCATAGTAGTATAACATCATAGTAAAGTAGTAGTATGATAACATGATAGCATAGTAAAGTGATAATATAGCATCATAGTAAAGTGGTAGCATGGTAGTATGATAAAGTGGTAGCATAGTAAAGTGGCAGTATGGTAAAGTGGCAACATAATAAAGTGATAGCATAGTAGCATAGTAAAGTGGCACCACTTTACCATGATAAAGTGGTAGTATAGTGATAACAAGCCGGCCAGTTAGTTTAGACTAACTAACAAGAGTTAGTTATAACTAACTATGGGGTCCCCCGTATATTATACCACATCAATGTTAACTGCGTATTATCCTCATATTAAAAGTATATGAAGTTTTTTGTTAAGAATAGGTTAAGAAATGATCCGGCCCGCGAGTTAGTTTAAACTAACTAATCAACTGGTGGTTGCACAACCTGGAGTAGAATCAACCTGGAGTAGCAAATTCTACCATAGGTTGAATCTCACAACTTTACATGGATTTAATCAAAAAATGCTTACCAGTTAACATTGATCTGTTATAATGTATACAGTTGAAAGAGAGGTGCTTGAAATGAAGATGACCCGCGAAATTAACCTGACTTACACCTACGACGCCACGCGTAAGGGAGCCAAGTACAGTATCAACGGAGGCGAAAGCTGGCTCAATGGTGGCGAGTTCGCGGAAGCTGTCGCCAAGGCACTCCACGGGCTGGATCCCCGGAAGGACGCTAACACCCGCTTCGACGAAGGCTCCGACGTGCCCGAGTTCCACGCGAGCGTCAAGAGCTCCAAGGCGAGCCTGACCAACATGAAGCTGGCTGACAGCTTCGAGGCAAGCCTGACTGCCTACTTCGAGCAGGTGGCAAGCTCCGAGTTCTGGTACGTGACTACCACCGACGAGCTGGCTACCATCTACAAGATGAACGCCACGAAGTTCGAGCGGTTCCTGCGGAAGTTCGCTAAGCTCAACGAGCGTGGGGTCATCCGGATCGCGGCCACCAGCTCCAAGATGCTGGCATGGTTGGACGCCAACGCCTAACGGCGAGCGTCCAACCACCTGGCTGGGAAATTAACAAAACCTTAACTTGACAAGCTACGCCAGCTGTGATATAATGAGTACAACGAAAGGCAAGGAGGAAATGAGAATGAAGATGTGGCTGGTTGACTACCGCGGCACCGACGGTGCCACCTACACCCGCAGGATGTCCTGCGAGGTCCTGGAGCTCCTGGAGGAGCTTGGGCCCCAATACGGGGTTGAGGTCTTGGGAGCTATTGAGCTTCCTTGACCTCAAGGTATAAAACGAAAGCAATTAACCAAATACAAATTTCACTAAAACTTAACTTGACAACTGAATAAATCCATGATATAATAAGTCCATCAAAGGAAAGGAGAAAACAAAATGTTTGAGATTTACAAGATCAGCACTGACAGGATTATCCTGTCTGGTCTCTCCCTGCGTGAGGCGCAGGCTCTCCGCCTGACTTGGGCGGATCGGGCGGACTTGATTGTCCGCCCCATGGCCTAACGGAGAGCATAGGCTCTCCGCTGGCCGGCCCGTTTATTAACAAACTCTTAACTTGACAATTCTCTTTTTAAGTATTATAATATATACAGAAAGTAAGGAAAGAGGTAATCAAAATGTTGTTCGGACGTAAAAAGAGGATGCTTAAGCGTGAACGCGAAATGTATTGGGAGTGTTCTGGTGAATGGTACTTTCGCGTGGAATACCATGAGGATTTCGCTCCCACGCCTTCTTACATGTACTTTGAAAGTTTGCGAGACGCAGAATATTGGGCAAAGACTGATCGCCGTGCTTCTTTCATTCTGTGTGTAACTGACAGACAGGGCAACAGGATTATAACTGACTGGACTGGTTATACTGGTGCTGGTACTGTTAATATGTGGACTAATATAATGGGGCGTCAAGTTCTTGACTTGCGAAAAGACCATAATGAGTTGTGGGTATCCAACAACAGTCCTCGTGCCAAAGAAGTAAAACAGGGATTGTAAAATCCCTGTTAATTTACTGGCCGGCCCGCAACTTAACATACTCTTAACACAAAACCTATTGACTTTCCTGGCTCAATGGTGTATACTAGTATCAGAAAGTGAGGGAAAGAAAATGAAGTTTTTGATGATTCCTTATGTGTTAGTTGCTTGCCTGTTTGGTTTCTTTGGTATTCTCCATGCGAATGATGTTGATGAAAATGACTACTTCAAAGTTAATTGGCGTATGATTGTTTTCCTTATTATGATGATGTTGTCACCCATTCCAGCTAAGATCTTTGGTTTGCTTTAACAAAAACTTAACTTGACAACCACCAACCAATCTGCTATAATAAATACAGAAAGAGCGAAGGGAGTAATTCAAATGAAGTTCTACATGGTCATGTGTCACAGAGGTCATTGCGGAGTGGGTCACAGCACTGAAATCAAGTTCGCAATCGCGGCGAACAATCTGCTCGAAGCGTGTGACAGGGCAAAGCGGATGCCGAGCGTGAAGCATACGCGAATGGCAATCTACGGCAAGGAAATCACCGAGGAAGAATATAGAGAGTATCGCTCCATTAGTGCTTACGAACGCTTCAATCAGAGCCAGCACAAATCTCAACGCAGACGTTAAGTCTGCGTTAACTTTCTGGCCGGGCATCAACTTAACATAGAATTAACTTGACTTCTTACAAAATCTATGCTATACTATATACAACAAGTGAAGGAAACACTTTAAAACCAGGAAGGTAAGAAAATGAAGAAGATTATTACTATTGCTTTGATTATCACTCTGTGCTTGACTCTCACCGCGTGCCAAATTGGCAATCGCAAAATCGGTTTCGACACTACGCAAACTTTCCGTTGGGCTATTGTTCAATTGGGCAACGGTGAACTGATTGAAGGTTCTGTAGATTCTTGGCGAGACTTTGACAACTCTGACACTATTCAAGTTACTATTAATGGCATTACTTACTTAACTCACTATAGTAATGTCATCCTAACGACCGAGAAGCCTTAATAGCTTCTCGGTTATATTTATGTTAAATTCGCAGCCGGCCCGTGACTTAACAAACAATTAACTTGACTTCGCATCAAAAATATGCTATTATATATATGTCGAAAGGAAAGAGGGAGTGATTCCATTGGGTTAGAGTAAGGGGCAACAGACCACTTGGCGGTGGAGAACTGACCTCACGATTACATGAAAACCGTTCCCCATTAACCTTGGGCAAGTTAATGATGTTTGAAGCCTACCGCGAGAGACTGATCAACTCTCGCGGTTTGTTATTTTAATGTTAATTTTCTGGCCGGCCAGAAATGTTAATTCTATGTTAACTATCCTAAAAACACTTGACATTTTATTTTACTTATGATATAATAATTACAGAAAACAAACGAGAGGAGACATCCTAAAATGACAAAGCACAATTTCATTTCTACATGGGAAGATCTGAGCGATCAGGAACAAGTTTACATGTGGTGGGAATATAACGCGGCGAACCCTAATGAGGAAATTTCATTTTCTGAGTTCGATGAAATGATGGCGGGATTCACTTTCGAGTGAATCCCATTTCATTTTAATTTTTAATTTAATGTTAAGGTACTGGTCGGCCAGCGAGTTAGTCATAACTAACCCACCTCTTTTTTATTTATTATACCATTCCAATTTCATTTTCGCAAGCACAATAATGTTAATTTCATTTTAAATTTTCACCCGGCCCGAAATGTTAAATCCAGGTTAAATCATCCTTTAACCTCTTGACTTTTGCCGTCGCCTGCTGTATAATATATACAGAAAGAGGAAAGGAAGTAAACAAAATGAAGCAGACGATCTGGTTTGACATGGACGGCACTATCGCGAACCTCTACGGCGTGGAAAATTGGCTCCCGATGCTGATTGACAGCAATCCCGCTCCCTACAAGCTGGCGACTCCGCTGGTCAACATGAACAAGTTGGCGCGGACGCTGAACAAGCTCCAGCGAGCTGGCTACAAGCTCGGTATCATCAGCTGGCTGAGCAAGTCCAGCACTCCCGAATATGACAAAGCTGTGACCGCCGCGAAGCTATGGTGGCTCCGCAAGCACCTTAACTCGGTAAAGTGGGATGCGGTTAACATCGTCGCCTATGGTCGCAACAAATGGGACGTGTGCGGTGAAGGAATCCTGTTTGATGACGAAAAACCGAACCGTGACAATTGGGGCGGTGAAGCCTTCCACCCTGACGAAATGATGAAAGTTCTGTCGAGCCTGACCGCTTGACAGAACTTTAACATTCGGCCCAGCCCGCAATTTAACACATAATTAACTTGACTTCATACATAATTTTTGCTATACTATATACAGAAAGAGGGAATGAAAGATGAATGAACTTGATAACATTCGTGTGTGGATTATGCGTCAACCTGCTTCTCCCGCAATTCGCACAATGCGACTTCACCTATTCGATCTCTATCGTTATGGCGAAGAATACGAAAAGATTTACCAAATGGTAGAAGAACTAACAAATAATTAACTTGACATCCTCTCCAAACTCTGCTATAATAAGTACATAAGAGAAGGAAAACTCTTCCAAACCAGAAAGGGAAACAACATGACTAAGATGGAGATTCGCACCAACGTTAAGACCGCCGTTGCCGAGCAGTTTACTGAGTTTTTCGCCAACGCAATCCAGATCGACGACTTCACCTATGTGATCCCGATGGGAACCGCTGAGGATAATGGTCGTCCGCTGTTCGCCAAGGTTGAGATTTCCTGTCCCAACTGGTACGCGACCGCCAAGACTGAGCCCTTCAACATCGACGCCAAGGTGGAGGCGTATAACGCCGAGCTTGCCGAGCGTGCGGAGAAGGCCGCGGAAAAGGTACGCAAGGCCGCGGAAAAGGAAGCCAAGCGTAAGGAGAAGGAAGGGGAGTAACCCCTTCCTTCTTTTGTTATATCTGTGTTAAAAATCGGGCCGGGCTCCCGCTTAACATTTTCTTAATGAAAGAATGCGGGAAAGAAAATCAAAGCACCAAGAATAATAATAGCAGTAGCTATATCAATAGTGATATTACGAGTATTAGTGTACATTTTTACAATGTCTTTCCACGTCAGACGATAGAACCACATCCGCACTTTGTAACCAGTAGTATTTCGCACATTTCGTTTCATATTGCTTACCTCACTTTCTATAAATAGTATAGCATATTTTATCCTTAAAAGCAATGACTTAAAGTTTTTTATATTATGACAAAATTATGCCAATCACCCGGCCCGGTTAGTCATAACTAACTGCCAATCAAAAAAGGAGGCTTACGCCTCCTCCTTCTTTGCCTTAGCCTTGGCTACCTTGGTAGCCTTTTCGGCATCCTTGATAGCCTTGGCATCAGCCTTGATCTTCTTCTCAGCTTCCCACTCTTCCGCGACCTCATAGGGGTCGAACGCCTTAGACACCTTGGTGTCCTTGTACGCCTTGGACTTGACGGTGACTTCCGTCCAAACTTCCTGACCGTCAACAGTCTGGAGGATGGCGAAAGACGCATCCGCGAACTTGACAGCCTCGTTCTCCATCAGGGCAGGCATGATAGCTTCGATGGTCATCTGACGAGCGGTGGACTTGATCTCATTAGCGTTCATATTATTCCCTTTCTGGTTTTTGAGCCTTTTCCTTGGCTTCTGTAATTATTATAGCAGATTCAGCGACGCTTGTCAAGTTAATTCTTTATTAACTTTGGCTCTGTCCCCAGTGCCCAACTCACGCCGTCCTTACCTCTGCCCTTGGAACAATTATATTATAGCAGAATTTCCGCCAGGAGTCAAGCACTTTACAAAAACTTAACAATCGCGGGCCGGCCAGAGAGTTAACATAGAAATAACAAAGAAACCGCTTACGCGGTTTCTTCATCTTCACATTCTTCAATGTAAGCATAATCTACAATCACAGGTTGATGATGTCTAATGCCCCAATTCCAATCATGAAAATCAGTTAAACCAATACTTCTAATCCAACTCAATTCATCATAAGAGAGCATTTGTTCAAATGTATATTTGTGACAATTAGGGCCTATTGCCTTGATACGCGGCATAATAGAAAAGATATAACCGCGATAGGTTATAAGCGTAGTTTCCGCGAACAGATATTCATAACCAGCATCGCAAGCCATTTTATAAACCGCCGCTTCACGTTCACAGCCACCAATGTCCGCAACACATTCCGCATCATAATCCCACTTAATGACATAATCAGAAGTAAGAAGGGCAATACGTGCGGAACCAGCTTCTGAAGAAACACGCCGCGAAGGATGATCGCAAATATAGCGACCTACTGCCTGTTTTACATCCCATTCGGAAAACAGGTTATTTTCGATATAGGGAAAAATAGACTTCAAAAACTGGAAAGCACGAGTACGATAATCGGATTTCATTTTATTTGCTCCCTTCGCTTTTCTATATATAGTATATACCAGTATGCTTATAATGTCAAGTTAATTTTATGTTAAGTTTCGGGCCGGGTGATTGTTAATTTCATTTTAAGTTATTACCCGGCCCGCCAATGTTAAATCCAGGTTAACTTTCCCATTAAGCACTTGACATTTCATTCAGATTCTGCTATACTATATACAGTTGAGGGCGAGGGAAACACTTCCCAAAACCCGAGACAACTTCACGAAATCTTAACTTGACAAGGTTGGGAAATCGTGATATAATGAGGATGTTGAGAGGACAAGAGCCAACTTGAATAAAAATGGCCACAAACAGACTGCCAAGTAGAGAACGGGATTTATGAGCGTACACCTTTGGTTAAGGCACTGTTATTGTCTCCCGAAATAAAAACTCTCAACAAACTCTTAACTTGACATTATACCAAATCTGTGGTATAATAAATACATCAAAGGGAAGGAAAACCCACCAAACCAGAAAGGACAAAACACTATGAAGAAGAACACCATCACCGCTCTGTACAACTACTTCGTGAACTCCGACGACACCATCGACCTGTCCGCTGTGGTTGAGGACATTCGTGCTGAGTATGAGCGTACCACCGCGAAGTCTCAGGAGAAGGCTAACGCCTACGATACCGCGAAGCCCATCGTGTTCGGCGTCATGACTGAGCCGATGACGGTCAAGGAGATTTTCGCCAAGTGCGAGAACGACCTGCCCGATGGCTTCACCTCGCACAAGATCCAATATGCTTTGCTGAACTACTGGTGCGACGAGGTTGCCAAGATTGACAACGGCAAGGCTCCCTTCACCTACATGGTGAAGTGAGACTAAACCGCCCTTCGGGGCGGTTTTCTTTTACATTTCATTCTGTTAAGTTTTCGTTAATTTTCGGGCCGGGCGTGGAGTTAACAATCATTTAACTTGCCCGGCCGCGAGTTAACACAATCTTAACTTGACTTTTATTCCTGGCGAATGTATAATAGATACAGAAATTAGGAAAGGAACTAAACAAAATGATTCTTAACATCACTGACCGTTACATTCTGATTCTGGACGTTGAAACCGCAAACGACACCATCGACGCTATTGTCTATGACATTGGCTTCATGTTGGTTGACCTTTACACAAACGCAATCTGTGAGCAGGGTTCTTTCGTAATTCGTGACACTTTCGTTTATGAACGCGAACTCGTAAAGGTTGCCTACTACGGCGATAAGATTCCTGAATACGTCGCAGACATTCAGCAGGGAAAGCGTCAAATGATTGACTTTTTGACGGCAAGGCGTCATATTCTTAACTTGATGGAAAAGTATGATTGCCATACGGTTGGGGCGTACAATTGTAACTTTGACCGCAACGCTCTTAACACAACTCTCCGTTTCTTAACGAAATCTAAATATCGCTACTTCTTCCCTTACTCTACTAATTTTGTGTGTATTTGGAATATGGCTTGCGATACCATCTGTCAGACAAGCGAATATAAAACGTTTGCCGAGACTAACCGCCATTATTCCAATCATGGCAAAAATTATCGTGCCACCGCAGAGGTTGTTTACTCATTCTTAACAAATAACCCTGACTTCCACGAGGAACACAAAGGTTACGATGATGTTAAGATTGAAAAGGAAATTATGGAAAAGTGTCTGGAATATGACAAGAACTTTAAGGGAATAAAAAGAAACTGTTGGCAAAAAGTCAAACGGGGAGCACTCGCTCTCCGTTAATTTTATGTTAAGTTTCGGGCCGGCCGACCTTTACACAGAATTAACTTGACTTCTCTCTTGAATTTTGATATACTATATATAGAAAAAGAAAGGAGATTTCAACTATGACTGTTAAGGAATTGATTAAGGAACTCCAGAAAATGCCCGAAGATGCTGTTGTACTCGGCGATATGTATCTTAATCAGTATTGCGTTATTGATACAGTTGAATATGATGACGCGACGAACACCATCTCGTTCTATGGCGAGGATACTTTTGAAGAACCTGACATTCCCGATGATGTAGACGAGACTAACTACGACCCCTACTGCGGTTGTGATATGTTTGAAATCTGCGGATCAATTGATGAGGAATGGTAATTAACCATTCCTTAACATTGGCCGGCCCACCATTTAACACAATCTTAACTTGACTTCCGCGTGCGAATCGTGTATAATTATATCAGAAAGTGAGGAATGCCATTATGTTAGCGTTTAGCATTATTATTTTCATTTGGGGACTGTCGGGAATTTGTGGGTTGATAAATTGTAAAAAAGAAAGGATAATTTGGGAACTCTTAATTTTTGGAATTATGATTCCTTTTCTACCTGTTTTTGCTAAACTATGTGGTTTAATATAAACTTAACTTGACTTTTATTTCCCTATCTGTTATAATAATTCCAGAAAGTGAGGAAACGCAAATGGAAAAGAAAAATCAGAACCGCGAAACTTGGGTCGGCTATCGCCCCTCCGTCATTCCCGCGAAGAAGAAGAACAAGAAACGCGACCGCAAAGAAGGCAAGCAGATTTGCCGTAATGCTATGAAAGGAGAAAAGGATTAATGAGCTTTTGGAAAAAACAAGAATATTGGTATATTATTGATGAAAAATTTTTCGGATATAACCCTTATTGGTGGGGCGGTTGTGCGGTTGATAATAATTTAAATGGAAATAATAAAGGACTATATAGAACAATATGTCGCGTAGCAAAAAATAAAAAACGTAAATCTCGCATAATAGAAAGGAAAATAAAAAATGCGAACCAATCTTGAAATCGCCGCCGAACTTATCGCCGCGGACGTCCGTAATCTCAATAATATTGAGGAATATTGTGGCTATCCCGATTTCAATCGGCTTGATGGTATTGAACGCGACAAACTTTCTAAAATGGTTGATGAACTATTAATCATTATCTATCGGCGGCAAAACCGCCAGCGAATGGAATGGGAGAATAGTTAGTTCTCCCTAACTCCGCCCGGCCCGAGATTTAACAAACTTTTTACTTGACTTTTCCTGGATTTTGTGTTATAATAATTATAGAAAGTGAAAGGAGAAAGTCAAATGATTATTAACATCACTATTGACACCGATAACAATTTTGTTTGGGCAGTAGATGAAAATCAGGAAACCAGCATTGACTATTCCGCGTGTGATCTTTCCGCAATATCCGTAGAAGAAATTATTAACGATTTCTTAACTTGACTTCTCCCGTCGAATCTGCTATACTATATCCAGAAGGTGAAGGAAAACACCACAAACCAGAAAGGATAACGCCCATGAGTAAGGCTTCTCTTGAAACTGAAATCCGCAACAACGTTCTCCAGACCATCATTGACGCCGTGAATCCCATCAGCGACATTCTCCCGATTAGTGCCAGCGAACTCGCTCTCCCCATCGTTGACAGCGAGGGCAACGAAAAGTTTGCCGTTATCAAAGTCAGCATTCCTCGCGGTGAGCGTGACGGCAACGGCGGTTACATCCCCTTTGACGGTTACGCCGCCGCCGAGGATTGGAAACTGGTACTTGCGGATCGTGCCGATAAGGCGGCGAAACGCAAGGAAAAGGCGGAACGTGCCGAAAAGGAAAAGGAAAGGAAACGACAGGCACGCAAGGTTGTAAAAGACCTTAACACGGTGGGCTTTAAGGCTCTCGTGTCCCAGCCGATTAATGAGGGTGAGTAATCACCCTCTTTGTTATTTTTATGTTAATTTTCAGGCCGGCCCGCTTTGTTAAGATTGTGTTAAATACTCCTAGAACTACTTGACTTTGAGTGGAGATTCTGCTATACTAATATTGTTGAGAGGGCAAGAAAACCTCAAGACAAAAGGGTGAAAGTCCCACCCCTCTCAACAAAATCTTAACTTGACAAACTCCAAGATTTCTGCTATAATGATTACATCAGAGAGGGAAACGAGAGGTTCAAAGTTCGAGAGGTTCCGAGAGAACTTAACAGAGACTTAACTTGACAAACTACTCCCAATCTGATATAATAAAGACAAGAGAGGGGAAGGAAAACCCCACAAACCAGAAAGGGAATCATTATGAAGAACACCATGACTTATGCCGTCGCTCTGTCCACCGCTATCGAGACCATGAAGGACACCAATCCCGAAGTTGCGGAGCGTCTGACCGCTCTGCGTGCGACCCTTGCGAAGCGTTCCCAGCGTAGCGAGGATTCCAAGGCTAAGGCTTCTGCGAAGCGGAAACAGCAGAACGCCGAGAAGCGTGCCGAGATGTGTGCGGAGATCGTGCCGATTCTGCGTGAGGTCATCACCACGGACATGACCGCGAAGGAAATCTTCGCCGTTGCTCAGGATCGTCTGCCGAAGGACTTCACCGCGAACAAGGTTCAGGCGATTCTCCTGCGTGAGATGAAGGACGAGGTTATCAAGACCGAGACCAAGGGCAAGGCGAACACCTATCGCCTTGCGGAGTGATAGAAGGGGCTAACGCCCCTTCTTTTTTTTATGGCGAGTTAGCCAGGACTAACTCGGCCGGGTAATGTAAAATGTTTGTTAAGTAATCGCCCGGCCCGCGATTTAACATAATCTTTACACAGAAAAGTATTGACAACCAGCGGATTTTCTGCTATACTATTATTGTCGGTGGGGGAAACGGGAGCGCGCAGGCGCAAGCGCGTTGTGGTAATTAGAAACATGCAACAGTTGATCGGCCACCTAAAGCCGACTTAACAAAATCTTAACTTGACATTACAGCCTAAAAGTGCTATAATGAATACATCAAGGGGAGCGAACGTGGCATCAGGGGAGCCACCACGGTAAGTCGCAAGACGATTGCGTAGGCCACTTGCAAAAGAGGGTCGTCCCATGAGGGATGGAGTTCAATTCTCCCGCTCTCCACCAGATTATAACAGAATCTTAACTTGACAAATAGTTGAGAATCTGATATAATAAATACATCAAGAGGACAAGGAAAAGTCCTAAAAACCAGAAAGGGATTTACTATGAAGAATACCATCACTCGCGTTGACGCTCTGAACTACGCTATCAATGCCATCGACCAGTGTACCGAAACCGATGTTGAGGTCGTCGCTATCCTCGAGAAGATTCGCGATCAGATCGCGAAGCCTCGCAAGACCAGCGACACCGCCAAGGCGAACGCCAAGGCGAAGCGTGCGAACGCTCGTGCGGAACTGATGAAGGATGTTCTGCCCATCCTGCGGGATGCTCTGACCGAGGGCGGTACCGCCAAGGAAATCTTTGAGCGGTGTGCCGATATGCTCCCCGAAGATTTCACCAGTGCCAAGGTACAGTACATTCTGCTTCACGAACTGGCGGACGAGGTCGTTAAGACCGAAGCCAAGGGTAAGGCGAATGTCTACACCCTGCGGTAAAAACAGAGGGCGAAAGCCCTCTGTTAATTTTTTGTTAAAAATCGGGCCGGGCCGTTAGTTAACCAAATCTTTACTTGACTTCTATCAAAATTGGGAGTATAATAATTATAGAAAAAAGAAAGGGGATACCGATTATGGCTATCAACATTCGTCACACTTACAGCACTCACGTTGAGATTACTTTCTATGCTGAAGATGGCATTACCCTGCGTTGTCGTGATTGCGGACAGATGGACGACATCGCCGAGCAGGTTTGTGAAGTTCTGGTTAAGCACGACTTTGCTTATGCCGATATCTGCTCCGCCGAAACTGGCGAGGTTCTCATGGTGATTGAGCGGACTTAACGTCCGCTTAACATCTTCGCCCGGCCCACCCATGTTAAGTTTCTGTAAACCTATTGACTTTTGATCGCGATTTATGGTATTATATATATGTCAGGAGGGAACAGGAAATGTTAGATAAAGCCATTAAATCAGGCAAAGAACATCGTAAACCTTATTACGATACACGACGTTTTGATTGTACTTGTCGCAATCATGGTTCTTGTGATTGGTGTAAAGCAAATCGACTTTACCAGATTACCAGAGAAAAAGACAAAGCAAACAACAAACTTAATGAATACTTTACTTGACAAATCCCAAATCCTGTGCTATAATATAATCAAGAAGTGAAGGAAAACACTTACAAACCAGAAAGGGTCTACACTATGAAGATTTCCAAGGCTATCGTCGATTCCAACATCCGCACCGCTATCTTCAATGCTCTGAACGTTGCCAACATCGAAGGATTCCACAAGATCAACGACCGCCAGTATGGTTGTATCGTTGAGGATGTCAACGGCGAACGTCGCTACGCTCGCGTGGGTGTCATCGTTGCCGAGGTCCGCGAGGACTGTACCGCCGATGAACTGATGGCGTCTGAGATCGCGGACTACAACGCGAAGCAGGAAGCCAAGGCGAAGCGTGCCGAGGAACGCAAGGCGAAAGCCGAGCGTGACAAGGCGAAGCGTGAAGCCACCAAGAAGGAAAAGGAAGGGGAGTAATCCCCTTCCTCCCGAAGGTTAACTTCATGTTAATTTTCGGGCCGGGCCAGAACTTAATCAAATCTTAACTTGACATTTCATTCAAAGCGGAGTATACTATATACAGAAAGAAACGAAAGGGGACTTCACAGTGGGCGTTTACATCGTGACTACCAATTACTTCATGAATGGCTTCTTCGGCATTTACACCACTGTCAAGCGTGCGCGTATTGCGCTTGAACAGTACTTTGCGGATGACGATGATGTCGTTGCGTTTGAGGACGTAGACAATTACAGCTATACCTTCACCACTCGTAACGGCGCACAGTTCAGCGCGGAAATTATGTGGGCCGATATTGACGAAGAATTCAAGGAGGATGAATAATTTATGAAGTGTCCTAATTGCGGAAATGAAATCTACGCGATCGATACCCTTGATAGTGATTGTTGCGGTGACTCTTATTTTGATCGCGTTGAAGGCACTTGCCCCAATTGCGGCAAATCATGGCGATGGATTGAGGTTTTCACCTTTGACCATTGTGAAAACATAGAAGAAATAAAAGAGGACGACCATCTTTGATGGTCGTTAACTTTATGTTAAAAAAACGGGCCGGGCAACATCTTAACAAAAAATTAAAGTGGGCTATTCGCCCACTTTAACCCATTCCAATTTTATCCAATCATATTCATACAAACCTACTTCATCATGCGGTAATTCATAACCAAAATAAGAATCAATCAATTCCATAGCTTCATGCGAAATAATTTTCTTTACACGAATTTTTTCGCATCTGTCGAAAGCATATTTAATAGCATCTAATCCTTGCTCTACTCCGTTTAAAAAAATCCAGATATACCCGCCATTTTTCCCAAAGAAATCATAAGCATTAAAAAACTCTTCCAACAGATCAAAAGCCTTGCCCTCATATTCTTCGCATTCTTCAAAGTTATCAAACTCAGTGTCATCATAAGCAACATAAGTAACAACTTCACGCATACTCAGTATCTCCTTTCCTTTTCTACATATATAATATCATAAACCCAACCCAAAGTCAAGTTAAATCCAGGTTAATAAACCGCCCGCCGCGAACTTTACATAAACTTTACACAAACTCTGTTGCTTCTTAACAGTCGAATATGGTATTATATACATACAAAAGGAAAGGGGATTTCAAAAATGTTGAAGTTCATTATCATGCTCGCGGTTTCCATTTGGCTCACTTCCTCTCTGTTTATGCTGTTCTTTTGGGCGAATGCTTTCATCACTACCTTGCGGAAAGATGGTAAAATTTTCCTGATGCCGTTTGGTCAATTCCTCTATTTCCACTTCTGCCCTATTGTACATACTGTCAAGTGCTTTAAAATCATGCGACAAATGGCCGAATTGACGAAACGCGGAGTGTAAACTCCGCGTTAAGTTTTCGCCCGGGCAGTAATGTAAATTCTATGTTAAGGAATTACCCGGCCCGAAATTTAACAAAAAGTCAACATAAACCCTCGCACAGATTTAACATTACTATGGTATAATATCGGGGGAGGCACCAGTTAGCCTAAACTAACCGAGTTAGTTGTGGCTAACTAACTTTTTCGGGCTTCGGGCTTCCCCTCTTCAGTATAGCACACTTTGTGTTAAGAATCAAGCATTTTTGTGTTAAGTTTAGGTTAAGTTCACACTTTAGCATGGTAGCACTTTAGCATGGTAAAGTGGTAAATCCCTAAAGTCCTACTATTTGACTATAGTATAAATTTATGTTATAATTATTTTAGAAAGGGAGGGTTATATTACACGGCAAGCTGGAAACGGGCCCGCGAGCTGGAAGCTGGACAAGCTGGATACGAGCTGGAAGCTGAATCACCGGCCAGCTGGAACCAACGCCACACGAGCTGGAAATTCCTGGCCAGGCTGGCGAGCTGGAAAGCTGATGCCAAGTATTTGACAAGCTGGAACTTTCTGGCCCGTTAGGAGCCATATAGAAGCTGGAATTTTTTAAAAAAAATATCCCATTCTAGTATAACATAAATTATTTATTTTGTCAAATAAATAATTATTTTTTATTTTAAAATAAAATTTTTTTATTTATTAAAATAAATTAAAATAATTTAAAAATAATTAAAATACTTTTCTTTTGAGAAAATAAAAATTGGAGGTACGAAAATGTATTACCGTGAAGTCATAAAACACCCTTTTGGCGAACATGTCGTAAGTGATTTTATTACATCTGACATATTAGGCATCGGGGCGAAAAATAAAAAACTTTATAAATGTTATTCTAATGAGCTGGTATACGATTGGGTGGAAAGCTGGGGAGAAAATATGACACCAGAAGATTTTCACTTTCATTATATATTTGACACATCTAAATTTGATTGGTATATTAACTTAAAGGAGCATATAATAGAATGAAAGAAGGCTTACACCTATCCGACGCCCTGACCATAGAAAAACCACAATATCAACGCGGGCGTCTTAATCTTTTGGTAGCCCAGACTGGCCAGGGCAAAACAACCGCCGCAGTCCATACTATTCCAGAACAGCTTGGCATTCAGCCGCAACGTTGCCTCATCCTTATAGATACCACAATGGGAGAAGAAGAAAAAATAGCACTTGACGAATGTCAAATGTGGGGCGAGAAGCTGGAAAAGCCCTACATCCTCAATTATCAAAAATTCGCCGCAATGGTCAAACGGGGCGAAATCACAGCTTCAATGTTTGACTATATCGCGTGCGACGAAATTCATAATCTAATAAAATACGTAAGAATAGACGAAGCAAATATCTGGCGTCGCAATCCAGAAAGTGATAGAGAAGTCATTTGTTTACTACTCGCACACGAGTCACTTTCTTACGTGGCCATAGATACACTTCTCCACTGGGCAGAGCTACAAGGTATATGGTGGTTTGGTCTCACAGCCACCGCGGACAGCCTAGAAAAATGGCCACGACTTAAATCTTACATCAATGAAATTCAAATTCAAGAACAGTTAATGGCCTATGAAGTATTCCAGAAATACTCCTACACCAATGTTCATACATTACTCGAATCTAACCCAGAAGTCAAACGCCTTATCTTCGCACCTACTATAGAACTCGCAGAACAATTCGCACACGAAATCGAAGAAAAAACAGGACGCAAAGTAATGTGTCTTTGGTCACGCAGGTCTACCAAACAAATGTCTACTACTCAATTAACCACTATAGAACATCTCCAACACCAACATAGTTATCCAGATAATATAGATGATATTATAGCCACAGAAGCCTATGCCACAGGCTGGAACCTAATAGATGATAACGTTCAAATCGTAATCGTTCATAGCGGAAACAAAGACATCCAGATACAATTTCCAGGGCGTAAACGAGGTGACTGGCAAATACAATATAACTATGACAGTCAAGCTGCTATAAATGAAAAACGTGTTATTCGTAAGCAGCTGGCCAGAGAAGAAGTAGCTAACACAAAATGGAATTTACCCACTGAATATCTAGACAGACGATTAACTAAAAAAGATAAAGAACAACTTATTAAAGAAATAGGGTACCCAAAGAAATGGACTTCACTTAAAAAAGATTTGGAACCATTCTATACAATTACACAAACTGGGACAGGAATAAACTACGGACATATAATTTCAGAAAAGTCAAATATTTGACTGGTAGTAAAAATCACTTGAAAAAAAACGGGTCCGGGGGTGTATACTATACCCCCGGACTCAAATTTTTTCAAATCTTTAAATGGTAGTGTTTGCTTGGAAATAAGGTAAAAACTATTTTTTAATTTTAAAAGTCAAATATTTGACAAAAGTGGAAATTTGGCGCACTACCATCTACTCTACCTACCATTTCTCCCCTACCTTTCCTACCCTACCGAAATTTTTCCTACCAAATTTTTCGTGTCCTGCCAATTGCCCCGTCCTACTCCCTACTTATTACCATACCTACATCCTTCCTATCTTTTGTTTACTAGGATGTACCCTTCTGGAAACCTACCCACTTTCTTTTTCTTCTCGTTGAAAAGGAATTTACGCGGCTTTGGTAAGTTTCAATAAATAGTTTTATTCAAACTTGACAATTCACGCAATTCATAGTATAATAAAAGAAAAAAGGAGTAAATAATTATGGCTTTCAACGCACTCGCAATGGCACACATCACCAAGCAATATCGAGCTGACATGCTCACCTATTGGCAAAAGCTCGTAAAGAACATTGAGTGGTCAGCATACCACGGTTATGATTACTATGTGCTTGACCCTCATGAGTGGCAACATATAGACAGGTTGCGTGAATATGGGTTTGAAGTTGTATATGATGATGTTTCGCATCAAGATGTTGTAAGATGGGATAATGTATAGTATAACTGGAATTTCATTTTCATTTCAATTTCATTTCTAGAACTGGAATTTCATTTTCATTTTCCCTAAAACATGCGGTTGGAATTTCAATTTCATTTTCTCCCGCAATTTCATTTTGGAATTTCATTTTCATTTATCCTGAAACTTTGCCCCTATAATTTCATTTTCAAATGCCCCTTAACCTACCCGCTACAATTTCATTTTCATTTCTCCCATAATAATGGAAATGGAATTTCATTTTCATTTCTCCCTATACTAGGCCGTCGCGTTGCGACGGCTCGTGGTCCCAACTTTTTCGCTACGCGAAAAAGTTGGAATCCACGGAATTTCATTTTCATTTGAAAGGAGATGTGCGGCCGCAACTACTACATTTGACTTTCCCAAAATTCCATGGTATAATTAAAAAAAAGGAGAGAAAAATATGACAGGTGAAGAATTCAATAATGTATTAAAAGATTTTAGTATGATAGCAACCAACGATGAAATTTGTGCGGCAGAAGCCAATGAAATCGCAATGGAAGCAATAGCATCAATAGAACGTCCCGTTGTTATGCGACGAATACGTGAGGCCGCAAATCAAGGCAAGTTTCAAACTTTTATTGATTGGGTATCAACCGATACAATTGAGTGGCTAGAACAAGAATTAGGATTTGAAACTGAATCGTGTGGTGGAGGAAGAATAGTAAAATGGAGAAGAGTGTAATTAAATTTTGTGCCGAAGGTATGCGTGAACTTACTACCAAATCTCAACGCTCATTAGAAAATAAAGAATTTGAAAATGCCAAGGATAAAATTATTGCGGCCGCGCAACAAGGACGTTATTCCCTACTTTTAACCCTGGAGTGTCCTGTTACAATTAAAAATTTACAAGCATTAGGTTTTGAAGTTCGTTATGCTACTGACATACCCATCACAGCATATGCGTCTGGTAAAATTCTAAATTACTATGATGTAAGTTGGCTTGACAAGCCAACATTTTAAAGTAGTATCCCAATGAAAAATTTCTAAATGAAATAAAAAGTCATAAAATTGTGGATGATAGAATACTTAATTTATGGAGGAAAGATAAATGGATATTAGACAAGAATTACAAAAAGCCATAGAATTAGGTGTTTCTATTAGTTTTATTGCTAGGAAAATTAATAAAGACCCCTCAACATTAAATAAATGGCTTCATGGCACTAAAAATGTTTCATTAGAAGTAGAAAAGGCAGTCCAAGAAACATTAATAGAACTTAAAGAAGCGTGGATGAATATTATGTCATAGTTATCCACAATTCTTTGGATTGTGGAGGAATAATTATGAAAAGTTTAGATTTAGTAGGACAAAAATTTAATTATTTAACTGTATTAGAGCGAGACTATGAATATCAAAAAGCAAAAAATTCAGATAAAGTCTTTTGGAAATGTCGATGTAAATGTGGAAATATAACCCATGTTATAACCAATCATTTAACTTCTGGCAAAGTAAAATCTTGTGGTTGCTATAAAAAAGAAGTTATACATAACAATCATAGTCATAAATTATTAGGTCAAAGATTTGGTCGATTACTAGTAATTGAAGAAACCAATAAAAGAAAGTATGGAGATATTGTATGGAAATGTAAATGTGATTGTGGTAATATAAAAGAAATAACGACACGTAATCTTATTTCCGGCGATACAGTTTCTTGCGGCTGCTATCATAATGAATTATGGAAAAAACAAATTACTAATGATAAAATAGGAAAAATTTATGGTAAACTTACAGTTTTAGAAAAAACTAACAAAACAGTCGCAGGTGATTGGATTTGGAAATGTAAATGCGAATGTGGTAGTATTGTAGAAGTATCATCCGCTTCCTTACAAAGCGGCCATACAATTTCATGCGGATGTATCAAATCAAAAGGTGAAGAAAAAATAAGTCAAATATTAAATCAAAATCAAATTCCATTTGAAAAACAAAAAACCTTTAATACTTGTATTTTCCCAAAAACTAACGCCCTATTATTTTTTGATTTTTATATTGATAATAAATTTTTATTAGAATATGACGGTATACAACATTTTGAACCAATTGGTGGATGGAATACAGAAGAGAGTGTTCAACAAACACAATTAAGAGATAACTACAAAAATCAATGGGCGAAAGAAAATAATATTCCATTAAAAAGAATTCCATATTGGAAATTAAATGATTTAACAATAGAAGATATTATGTCTGATGAATATTTAATAACTTGACAAATTATTAAAATTATAATATAATATATACAGAAAGGAGAGAAAGTATGGAACTTTTGAATTATATTAACTCTCATGAAAATTGGGAACAAGAACTTTCTCAGATGCCATATTCACTTAAAATTTCTCACAATGGCCCTTATGTACTTTTTAAGTATCAGCAATTTCTTTCTGATATGGGTCTACGTATCTGTCAAGAAGCACGTGGTGCTATTTTTCGCAAGGATGAAGAAGGCCATTATGTGCCTATTTCTGTTGCTCTGTGGAAGTTCTTCAATGCGACCGAACCTTATGCTGATACTGACATACTAGATTGGAATAGTGCCATTATCAGTGAAAAAGTTGATGGTAGTCTTTGCCGCCTAGCCTACGACCATTACGATAAGATTTGGCTTTTGTCTAGCAATGGTACTATTTTTGCACGCGATGTAGACGCAGGAAATACCAATTTTGAAGAAATCTTTATCCACATTTTAGGCGGCAAAAAGAAATACGAAGAACTATTAGAAAAGTTGAATAAAGATTATTGTTATTTCTTTGAAATGGTCTCTCCTTATAATGTAATTTGTATTCATTATAATGAACCTGCTATTTACTATCTGGGCCGTCGTAATATGATTACTATGAAAGAAGATGACTATGTATTGAAGTTTGATAATATCAAGCATCCTAAGACATATAAGTTATTTTCTTTGAGTGATTGTACTCGTGCGGCCGAAGAGTACAAAAACGATTTTGAGGGATTTGTAGTGCGTGATGCAGAATGGCATCGTGTAAAAATCAAAACTCCTTGGTATATTGCCATCCACAAAATGCGTGGTAATGGCCCGCTGACTGTTCTGCGTGTGGTAGAAATGTTTCAGGCTGGAACTCTTGATGATTTTGTTGCTTACTATCCCGAGTTTAAGGATTTCACTGATGATGTGGTTCAGCGTATTCGCTACTACATTGAAGTGTGTGATACTGCGTTCAAGGTAGTTATTAGTGTTGTAGGAGCAATGGGTGAGCGTCGTGATTTTGCTATGTATGCGAACACCTATATGCCTATCGTGCGTTCTTTCCTATACGCACGGCTAGATGAAAAGGTGAAGGATGGTAGCGATTACCTGATGAATATGCGTGCACGCACTCTGGCTTCTTACATTATGGCAGAAATGGAAACGACCAAGATTGGAGCAGTAGAAGATGAATAGAGCATGTGAAAGATATTTTCAAGAAGATATTTTAGAGCCCGATAACACTACTGTGCGACAAGCATATTATGCTGGTTTTCGCCGTGCCTATAATCTAACAGGCAGACAGGCAGAATGGAAGCGTGTGGATAATATGGCAGTTTGTACTAACTGCAATTGTGCTGTAGATAAATATATTAGTATCCATTATGACTTCTGCCCGCGATGCGGTATGAGAATGTGGGAACATAACAATGAAAAGGAAAAAGTATAATGACTAATACAAAGAAAATTACTTTTACTGCCATTGGAATTGCCTTGTATGTCGTGTTAAGTATGAGTATGAAGATACCGCTTATCGCACATATCAGTCTTGATTTAGGCTATATTGCTTTTGCACTTTATTGTTATCATTTCGGTACAATTTCTGGAATGATTGTCGGCGGAGTTGGATGCGTTTTAATTTCCCTAATTACTACCGGTTGGTTCCCGCCAGGATGGTTTCTTGGTAATTTAGTTATTGGTTTAATTTGCGGCTGCCTTTATAGGCATAATGCTACTATTAATAACATTATTATTACTATCATTGCGGTAGCGATTGGCATTTTAGGAATTAAAACAGTAATAGAATGTAAACTATATGGTATCCCTTATGCTGTAAAGATTCCAAAGAATGCTATTGCTTTTATTACTGATGCGATTGTAATGAGTGCAGGTACTTTATTCGCACGAAATAAAACAATTGAGAGGATTTGCCATGAATAAAGTTGTAGAAATCCTTATGCGGCGAGACGGCATCACACAGAATGAGGCCGAAAATCTTGTTGATGAATGCAGGGAAGAAATGGAACAAGCTATTGCGTACGGCCGCTACTTTGAAGCAGAGGATATTCTTGCTTCTTATTTGGGACTAGAACCAGATTATGTGTTTGATATTTTGATGTAGGAGATACAAATGAAGAAGATTATTATATTTATTTTGCTTTGCGTGCTAGCCTTCTCTCTATGTGCTTGCGGCAACACCACTACTACGTTTGATGGCAACAAACCAGCCCTTAGTGATAAGTTTGCTGTTATTAGATTGGATAGTGAAGGTTTCCTCGGTGATAAGATTGAATACATCTATGATAAGGAAACAAAGATTGTATATATGTATCTTTGGGGTGGCTATCACGCTGCACTTTCTCCTTACTATATAGTGGTAGACGGAGAACCTACTGTTGCTATCTATGGCGTAAATTATGGAGGATAATATGAGTATTAGAGATAGAATTATCAAGTTTTTCGGCGGCTATACGTTACAAGAATACTTTAAGTTTACTGATAGTATTACTAAGAGTAGTGCTTCTTTGGTAGACGAATTAAATGCTATTCAAAAACAAGTATCAAAACTAGATAGTTATGTTAATGGCTTAGAAAAGGCTATTGATAGTGCGAAAAATATGGATGTATGTGTAGTTACTCGCACAGAAAAGCCTATCATTTCTCTTGAAGTATCTAAAGTTTTGCCGCAAATAGAATATAATGATTTAGAGTTGGAAGATTATGTTAGAGGCGATATTGCACGCGAAGTCGGTATGAAAATGCTAGAACAAAATTTAATTACTTTTGCTATCACACCAGATGACACGTATGATAATTACACTATTCATGCGAAGGCAAAGGTAGTAGGACCATAAGACTAAACCTTTTGGTATAGTCTTATTTTTTGACTTTTATCAAAATTTATGATATAATAAAACAAAAGGAGAGGATAATGATGGAAGAAATCTTATCGCGTATTTATGATCTTATTCATATTGCTTCTCGTGCGAAAAAGAATTCGGTAAATGTTTCCGTACCAAATGATTGTCTAGATGGTGTTCTTTTTGATTTATATGATTGCCATTATCATATTAAAGTGGCAGGGTATGATGAAGCACTACAAGAGGTATTCTTAACTATTTCTTGGGAGGAAGATTATGAGTAATTTTTGGACTGCAGCCGAAGCACGTGAACATTCTCTTTTTGCCCTCAATCTTGAAGCACAGCAACAGCAACAAGTTCTTGATGAAATTAAACATAACATAGAAACTAACGCGGCGAAAGGACAATTTTGCTGTTATTACCATTGCCCTATCCATATGGCAGAATGGGCAAAAGAATTTCTAGAAAGCAAGTGTTTTAAAGTAACTGATTTTAAACATTTAAATGGTATAGAAACTATTTTCTACATTGACTGGAGTATAAAAAAGAATGATAGCACTAGATAGAGAAATGCCTAAAACTTGTTTGGAGTGCCCTTGTCTTCAAACTTATATTATTCCTGACGATAACGCAGATACAGAAGCTTGGATACGTTTTTGTGCGGCTAATAATTATACGCTGTACCATACTACTGCGGAAGAGTATTATGCTAGTGAAAAAGTAAGAGAAGAATGGGTTCACTTTCCTAAATTTGAAGTATGTCCTTGGGTAGAAGTAGGAAATGCTGGTTTAAAATGGACTATAACTATTCCTGAAGGGTGAAATATAATGACTGGACAAGAAAAGGTTTACAATGATTTTTGTAATTGTGTTGCGTTTCCAAAACAGTGTGAGAAATGTACATTAAAAAATCGTTGTGATTTTAAAAAATATGGTAAGGCTGAAATTCCGCTCAATCTTGCTGTAAATGTAATGTTTTTACTTAAAACGATGCTACAAGCAGAAACTGAATATCGTATTCCTAAGAAAGTTACGCACACCGCCACCATATATAAATGCTGTACTTGTCCTTCTTGCGGAAATGTTGTAGATAGATTTGATACATTATTTGGACAAAAAGTACGTGTTTTAAAAGCATATTGTGAGTATTGCGGCCAAGCACTTGATTGGACAGATGTAGAAAATAATGAAGGAGAGAACATTAATGACGTTACGGAATTGTCCACTTTGCGGTGGAGCTGATTTACATTTCTTTGAAGCAGGTCTTGCTCGTCGTGACGCAAATGATATGTGGTTTACTGAACGCACAGAAAAATTTATTGAATGTAATACTTGCGGTCACGAAGCTTCTGGTTGGAGTGAAGAAGAAGCCATAGAAGAATGGAATACAACAGAACCCTATGATTGGGAAATAAAGTGGTGGAAAAATAAATGTGGTATGTAAAAAAGAAAATACCAGTTCAAGCAGTCCAAATACCTGAAAATGATTTTGTAAAAGAAGGGACGAACTGGTTACGTGATAAAGCACCCCAGTGGCTAATTGATAATTGTGCCCTGGGGACTGTGTATTATTCAGAAGAAGGAATGGTTGTTTCTACCTTAGAGGGCGATATGCTTTGTCCTTGGGGTAGTTATATGATTTGCGGAGTTAAAGGTGAATTATATCCTTGCCGCCGCGATGTATTTGAAGAAACTTATGAACCGATAGAGAAACGATGAATAAAATTACAATAACAGACATAACAATTCCAAATAAGGAGAAAGAAATTGCGATTACACATGCAATTCTTATTATAGAAGATTATGATTACACATTTAGTAAAGAAACCAAGTGGCTATGTATGCCACAATTGCCGCATGAAACAGCAGGAAATTAAAGATACCTGCTGGTTTTGTGGTTATTTTTTCTCTAACTATGAAGTTGTGATGTTGGAGAATTATAAGGAACAACATGAAAACTAATAAAGGAACCGATTTAGAAGTAGCAATACATGGCGGTATATACGCTATTATGGTAGACAAAAAGCCTATTTATATAGGATATACTATGAGGCCATTTCCAGAAAGATTTCAAGAACACAAAGAACGTATTGCGGGATTAGCATATCCAAATATTTCTCTGTATGAAAATATGACTGAATATGAAAAGAAAAATTATTATTTTTCTATTTTATTTGATGTAGAAAAGGTAAAATATCAAAGAAAAATGAATGGCCCTTTCAATCGCAGAGAGCTAAAATGTATTGAATGTGCTTTTATTTATGCTTTGAAGCCGAAATATAATATAGATGGACTTATTAAACCTTATTCATTTTTATAAGGTATTAGGAATCGCGGCAAAGCCGCGAATTTTGGGGGATAAAATGATTAAAGCAAAGGAATTTTCTAATGCTGGTGAACTTCAACATATTATTAATACTCACAATATAAAAAGAGAAGACATTATTGATATAAAATGGGCAGCGACTAGTCATTGCAGTACTTATGGTTTGCTAGTCTATGAATTACCAATAGAACCATCTGTAAATGATATTCCTGTTCCAGATTTTATCTATTCAGAATTTGGACTCTAAAAATATTTGACAAAATCCCCAATTTCTGCTATAATAATTATAGTAAAGAGAGAGGGGATAATTCATTATGGAGATTATGAAGGCTACCACCGCTCGTATTATGACCGTTAAAGCAATTGAAGCTAAACGTGCTCGTCTGTTAGAAAATATGAATAGTCGTATTCTTGCTACTATTTCAGCGGGACAATTTGAATGTAATTTCAGAGTAGATTCTCCTGTTCTTCAAGACGAACTCTTTGATTATTTTACTTCTCTTGGGTATGATGTAAAATTTATGCCTAATGAGAAGAATGGTCTGAAGTATTATGACCCCGATAGCCGTATTATGACTATTTCTTGGGAGGATGCTATACAGTGATTGTCAAACCTTGTCCTAATTGTGGCCGTCTACCCAAAATCAAAGAAGGTTGTCGTCGTAAAAACGGTAATCGTTTTTATATGATTGGTTGTCCTAATTTATGCTTTGTATTGAAAACAAAAGATAGATGGACTGGATATCATGCGGCTTGGCTTTCATTTGAAGGCGATTATGATTATAATATGATGTATAAAAAATGGAACGAGGAATTAGAAAGTGAGTAAATTTTGCTGTGTTTGCGGCTGCGAGATTAAGGAGCATGAACCTTATTATTGTGTTGCACCCAATACCTTTACTTGCTTCAGCGATGAATGCCATACTAAGTATCGGTGGGATTTGCTCGCGGCCAGATATGTGGTGCCTGGACAACATGAATATTTTGTTGTCAACGGTAAACTCTATCAGATTGGCTCTGATAAGGATGAACCTCGTGGTATGAGCAGCCGCTTCTATGTTATAATGTTTGAAGATAATCATGTAGTTACCACACGTTCTCTTTGGTTCATTGGCGACGTCCCGAAATCCAAGCGTAAGATTTTTAAGCAGAATGCGTACTTTATTCAGAAAGGAGCATGTGGAGATTATGCCTGAATTTGTTATGACGGTCGGTATTAGCGGTAGTGGTAAGAGTCGTTGGTGCTATAATCAGCATAACATTGCCACCGATATAGTGGCGGATTCCGATGAAATCAGGAAAGAGCTGTGGGATGATGCTAATGACCAGCAGAACCCCGATAAGGTATTTAGTGAAATGTTCGCACGCACTAAGTCCGCTCTTTCTCATAATATCAATGTTTTTTACTGTGCGACTAATCTTGCGATGAGGCATCGTATTCATACTCTCAAGCAGATTAAGCGTCTTTTTCCTGATGTAAAGTGCCGTGCCGTTGTATTTAATACTCCTCTTTCCATTTGTAAGGAATGGAATAAGAAGCGTGAACGTCAGGTTCCTAATTGGTTGTTTGAGCGGCAGATTAAACAATTCCAGATGCCTGTATACAATGAGGGCTGGGATTCCATTGGAATAGTTACTCCCGCGGAATATGATGTAAAGAAGTTCGCAGAAAATATGTGGAACGATGTGCGTGCGACAGGCTCGCAGGATAATCCGCACCACACTCTTTCTCTATACGATCATCTGCTTGATTGTATTAATAAGGTTAGTGTTACTGGTCTGTCTTATAACGAGCAGATAAATATGTATTCCGCCGCAGGAATACATGACATTGGCAAAGCTTACACTCGTAGTTATGATGGAAACGGAATAGCACATTACTATTCTCATGATAACTACGGTGCATATCTTGCTATGAATATGGGACTACCTATTGAAGTTATTCAACTGGTTTGTTACCATATGAAGCCTTATGATACCAACGCTTCTTATGTATGGGAAAAGCGTTTGGGGGAAGAATTGTGGAAGAAAGTTCTTATTCTACATGATGCGGACGAAAGGAGCCATTAATATTATGAAATATTATAGCCGTGAAATTCTTGAACAGTATCTCAAAGATACTCGTTTAAATAAGATTTTAGATATTATAGATGAAACTGAGCCACATTTAACGGAAGATAAAATTGTTCCCGCAAATATTAACGTGCGGTTTTGCCGCGATTGCCCTCTATTTGAGCCTAACTACTGGCAAAAAGACCCAGTAGTTACAAGTGGATGGTGTAAGCGTATGTCATATTATGAAACTATGGAATATGAACCGCCTTTTTATGTTTATGTAAATAGCAATAGTTTCTGTAATGAAGATGATATAGGTGATGAAGATGGATAGTATTCTTATCATACTTATAATTATATTTTTTCTAATATGGTTTAATAACTACAATAAGGGTGGCTTTACCTAATGAAAGTATTATTTCCCAAATATCCAGGGCTTCTCGCCATTTGTAATGGGTGTGGAGCCCTCCTTCAATATACGCCAGCGGATATTTATGGCACAGTAATCTATTGTCCTCAGTGTAAGGCAACAACAGAAGTGCCTTATAATAAAGGATATGATGGTTTTGTAAAAAATCCAAAAACTTTGGAAGAAAATGCCAAAGAAAGTTGATAAATAAATTACTTTATTTATGAAAGGAGGGGTAAAATGACAAGTAAAGAAAAATTACAGTTCTTTGTAGATAACGGTATGTCATTAAGTTATATTGCTAATCGTATGAAAGTAGATATTACTACTTTAAGTAAGTGGCTTCATAATCAAAAAGGTATTTCTACAAAGAATGAAGAAAAAATGATTTTTACTCTTCAAAATATAGTTGAAGAATTTCAACATTCTTTGGAGTGATTAAAATGGGTAAATTAATAGATTTAACTGGTCAAGTTTTCGGTGAATTAACGGTTTTAGCAAGAGATTATGATTATGTAAAAGAACATAACATAAAACAAAATAGGCCATATTGGAAATGTAAATGTTCTTGTGGTACGATAACCACTGTATCTGGTGGAAATTTAACGCAAGAAAATGGCGTAAAAAGATGTATGAATTGCCGTAACAAAAACATGGTACACGATATAACTGGTCAAATATCTGGTAATTTAACTGTATTAGAATATAGCAAAACTGTTAATAGAAAAGCATATTTTAAATGTTTATGTAAGTGCGGTAATATTATAGAGGCGTGCGGCAGAGATTTAAATCAAAAGAAAATTCAAAGTTGTGGTTGTATAAATTCAAAAGGAGAACAAACTATTATACAATTATTAGAAGAAAATAATATTCCATTTGAAAAACAAAAATCTTTTAACACTTGTCGCTCTCCGCAAACAAATAGTTTATTATTTTTTGACTTTTATGTTGATAATAAATTCTTATTAGAATATGACGGCATACAACATTTTAAATATTATAAAAGTGGTTGGAATACAAAACAACAATTTCTTTTAAATAAAGAACAAGATGAATATAAAAATAAGTGGTGTAAAGAAAATAATATTCCATTAAAAAGAATACCATATTGGGAGTTAGATACTTTAACTATAAATGGAATTATGAGTGATTTATTTTTAATTAAGGAGGGTTAATATGTATCAAGAATATCTTTATTTTACCAGAGAAGGATGGATTTGTCCTAGATGTAAAATAATTTTAAATCCTTCTATGAATTTTTGTCCTTATTGTGGTATGAAAGAACAAACATTTGCTACTACCACCGCGAAGCCTGAGTGGATTTATAAAGAAGATAGAACTACAGGTGATGTTTTTCCTACTATGACTTGGCAGGACGCAGTATGGTTGGAGAAGTTTAGAGATGATTGTTAGTAAGGCAGTAGTTTATATTTGACTTTTTTCTAATTTTCTGCTATAATAGATATAGAAAGAAACGAGAAAGGAAAAAAACATTATGAATAAGAATGAGATTTTCGCACACTTTTCTTCTATTCTTGATACTATGCTCGACACTTCTCTTTACTTTGACACCTTCTTTCAGCGTCCGTTTTCTCTGCCAGAAGATATCGAAGGTAGTATCGACGATGAAGCTGTGCCCGAAAATCTCTCTATTCATTTTGGGGCCTCTCGCGGTTGTATTGTAGACAACGCTTATGATTACGTCGTGAAGTTCGATGTAGAAGAAGATAATGAAGGGTGCGTTTGTGAGCGGGAATACCATATCTATCAGCACGCGAAGGAAATGGGAGTAGCAGATTATTTTGCTGAGTCTATCTATCTTGGCACTTACGTCAAGAAGATTATGTTCTACGATTGTTCTTCTGTTAATTACTATGTAGATAATTATTACTACGACCCTGAATGTTATGAGAAGAGTTTCATGGAGCATGAAGATGAATTTGGCTCTATTCATGAAATTGTAATCTCCATTCCGCTCTATGCCTATCCCAAGGCAAAGCATCATTATCCTTCTTGTGTTGGAAATGATGAAGAAATTTGTAAGACTGCCGCACGCAAGATTATGTCTCCCCTGCGGGAGAACCTTTCTGTTGCGATTGAATTCATTCATGAATATGGCGAAGAAGCCTACCATACCATTACTGATTTTCTTTACAATGAGAACGTAAATGATATTCATTTTGGTAATGTGGGCAACATTGGGGATAGATATGTAATTATTGATTATGCTGGCTATCACTGTGGTGATAGCTACTACGATGACAAGAGTGAAAGCGAAGAATAATATATACTTGACTTACTTTCTATTTTCTGATATAATAATTATATCAAAGAGAGAAAGGAAATATTATTTTGAAAAGTGATAGCCATTTGTTTAAGTTGGCACGAGAATGTAGTTTCAAATCTGATTATAGTGGTTGCGGGCGGGCCCGCATAGGAGCGGTAATATCCTATAAAGGCACCGTACTTGCGAAAGGTTTTAATACCGACCGCACGCACACCGACCAAGCCAAATATAATAAATGGCGTTATAAAGATTGCGGGAATAAGTACCTGCCTTCTAAGAGCCATGCAGAAATGATGTCACTTTCTAAAATAAAATACTTGGATATTGATTTTTCTAAAGTTCATATCTATGTTTATCGTGAACTTAGGGACGGTAAGTTAGGAATGGCTAGACCATGCCCTGCTTGTATGGCCGCGATTAAGCGACTTGGAATTAAGAATATTCATTATACAACAGACAATGGTTATGCTACAGAAAGGATAACAGAATGAAAGTAGTAGGAAAGGTATTATTTGGCTCGCAAAATTACTACCTTGACAATTCTGATTCCGACTTTGATTACAAACTCCTCATGATGCCGGAATTCAATGATTTTTATACCTATCATAAAGTAGATAAAAATGACTTGCCTGAAGGATACGACCACGAACACTACAATGTTATGAGCGTTCTCAAGTTTGACGAGAACCTCCGCAAGGGTAATGTCAACGCACTGGAAATGCTTTTCTCACGCGAACAAGAGCTTTCAGACAATATGGCATCTTATTTTGGTATGGCCAAACTTGTTTATAATGAAGGGTATCTTTTTACAGTGTGGGATACTTTTCTCGCTACCGTAGAAGGTATGGTGAAGAACTCGCTTGACCGCTATGGGGTTAACCGCAAGTCTGCTTCGCGTGCTTTGTATCTTATCAATTTTTGTTCTTTTGTAGCCAAAGATGACTTTGCGGTTGATAAGTATACTTGGGGTGAATATGAAGTGTTCGCGGCTGCACGCGAACTTCGCTATAACGAAGAAAAGAAACTCCCCACACGCGAGGAACTTCTTACCATGTTTGAGGATATGAAGTATGGAACAGAAGTGTATCGTAAGCGTTATCGTCCTTATTCTGCGGTAAATTGGAATGATTTTCTCGCTCTTTGTATGCGGGAAGCAGTAAAGACTTCACTAAGGAGAGAACTATGACATTATTTAAAAATAAGAAGCGTGAAAAGCCAGCACTGCTCTATGTTCTAGATGAAAAATTACGCGAAGCACGTGAGAAGAAAGAAAACTGTTTCTACTACCCGTTATGGGATCATGAAGTGCTTCTTGCTACTTCTTGGGCAGTAAGTCATCACATGATGGTAGAAAAAGACCATCAAACTGATAATAACATTTTTTATAAATTCTGGGGCGTTAAGTAAGGGAGGAAATACTGTGAATAAGCTACAATATGACGACATTTATACAGAATGGGTTGAATCTAGAAACTTTTTAAGTTTCGATGATTTTGAAGAAGAAGAAAGTTATGCCAGAGCAATCTTTGGGCTTTATCATTGACAATTTTTCACCCTTTCAGAAAAATAGTAATGTTATTTATACTTTTCACCTTTATGGGCGCCCTTATTGTATTCGCAGTATAGACAAATTTAAATGGGGACAACCTGAATTTCCTGAAAAAGATATAGAAGATAATTACACAACTTACTTAATATATGATACCTATGAAGAAGCACGTAATTATGTAGACAGTATGAAAAAAGTAGAAGGAAGTAGAATATGAATTGGATGAATGTATTTTCTCATAGTTGGCGACCACGCTATTATTTAACCCATCCTTGGCGTTTTATCCAAGAAGTGTGGTACAATATTCGTGATGCGTGGCATCGTGCAACTCGTGGTTATTGCTACCGTGACGCGGCTGATATGGATGAATATTTACTTCATAGCATACCCGCACTTTTGCGTGAAGTAGCAGAAGGACCGGCCTACCCAGGGATTAAACCTTTTGAAACTTACGAGAAGTGGCAAGATTTTTGTAATTCTCTCGCGGATGTATTTGAAGCAGTCCAAGAGGAAAATTGGAGTGAAGGCCATAATGAATGGCAGGAAGAATGGGAAAAAGCATTCGATGTTCTTCATCCGCATTCCAATATTACCATTACTCAAGATATGACAGAAGAAGAAGCAAGAGAAGTTTGCTCTCTCTATTGGGAGCGTGAGAAGGAATTACGCAAAGAACGTGAAGGGATCATCCAAGATGCATATGCTACACTAGTAAAATATCATGATTATTTCTGGATTTAAGGAGGAAAAGGATTTATGTTTTTTACAAATAAGGTTGCTATTGATCGTATCAATTATCGTATCAATCTACTAAAGGCTCGCGGAGAAGAAATGAATAAGCGTCTTATCAATGCTCTTCTGCGTGAAAAGCGAAAGTTGGAGGAATAGAAATGCCCGAAATTATTACTAAAAGCACTGAGTTGCTTTCATTATATAATCGTCCTACTTTATATTATATTGTAGAATACTATGATAAAGATGTTCTTAGTAGTGAACGTTATAATTTACTGCGTAATGAAATTATAGAACATCCAACTACTTACATTGAGCGTCTTGATGCTGGTGTATATAGAATTTGGACTACATTTCCACACTGAGAAGAAAGGCAACTTTCTTCTTTTTTGTTATAAAAAAAACTAATTATTTGTTTATGTAAACACCTTTTATTGAGAAAATGTTTGGAAACAAACAGGTGAGGTGAGAAAATGGCATTTGAAAAGAAAACTTGGAAAAGCGGTGATGTTATTACTTATAATGCTATGAACCGCTTGGAGGAACAAGTTGCGGATAATACAAATAAACTATCTAGTATTGATGATATGGATAGTTTGCGTGATCAAATCGCCGCTATGGTTACAACTGCGTTTGATCCTATTTCTGAGCAAATATCAGCAACAGAAGAGAATCTTGACAATTTAGTAACTAAAACCAACATTTATGGTAGTAGTGGTGAAATTGATAATGGAAGCGAAGCCTCTCTAAAGGATTGGATTTCCGCACAAATCGCAAATCTTGGGGATGATATCACCGCACTGGAAGGAACAGATGCTCGCATCAAAAATGCTCTTGGTTCAGTGTATGATATAACAGACCCCGAATGGACTCTTGGCGTGAACAAGAGTATTGACACTCGTCTTATTGAATTACATAATGCTATTTTTGGTGATAGTGAAGCTACTGGAGAATCATTAACTGATAAAGTTGAAGATGCTTTAGGTCGCCCACTAGAACCAACCGCAGAAGAAATTGCGGGAAATAGTAATTATGGTTCTTCTTTACTTGCGTTAATTGAAGCTATTCAAGCAACATTGGGAATGAATGGCGGAAGTGCTAGTGGTTCTTTAGTAGATACTATTGAAAACGCTCTAGGCCGTCCATTGTCTCCAACAGAGCAAGAAAGAATACAAGACCCTAATTTAACAAAATCATTATACGAACTTATTCAAGAAATTCGTAGCACTTTAGGTATGGAAGGTGCTTCAAGTAGTGCTTCTACTTCTACACTAATAAATGATGTAGATACTGCTTTAAATCTACTCTATGGCTATACTAAAACAGTAGAGAATAATGAAACAACTATTGAACGCAATACTGCCCCAGTTTTGGCTAATTTGAACATTATAAATAGCTATCCTACTTTATATAATGATTTTTATAATGGAGCAAATGGTGCAATTCCTACTGTTCTTAGTAATTTACAAAGTACAGTTACAGAAGTTCAAACTAATGCACGAGAACTAAATACAAAAGTAAGCGGATATGATGATGTTATTACTGATTTATCTTCTGCTTATCGTGCGGCCGATGTAAAGACCTATAATGATAAAAGCTACTTGATTCTAAAAAGTGATTTAGAAGAAGAAGATGCTACAACCGTTGATGACATGACTAACAAAACCAATACCTATGTGGAATTACCACAAATGGGTGGAGGTGGTGGAGGAACAGCTTATGAATTAGATGCTTCATTTACTGCCAGAACTCTACCTACTAGTAATGCTATTGCTATAGGTGATAATTATATTGTAGGTTTTACTTGGTCGGTATTAGAAGGTGAAAATCCTGTTGCTATTGACGGTACATTGACTATTCGTTTGAACGGTACTATAGTTGATACTATAGCAATAATGTCTAATACATATGATACCTATAATTTAGGACGATATATCACAACTAGCGGCCGCAATGCTTTCACAATCACAGCGGTAAATGTGGCCACACCAACTCGAACTTTATATACTACTGTTATGGCGTATAATGCTGTATTAGAATCTAATTTTGACGCTAGTGTAATACAGACTGGTTCTTCTATCAATTATTCTTATACAGCATCTATTGGTTCTAGCTCAATAGAAAAAGTATTGCATATTTCTCTTGATGGGACAGAAATACAAACCTCTAGCAGTTTATCAGAAAGTTTACGTACTGTAGCATTCCCAACCCCTGCGGAAGGAGATCACTTATTAGAAACTTGGTTTACTGCTAATGTAGGTTCTACAACCGCACCAGTAACTATCACTTCTAATAAATTAGCTTATGGTATTATTTGCGGTCTGAGCAACTCGACTCGTATCGCAACTAATTTCAATCAAACTTCAATAGAACAATATCAAACTCTAACAATTGATTATTTAGTCGTTACCCCTAATCAGGACACAACTGTTGTTAATTTCTATGTTGGAGGATCAGCTACTCCAATCGTAGAAGAAGTAAATACTACTTATCAGTCAATTTCTTTCCCTGTTACTCAAAATGGTGGTACTTTAACCATCCGTATCGTTGCTGGTAATGCGGAAAAAACTTTACAATTAGAAGTTATTAGTAATGAAACTTATGATTTCTCTATGGTGGATACCGGATTACAAGCACTATATACAGGCGGTCAAATGACAAATGCTAATCCCAATCGTACCATTTGGGAAAATAGTGCTGAAAGTGTAGGACAATTAGATTATTATAAGAATATTCAAGGTACACTAGAAAACTTCTTATATTATAATACAAATAATTTTGATGGATGGCTACGTGATAATAACGGCCAAACTTTCTTACGTTTACGTAACAGAGGAAAGGTAAAAATGCGGTTACCTATTTTCAATTTCAATGTAGATGCCAATGGAAAAATTACAGATGGTATGACTTTTGAAATAGATTTCAAAACCTCTGATGTAACAAATTATAATACTGAAATTATTTCTTGTTATGAAGAAGGCCATAAAGAAGATAGAAACATTATTTTTACCGCACAAAACGTAACTCTAAATAACTCTAAAACTTTAGTAACTCAATATAAAGAAGAAGAACGTTTGACTATTTCTTTCGTTGTAGAGAATAGTTCTAAGGGGCCATTATATCAGCTAATAAAAATCTATATAAACGGCATTCTTTCTGGTGCGGTTCAATATGAATCAACTGCATTGAGTTATGAGGATATAAGTAAAGCTATTATTGAATTAGGTTCAGAAGAATGCACTCTCGATGTATATTCTATCCGTTTCTATAATCGTCCTCTTACTTTTGCAGAAGTTATAAAGAACTGGATCTATGATACAGGCTCTTATACAGATAAAATTGCACGATATAATAGAAATAATTATAAAGATTCTCAAGGCCGTATCGCATTTAATAGTTTCCGTAATGCTTCACCTGATACTCCTTATATGATTATCGCTGGTGAAGGTGACTGGAATAATGAAGATGGTCTAAAGGCAATGCCTACTACTAAATCTGATGGTACATATAATACAACAGAAAAAGGCATCACAGTAGAATACACCAATCCACTTAATCCAGCTTATAGCTTTACTAGTATTTGTGAAGATGGTGAAGTAGGTGTCGCAATACAAGGTACTTCTTCACAAGAGTATAAAAGAAAGAATTATAAAATCAAATTATCCATTTTCTTACAAGACGGCAAGTACCATGTAAAATCTCCTGCTAAGGCCGCGAATAAGGATAATTATTATGTTGAAGAATACGATGGAGAAGGCAAACGCATTTATAATACTCTAAAATCTGAATATACAAAAACAGGTTATAAACTAAGCGAGACTTCTTTACCAACCTTTACTTTTTGCATCAAGGCCGACGTAGCTTCTTCTGAAAGTGCTAACAATGTTCTAATGGTAAGAATATATGATGATTTAGTACGCACTATTGCAGGACTTACTCCTCCCCAGGAAGAGAATAGCAGTATACGTCAAGGTGTAGAAGGCTATCCAATGATAGTATGGTATTTGAATAAGAAGACTAATGAATATACTTTCTTAGGCAAATATAACTTCAATAACGATAAAGGAACAAAAGAAGTCTATGGATTCCAAGATGGCGACGAAAGTTGGGAAGTCGGTAATAACGAACGCCCTCTTTGCTTCTTTGAAGAAGGAGATGGCTCAGAGTGGAATGAATGGCGCAGAGCTTTTGAAACACGTTATCCTGATGATGATAGTAGTATGACAAAAGAGGAAGACCCATACACTGATGAACAAATAGCGGATCGTCTTGCTGGTTTGCGTGAAATGGTACATTGGGTTAGTAGTAGCGTAGATTGGACTGATGAAAATAAAGAAGATGTGGTATTTACACAGTCTATTATAAATGCAGTTACACCAGAAGATACTGCTTTAGCTAATACTTTAGGAACTACTCCTGAAATTGAAGCTTATAAGAGAGAGTTCCAGAATTATTTCCATTTGAACTTTATGGTGTTCTTCTTTGTTTATACTGAACTTTTCCTAATGGTAGATAACCGTGCGAAGAACATGTTTATGACTCGTTATAAGGTAACACCAGATCGTCCTTATAGCGGTACAGCTGTTACTTTACACTCTTCAGTCAATGAAACCGCCGAATATACTGGTTGGTTTAGTTTACCATATGATATGGATACTGGTTTAGGTACAGATAACGTAGGCCGCTATAAGTTTGATTACCATTATGAATCAGGAGATTATCAACCTGATGGTTCAGTAGTGTTCAATGGCCAAAAGTCTAAATTATGGGTAACATTTAGAAAAGTTTTCCCAAGTAAAATAAGTGAAACTTTTAGGTCATTCTTTAGTAATATATCTGCACAAATTATTGATAATATGTATGAAAACCATCAAGGCGTATGGTCCGAAACCATTGTCAATGAAGATATGGAAGGAAAGTATATTGATTGGATTACTTACGACGAAAATGGTACAGCCGTTTCACGTGATACACGTGCTTTACCCATGTTGCTAGGCTTGAAAGTACAACAGCGTAAAGCCTGGTTATTCAATAGATTCCTCTACTTTATTAGCAAAGAGGCACCAGATGCTAACGACTCTATTTCATTAGGTGTAAGAAAAGCAGAATTAAGTATTCCTGTTTCTGTTTATGCTGATTCTTATGTTACATTCAAAGTCGGTGCACAAGATCCCGCACCAACTAGAATACGTGTAGGCATAGGAGAAACAAAAACTATTGTACGTGATACAAGTAATTCTTCTGGTACCGCGGGCGACCGCGTTGAGTCTAGTATGATTCCTGCTTCACGTATAAAGTCTATTGGAAATCTAGCTACTTTACAATTGAATAATGCTGATTTCTCTAAAGCGATTAGATTGCAATCATTACAAATCGGTAGTGCTAATCCTTCATTAGAAAACACTCGTTTAGACACTATTAACTTAACTGGTAATAGATTATTACGTAACTTTGATTTACGTAATTGTTCTAATTATTCTGCAGATTTAAGCTTGCAGACTTGCCTGAGTCTAGAAAAAGCTTATTTAAGTGGTACTAAAATCAAGAAAGTTATGCTACCAAATGGCGGCGTCCTTCGTACAATTCAGTATCCTGAAACTATCACTGAAATCAAGATCGAAAATCAGCCATATCTAACTAACTTAATTATTGGCTCTGATTTGCCGGCGGATGAAATCACAGAGGAAGATGCTCCATTTGTAAATGAGTTTGATATAGCTAATAATGATTACTCTAACATTACTTCAATCGTGCTAGACAATATCGGTGAAAGTATCAATGTGCCCAATATCGTAGTTCAGAGTGAAAACTTAGCCAGTTGTTCTTTAAATGCACTAGTATTTAGAATGACTAGTTCTGCGTTCAAGACCTTCTTTGATAAGTTAGTTGATGTTGACGCAACAGTAACTAATTGTACTTTGTATCTAGAAGATGATTTATCAACTGTTGGTATGACAGTTAATGATATTACTGATAAGTTCGATATTAAAATCTTTGACAAAACTGGTGCAGAATACTTCAACGTGCGTTTCTATGACTTTGAAGGTAATTGGTTAGCTACTCGTAGCGTAGCTAGTGGAACTCAAGTTCTAACTAATGATATTGATAATTACTTCACTCCTGAAGTAGAGTACGCTCATAATAATATCACAGTTGATGATTTAGCTAATTATGAGACTATTCAAGGGTTTGGTGGATGGAATGTAAATCTACAAAATGTTACAACTGACTTAGAAGCACGTCCAGTAGAAGTAACTAAATACCGTATGGCTTATCATTATTTACAAGATTATACAACTCGTGCAGTTCAATATTTATATTTCGCAGAAAACGCAAGCATTACACGTATTGCTCCACCAGTGTTTATCTATGAATATAATCAGTATAATGCTTCTCGTTGGACCGCAGATAGTAACGAACCAGAGAATTATCCAGAAGAAGATGAGCGTACTGCTGTAAGCCAGAATGCTTTGAAGCAGGCTTCTAGTGAAGATTGGTATTTGTGCTATACTACAAGTGCGGCTGTATATCAAATAAGAGTGTATAACACTGACACAGAAGGAAATAAGACAGAACTGTTAGGTAGTTTTGAACGCACCGCTATTGGTTCAAATACTACTGTTACTTTTGCTAATTTGGAACAATACATGCCTGCGGAAGGTATTATCGCAATCAATAGCACAGAATTAAATGTTCCTGTTGAAGAACGTGAATATCAGTTCTTATGCTGGCAGCCAAAGATTACTTCTGATTCTGATGGAGCAATGCAAGTTGTAGGTGATACAGATATTCTACTCCGTTATTACAAAACCGATGATGTTTATACCAATTACTTCCTAAATAAAATAACTGAATTGGAACTAAGCGAAAATGTTACTCGTTTACCACCTGGTTCTTTCATAAATAACTCTAATTTGACTAAGTTAATAACTTACGCGGAAAATATAGGAGAAAATAGCTTCTCTGCTTATTTCAATGATGCTCCTGATAACAAAATACGTTACTTTGTATTCAAGGGCGATAATGTAACATTTGATGATAAATGTTTCTATAATTTAGGAATAAACTCTTCTACTTCCTCTACTGATTATAAAACAGTAATTATATTTGAAGGTACTGGACAATTTACCGTGGCAGAGTCATGTTTCAATGCTATAAAAAATTGTATTATAATTATTCGTAATAGTGATTATCCAATACGAGGAGTTGGCACAATTCAAAGTTTCGTTAGCTTCAATGGTAATAATAATAGGATTTATGTTAGTGATGGTGCTAGGGAAGCATACGATACGGATAATGCCGTTCCTGCTGCGATAAAAGGTAATGCAGGTAGTGTTGTATTGAGAGTTTCTAATAACTGGACCGCCGGTATAAATATCAAGAGTATTTTAGAGGAGGTGGGAATAGATGTTGACTAATGCTATACAAAGTAAAGCTAAACTTGAAGAGTTCTTCCAGAACTCTTCAAGTAGCAAAATAATAGATATACCAGAATTGGTTTATATTGATAGTGCTATGGCACAAGCAAATGGATTATATTTATCAGACAACAATATTACTGAAGTAATATTAGAAAATATGGAACAACAACCTTATAGATTGGGCGGTTCAAGTATAATTAAAGTCAATTTGAATCATTTGAAAAAAATTGATGGTGCTGGTCGTAATAGCGGAAATTATCCAGGAGGATACTTGCCTCATTTTCTATACAACACAAAATTAGAAAAATTGGAATTGCCTCATTTTTTAGGGCCTACTACTTTCTTTCCGGCCACCAATATCCAATCTGGTAATATTCAACCTCAACAATCTCCTAGTTTTGATAGAAATTATTGGTTGAAAGATGTAGGATTAGGCCGCGACATAGCATCAATAGAGGATATAAAAGACTTCAATGGTTTATGGTTTAGAGATCATTATTTCTTATACGCCTTACGTTTATATTATCCTAAAGTAATAGAGCTAAATCGTACTCCTGAGTTCCTTATATATAGTACTCCAATAGGAACTGGTAATGGTTACATTTACGTGCCTGATAATCTCGTACAGGATTATAAACAATCCACTTCTTGGACTGAGCTTAGTGCAAAAATTAAAGGGTTATCAGAGTATGAAACCGATAAGCTTGCATTCCAAGATACAATTACCAAATCTTGGAGTGAAATAATCGCAGACTGTAATACACGTACAATGGATAATTCCTATCGTGTTGGTGCACGTAAAACACTTTATATAGATGGCATACCATATCAAATGACGATACTAGGTCTAAATAGTGATATTCGTGCGGATGATGGCAGTTATGCAATGATTAGTTGGGGTTTAACCACAGCATACGACTTTACTCCACTAGAAGCCATCAGTATGGATACTGCTATTGCGAGAAATTACAGCCAAGAAGGTTCTATTCATACCTATCTAAACAATTTACTACTAAACTTCCCCGCTGAACTACAAGCAGAGAATGGAATAAAGGAAGTAGTGAAAAATAGTTATGGCTTCAACGAACAAGGAACCCCTAATTATTATCAATCTAGAGAAAAGTTATGGGCTTATTCTGATATAGAACTCGGAGTTTCTACCCGTGCTTCTGTATCAAATTTGAAGCCTTACGCCTATTTTGATACTACTCAAATATCTGGTTCTGCTCCAAACTTTACAAAGGGTGCAACATACAACGATAGCATCCGAAGCTCTATGTATATTCCACTTCGTGATTTTAGTAGTAATAGTAACAACTATCCAGATAGCCTCCAGTACAAGTCTGCTTCTAGGTCAATGGAAGTTGTATCCGGTGGCAGTACAGCACCTTATGTAGTCTTTGGTTTTTGTACCTAAGGAGGGATTTTATGTTAGTTTATGAAACTTACAAGACACCAGCTATGTTAGAACAAGGAACTCGTATTAGTTCTGATAATGGCTTTTATATTTCATATAATAATAATTTATACACTGAAATTGTACTAACTCGTCAAGAAGAAATAGAAAAAGTAACTGAAACAGAAATCGCTTATGCTTCTCCCGCTATTACAGCAGAAACTTTTAAATCTATCATTATGCCTGACTATGAAATTATTACTCGTGCCGAAGCTATCGCCGCACGCCAAGTAATAGAAAAAATGTTAGATGAATTAGATGAAAGTGAAGTATATGATGTCTTTTGCTTATTTAGTGCTTGGGAACCAGGCGTAAGATATGCCGCTGGACATCGCGTTGTTTTTGGTAATGATATTTACAATGTCGAAAACACTCATGTTTCTAATCTTTCTCCTATCGAAGACAAGGCAAGTTATACTCTCATACTTAAGCCTACTAATCTTATTCCTAATTGGTCTGAACAAGACACTCCATATGAATTAGGAGCAAAGATAAAAGTTGGCGAGCATGTTTATGAGAGTTTAGTAGAAAATAATCTATGGCAACCTGTAGATTTTCCTGCGGGCTGGCGTTTAATAAAGTAAAAATGGGGAAGTCAAGTAATACTTGACTTCCCTTTTATTTTTTGCTATAATAATTATAGAAAAAGAAAAGGAGAAAAGTATGTTTATTTTAAAAATTCTATTATGTATGGGTGGTACAATTATTCTGGCAGCGGTGGTAACTAGTATTGAGACATGGCTTGAAAAACATCCAGTAAAAGAAGAAAAAAGTGTTCCACTTTATTTGGAGAGATAATAAATGAATAACCTTATTTGTCCTTATTGCGGGAAAAGCTATTATATGGAGCAATATTCTACTATGACCGCTATGTATTTCCCGCCCATCTATAAAGATGGAGTAAACATAAATCCTGATAGAAATATCACTACAAGTGTTTGCCGCTGCTTAAATTGTAATGGTATTTTCTCTTACCGTACTTGTGGAGGCGAACTTATTGATGATTACGGGATTAGTTAATTTTTTTATAGCATTAATTATATTTTTATTTTGTATTTTATTATTGCCACTATCATTGATTTATGCTATAATAAATATTATACTCGATTTATTTAGGAGAGATTAAATGGAAAAAACTGAATCTAAATGGCCCACTTGGAATAAATGGCTTCATGAAATTTTTAAAAATTATGAGACTGGCAATAATCATAATTTTCTTGAGTGGCTTAACACTCCGATACCAGAAAATGAAGCTAAACGTTTTAATATTCCATTAAAGAAGGAGTTACAATGAATAGATTTATTGTAGACTATAATTATTATAATAATCAAAGATTTTCAAAAGAAGTAGAAGAAAAAATTAAAACTAAAGAAGTTCCAATGAACGGCCATTTAGGCAAGTACGCGGCAAAAATTCATAACGAGGAAGAACTGGAACTAATCAAAAATTATTGGGAAACTGCACTTGCTTCTTGTCAGGGAACTGTTATTATTGAAAATGGTGATTTCCGCGGGCCAGATTGGTATTTTATTTACATTATCAATGAATTCGGATATGAAACTGTTTGTACTTTAGAAACTCTTACAGAGCGTAAACAAGAATGGGAAAATTATATTAACCAATTTGATTGACTTTTATAAGAAATTATAGTATAATATAAGTAAAGAAAAAGAAAAGGAGAAAAATAAAACTATGAAGATTAACATTACTAAGGATGACGCACGATTTATTGTAGACGAGAAGAAGGGTAAGGTAGTTTGTATTATTGATAATACTCGTAACCTTTTTGTACTTTATGCAGAAGATAATCTCAGAATTAGGCCTGATTGTGATGGTGACGATTGGCTTTTAGAGTCTAAGCTATATCCTAAGCTACTTATGCCCAATCGTTATGTTGGTGTAGCGACTTGTAATCCAGAAGATACTTTCTCTGTTGAAACTGGCAAGCTAATTGCTTTTTCTAACGCAAAGGATAAGATCCACAAGAGTTTCTTTAAGCGTGCGAATACCTATGTGAACACCATTGATAGTTGGCTAACTCAGGCCGTTGATAGCATCAATCGTTATGGTGAAAAGGTTGAATTCAATACCCAGCGTCGTCATGACAAGATTACTGAACTAGTAGGAGAGCCAAACTAATGGGGAGTAGAATTATACTCCCCTATGGCGAAACAGGAGAATATATTCAAAAAGCAATTCCAAAGGATGAATTATTACAAAACTTTAAATTTCCTTCTTTAGATGCTTACATGAACGACAAAAGCACTTTAGAAGAACCAATTTTCATTGATGAAGAACAAGAATTTATTTTACCTGTTTGGTCAGCTATAGAGCAACAATATAATGAGTGGTACAATTGGTATTCTGCACCAGAAGAAATTCGTAATTTTCTTGCTCCAATCGTAGGTTCATCATATAATGAATATCATTTACCTGTTCTCTATTTTCCGCGTTTTATGCCTATTATGGATGAAGTAATGGTAGATAGTTTAATAGAAAACGATGCTCTTATTGTCGCGGGAATGAGAATGGAACGATTTAATATAAAAGAAATTGATGTTATTCATTTCTTTCAAGATTTACGTAAAGTTTGTGATTATTTAGAATTAAATGAGGAAGATATTTATAATAATCCATCTAATATTGGATATAATCCTACTTTTGGTTTGCGAATTATAGATTATGGACTATCTAATACTTGACTTTTTCTTGAATTTCTGCTATAATAATTATAGAACGAAAGGGAAAGGAAAAGAAAATGATGAAGACTTTTACGCATTATGATGAAGTGGCTGATTGGACTATTATTGACCGCAAGACCATTTATGCTTATGATACGAATGAAACTCCCATTGAAATCGTAGAAGTTCAGATTGGCAATCTGGAAGTAATTGAAATTGAAATCAATAATAAGTATAATGCTCACACGTTGCCTATTACTCGCTGGATTACTGCCCATGAGTTGGAACGTCTGACGGAGGATGCTGGTTATATCGTATGGTAAGTTGGATTTGGATACCTATTTCTTTAGAAATAGGAGTAGTTTTAGGTATTATTATTATAGGTTTATTTTCGGCAAATAGATAAAGGAGAAAAATGAAGTATTACAACGAGGAATCTTATAGGGCTTCACAAGAAACACAACCACAAGAAGTAGTAACTGAAGAAATTGGATGCGGTTTTTGTTGGGACAAAAAGCGAAAGAGAGATAAGGAACTATTTTTTCTAGACAACGCAAATAACATGCGAGTTTGTAATTTTTGTCCTTATTGCGGCCGCAAGTATAGTGAAGTAGAGTAAGGTTTATCCTTACTCTTTTTTACTTTATACAGAAGAAAACAAGGTAGCCCGTCAGTAATCATCATACACTTTTTATGAAAGATATTTATATCGCGGAGGCTACCTGAATGAATGGATTTATGAATATTAGAACAGATGAATGAACGTGAAGCAGCACGTAAATTAGATCATCTAATTGAACATGTAGAAAAAGAAATAGAAGCTGCCGAAAATAAAATGATGAATCTTGAAAGCATAGGATATGATATGTCTTATATCCTACAGCAACAAGATGAAATGAAGCGTCATTATGCGGACAAAATTCGCACTATGAATGACAAAAATGCTCAATTCCGTCGTCGTAGAGAAGGCAATTATGCTAATTATAATCTAGATGACGACGATGAATGTGATGAAGAAGAATTTGGGTATTATAACAGACATAATGATTATAGATATTATAGATAATAAGTAGGTGATGATAAATGATTAGGCTGATTCAGCGTCATTTAATCATTCCTCGCGGCGATACCGGTTCATTTACTATTCCCGCATTGGTGACTCCTGATGTGAATGATATTGTTGTATTTTCAATTTTTGATCCTCTAACACATAGAAAAATTTTTCAGAAACGTGTTACTGCGATAGGACAAGTTATTACTATTGTATTCGCACATAATGAAACAACTAATTTACAACCAGGTAAATATGTGTGGGATGTAAAATATTATAAAAATCCTACAATTGAAGATGATGAAATAGTAGATGCAGATGAGGTCAATTCTTATTATGCAGGATTTACACTTCCTATATGCGAAATTAGAGAAACTGCGGAGGATTGGCCTATATATGAATGGTTAGCTAAGTACGATTTAGGCGATATTGTAAAAAATATCGCCTCTATCGTATTAGAGGATGATTATTCTTTAATGATTTATTTTACTGATGGAACAACATATAAAACAAGTAGTATACGCGGCGAAAAAGGTGATGCCGGTACTTCTTTTATTCCTTATATAGATAATAATGGTATACTTTCTTGGTCTAATAATGGTGGGAAAGAAAATCCTCCTGATATAAATATAGTAGAAGCAGTTATCGCGGCCTTACCTTCTGCCATTGGGGTGGGTTTCTAATGGGATTTTATGTAGTATCTGATACGGTGCTTACCTCTATAGCGGATGCTATTAGAGTAAGGTCAGGAGAAAATAAAGAATTAATTTTCCCTACAGATTTTATTGAAGAAATTGAAACCCTCGCACAAGATTATGAAATATGGAATGGAAATTATATCGTTACTCCTACTATCGTGGCTCAAATTTTAGAAACACAAGGAAAAGTAATGAAGAATAATATGGTAATAAATGAAATTCCATATACAGAAGTTAGTAATACTTCTGGCGGTAATACGGTACGCATAGGGTTTTATGGAGAGTGATATAAATGCCAAATACTTATAGAAATAAAGTTATATTTGGTAATGAAACTTTAATTGATTTAACAGGCGATGACGTAAGCCGTAGTGATGTATTAGCAGGGAAAAAATTTCATTTACCAACTGGTGAGCCTACTACTGGTACCTGTGATTATGATGCTTACACTAGTGATGCTACGGCTACAGCGGCTGAAATTTTAGCTACTAAAACTGCATATAAAAATGGTAGTAAATTAGTTGGTACAATGGCCAACAATGGTGCAGTTACAGGTACAATTTCTACTAAAACTGGTCAATATACTGTACCGCAAGGCTATCATGATGGCTCTGGTAAAGTCGGTATTGATAGTGCAGAGCAAGCTAAAATAATAGCAGAAAACATTCGTTCCGGCATTACTATTTTAGGTGTTGAAGGTACTATGAGCGGTAGTGAAGCAGTAAAAGCAACTTCTGCGACTATTACTCCATATACTACAGCACAAACTATTACACCTTCTGATTTAGGTGATTATAATGCCATTACACAAATAAATGTCGCGGCGATTACTTATACAGAAACTGATAATGAATTCGGTGGTGTTACAGTACAAATTGGCGATGTCATCCCTACTTGAGGTGAGATAAATGGCAGTAAATAAAGTACAATTTGGCAATACTACCGTTATGGATATTACTGATACAACCGCAGATAGTAACAGTGTACTTGCTGGTCAAATTTTTTACGCAAGTAACGGCACTAGAAGTGTAGGGAGTTTAAATGATGCTACAACTACGACTCATGGCCTTATGACAGCAGAGGATAAGATAGCAATAGAAACTTTTAAATCTTTACGATTAAGTGTAGACGCACAAGGGTATATATGTCAAACAGTGGAGGTGAGCTAATATGCCCGATTCAACTAAAAGAATACTTACAGATGAAACAGGACAAGGTATAGTTAGCGCCCTTCAACAATTAATAGGTGTCGTGGATCCAAATGGAACAGCAGTTGCCGCCGCGGAAAAACTAAACGGTCTAACTGTAGAAATAAATGGTTTATCAGCAGGTGCTTCTCCTACTGCCGCCTTAACAACTGTAAATAACCATTATCATCTTGCTTTGAATGTACCAATAGAATTGCCTACTGTTACTGCTTCAAATAATGGCCAAATAATAAAGGTAGAAAATGGAGTTTATACTGTAGCTGAACCGCCAAGTGGTTTACCCACTATTACCGCAGCAGATGATGGTAAAATTTTACAGGCAGATAATGGTGAATGGGTCGCGGGTGAAAATTTACCAGCTGAAATGGTTGGTGCCACCGCACAAAGTGATGGAGAAACTGGATTAGTTCCCGCACCAACAAGTGGTGATGTAGACAAATTCTTATCTGGAGATGGCACATACAAGAGTGGTGGTTTACCAATGGTTATTTTATCCTATGGTAATTCTACTTGGCAAGATTTTATTAATGCTTATCGTAATAACGTTATTGTATACTGTCGTGCTTCTTCTAATAGTAACCCAGCTACTGGTACACAAACGCGAATGGGATTTATGGCTTATGTAAATAATCAGAATAATCCAACAGAAGTTGAATTTCAATATTATCGTTCTATGAATCCAACTAATAAATCAATTAATCAAATGAGTGACCAAGTATATGTTTATAAATTAACTTCTGCTGGCACATGGACAGTTACTAGTCGTGAAGCAAGTATAAAAAAGATAGAAGTAGCTAGTACAAGTGCTGGAAGCGTTGCTTTTGACAAAAACACCACTGTTTTAACTATTAACAGTGGATTGCCTAGCGTCACTTCTGAAGACGAAGGTAAAATTCTAAAAGTAGTCAATGGTGTATGGACAGCGGTTGACCCTTGATGAGGTGTTAAAATGAAACGAGAAATCTATGAAGTATATGCCAAAATAGTAGATGCTAATGGTGCATATAATACTTTAAGCGGCTATCCAAAAACATTTGATAGCAAAAATTATAATAATGATTTAGATAAAACTCTATTGCGAGCACGTGGTGAGTTCTATGAAACACTCGGTGCTATGTGTAAACGAGACGATAGGCAAAAACAATTTGTATTACTTATCCGTTCAGATGGATTAGCAATCGATTCACAAAGCATCGGAGAATTGGCTGATGTTGAGATAGAATAAAAATAATATAAGGAGGTAACATATGATGATAAAAGATATAGCATATGAGCGTCGTCGTACTAGAGATTTACTTCTTGAATACGACATAAGTATTATGCCTCCTCATCCTCGTGCAGCAGGATTAAATATGATTTATCCTTGGGAAAATATGCCAACAAGTGTTTTAAGTCATCAATTATATATGGTGGCACAACAAAATGGATATAATGGATCAGAACAATTATTTTTAGATAATTTTGGCAATTTCGTTTCTGATAAAACAGTTCTTTATGCTAGATTTATTGACTTTCCAGAAATGGGAGAAACAAATAAATTATATTTTGATTTAGATGAAAAAATACTATATTATTGGGATGGTAAATACATTCCAGTGAACGCGATGTTAATCGCTAATACTATTATAGATGGGGGTGAAGCCTAATGGCGGAGCAAAATAGTTTACGCGCAACTCTTATCATAAGAAATGATACCGCGGCTACCTGGGCTTCTAAAAATCCTAAGTTGGCAAAAGGCGAGATGGGCGTAGAAATTGATACCGGTTTGATGAAAATTGGTGATGGCTTGCTAAATTATAACGCTCTTCCCTATTTGAATGATGGAAATCAAAGCCTTGATGGTGTTTTAGTAAAATTAAATAACAATAGTCAGATTTCATTAGCTAACTTTGGTGAAAAATACTGGAAATATGATACCAACACAGGTAACATAGTTGAAGTTAATGAAACTGATCTATCTAGATGGCCTGAAACAGTAGAGCTTGAAATTCATAATGGTACTCCCCGCTGGGTCGCACCACGAGCTACTTTTAATAAATTAGAGGGTACAATTGATGGTGTGTTAGTTACTTTAAGTAATTTGGAACCAATATATGATGCTGAAGCCGCTTCAAAGTATTATGTTGATAATACTATAGAACAAAAAATTGCTACAGCTGGTTTATTAAGTCGTCAAATTGTATCTACGTTGCCAGCAAATCCAAGAGAAAATGTTATTTATATGATAAAAGATAATTCCGTTACTAGCGGTGACGCATATAAGGAATACTTAGTTATAAATAATACTCTTACTCAAATTGGTGATACCACAATTGATTTGAATGGCTACGCACAAATTACCGGCACTCTTGTTCCAGGTAATTTAATCCAAGTAGGAGAAAATGGAGTTTTAATTGATTCGGGTATCGACCCAAGTGATATAGGTGCTTTAACAGTAGCCACTACTTCTAGATTAGGTGGTGTACTATCAAGTAATGCGGCGAATAGCGTATCTGTTGGGGTCACTGGTATTATGTCCTTAAATCAAGTTTCTACTAATCTATTATACGTGCCTGATGACGGTAGCGAACTTATTTTAAATGGCGGCACAGCGTAAGGAGGGGTATAAATGGCTAGTAATACATTAAAAACTAGAATACAGCTAAAATATGATACATATGTTAGATGGATAACTAGTTCTTTTGTACCTCTACTAGGTGAAGTTTGTATCGCAGAAATACCTAGCAGTTCAGCCAATAGCGGGCTTACTCCTCCCGCTATTGGTATTAAAGTAGGTGATGGTGTCCATACTTTTGCACAATTAGCTTGGATACAAGGCGTAGCCGGCGATGTCTATGCTTGGGCAAAAGCAAGTTCTATAATCAATGAAAATACCAGTACTGATTTATTAAATTTTGTTGAAGAACATTCAACTAGTTATCAAATAGTACAGGGTACAAATGCTGATGTAAACAAATATTTCTTACAATCTCGAAATGATAGCAACGATCCTTGGACTACAGTAAGTACAATTGATTTATCAGCTACTATTTCCCGTATTCAAACTTTAGAAAGTGCAATTGGAAACTTGGGCAATGCCGCGACACATGATGTAGATTCTACTATAGATGATCTAGATGCTGACACTAATCTGCCAACTTCTGCGGCAGTAAAGAGCTATGTAGAAAGAAAATTAGGTACTATTGGCGGAGCAATGAAATTCATTGGAACCGCAACGGTAGATATTACTGATAATACCTTCCCTGCTATTGCTAATTACACTACTCCAGAAGCGGGCGATGTAGTGCTTCGTAGCCAAAAAGAATATGTATGGAATGGAACTGAATGGCAACTATTTGGTGCAGAAGGCGATTACGCATTAAAAACCATTACTGTAACAGGCACTAATGGACTTAGAGGCGGCGGTGCTATCAGTAGTAATCAAACTATTGAACACTATGTTCCTACTTCCAACGATGGCACATCAACATTAGGTTCTGCATCTGATAACAATGGTCGTACATACGTTCAAACTATTGCCACAGATAATTACGGTCATATTACCAGTGTTACTGTCGCGGCAGAAACTGTAACTGATACTCGATATGAATTAGTACAGGACCAAACAAATACCAATCAATATACCTTCCGTGAAGTTGGTGCACAATCTGGTACTACATTTACTATTTCTGAAGAAGGTACAACATACACATTTGCGGAAGGAAGTACAAACGGTGCTTTTAATGTCACTCCTTCTGATGCACAAACAGCACAGTCTGTACCTGTTCACGGCCTGACCAATATTGCCTTCGGCGGGAACACTAACTATCTCACTCAAGGAAATGATGATTATTTAGTCTTTACTTGTGGTACCGCACAAACTTTAATTGATGATGGTACCTAATATAAGGAGGGAGAAAAAATGAGTTTAAAAGATTTATTAGGAATTGACATTGCGACTGAACGCAATGATTTTATAAATAACCAATCAGAACAAGTTTATGAAAAAGATGAAAATGGAAATCTTGTATTAGTGGAAGGTGAGGAAGATGACTAACCTAAAAAAAGGTAGCAAAGGTAATGAAGTACGTATGCTACAATTATATTTGGTTGTAGTTTCAGATGGTATCTTCGGCCCTAAGACGCAAGCCGCTGTAAAAGAGTTCCAAAAAAATAATAATTTGCCTGTTACTGGCGAAGTTTCTTCTGTAGAATGGACTGTAATTGCTAAAAAATTACCTACTATTAAATTAGGTTCTACTGGTGATAGCGTAAAAATTTGGCAATACTTTATGAATGTTGAGGCTAATGGTGTATTTAGCACTGATTTGCGTGCAAAGACACGTACCTATCAAAATGTTAGTGGCCTAACTGTTGATGGAGTAGTAGGGCCAAAGACTTGGGCTAAAGCACTTATTACTGAGGAAAAAACATCCAGTAAAACTGATACTTATAATACCCCAGGCAAGAAAAACGTGAAGCCAAATGATTATAAGCAATACGATAGCCGTTGGGGTTCTGTAATTTATACACAGAACAATACCTACAATAAAACTCAAACCATTCGTAATTCTGGTTGTGGCCCTTCTTCTATGTCTGATATAGTTTCCACTTGGTGGGATAAGTCAGTCACTCCAAGGACTTTAGCCGCACTTTCAGTAGCAAATGGCTACCGCACAAAGAGTAGCGGAACAGATTGGGGTTTCTTCAAGTTTTGTGCGAAAAAGTACGGAGCAAGTAAATTCGTTCAGACTACTTCTTACGCTACTGCTGAAGAAGCAATTAAAAATGGTGCCTATGTTGTCAGCTCAATGAAGCCCGGCCTATGGACTAAAGGAGGCCACTTCATTTGCTGGTGGTGGGTTGATGACACTTATGTATATGTAAATGACCCAGCTTCTTCTGCTTCTGCTCGTGCGAAAGCAAAGAAAAAGTTAATGAAAGAACAATGTAAACAATACTTTATTTTTTATAAGTAAGGTTGGCTGAAACGATGCCAAGGAAGTGATTTTTATGGCACATAACACCATAAAAACGAGAATTCAGTTGAAAAATGATACTGAAGCACATTGGAATTTAGCAACGAACTTTATTCCACGCGAGGGTGAGATCATCGTCTATTCAGCTGATGGATCTCACCCTTTTTCTCGTTTAAAAGTTGGTGATGGAAATACAAATGTTGTAAATCTTCCATTTATTGACGCGGGCACAATAAATGGAAGTATACCTACTTTTACAGATACTAACACCACTTATACTTTTTCTTCTTTACCAAATGGTGATGGTATTCATATACTTTCTTCTGACGATCAAATTCAAATTGTAGAAAGTGAGCCTGATAGTAATGGAGGAATAGTTGTAACTATAGGAGAAAATGCGAATGAAGCTATTGTAAGAATGAATGCTGCGTCAGATGCTATGCGGTTTTTAGGTACAACTTCCACTTCTATTAGTGATGGAAATACTACAGCTACTATTACTTTAGGCTCAACCTCTCACACAGCAACTACAGGTAATGTGGTGGTTAGTAATGGCGTAAAATATGTTTGGGATGGTACTGCATGGCGAACTCTTTCTTCAAATCTTGATACTTATTTTTCGCAAACAGGCGATATGATTTATAAGGACGCACAAGGTATAGCAACTCTAAGTATAGGGCAGAATGGAAACTTCTTAATGGTAAATAATGGAGTACCATATTGGGGTTCTTTATCTTTACCTACTGCGACTGATACCGTAAGTGGTATCACAAAACTTGGTGCGACAGGCGGTGCCGCGACTTATTCCCATAGTCACGGAAATATAAATAGTGATGGTACTTGGAGCGGTGGTGCCGGCATTATAGTTGCGGATAGCAATGGTACGCTTTCAACCGCTACTATAAGCCCATCATCCAGTGAAAGTTCTACTTCTACTGATAAATATGTTTCTAATGTAACACAAGATTCGAGTGGCAGTATCGCTGTTACGAAGTCTCCACTCCCCGAAGCTTCTACTTCTACTAAAGGCATGGTATTCTTGGGTGCGAGTGGTGGTGCCGCGAGATATGAAGATATAGTGACCGCCGCCGCGATAAAGCAAGATTTGGGTATAGTAACTGGCGATAATTCCTCTGCTTTTTTGAGAAAAGATGGCAGTTGGATTGTTCCTGATAATACTACCTATACCGCTGCGACAAATGGTGGTTTGGCACTTAGCGGAACAGCCTTTAGTGTGGCAGAAGGAGGTATTACGAATGGTATGCTTGTGGGAAATATTAGTAGTGGAAAATTGGCAAATGATGCTACTATTACTATTGGCACCCAGAGTATAAAAGTTGGTAATAGCTTTGATTTGAGTACCATCGCCGCAGATTTAGGAATTACTGGCTCTATGACTTTCGTAGGTATTACCAGTACTAATCTAGAAGATGAAAGTACAACTTCCACTCTTGTTGAAGAAAGCACTGGCAGTCTTACCAAGAGAACTAACTTTATTGCTGGTGATGTAGTAATATCAGGGCATTATGAATTTATTTGGACTGGAAGTAAATGGGAAAAATTGGGCGGCGATAGCTCATATAAAGTTTTACAAGATACAGCCGTATCAAGTCCCGCAACAGTAGGCACAGATACTGCTTTTATCGCTACTATTAGTCAAAATGTAAATGGTGATATTACCGCGACTAAAGCCGCGATACCCGAAGCCTCTACATCCCAAAGAGGTATTATACAAATTGCTACTCCTGACGCTAATGGAGTAGTAGGTAGTAGTGATATTACGGCAAATGAAAAGGCAGCCGCAGGTAATCATACCCACTACTATGCGGGAAGTGCTACTGTAGGTGGTCCTGCCGCGGAAGTCGCACAAACTTTAAAATTAGAGTTTGGCCCTTCAAATAATACTTTTTCTGGTGTTGAAGACGCAAACCAATATACCTATAAAGGAGATACAGCTAAAACTGTTCGTGTAGTGCCAGGAACAGATTTGGAAATTACAGCCAGTAGCAATAGAGTAGTAATCAATCACGCCGCAGCCGCAGAAGCAAATGGCGATGCTCTTTCTACACCTAATACAGCTCAAACCCCTGCTTTTGGAGCAACATTTAATATACCTGTTGTGAAAAAGAACGCACGCGGGCATATTACTGCTTTGGATACTACAACTGTTACTATACCTGCGTTTCCAAGTTTAAGCGACACCGATGCTTATACTGGAGTATTGCCTATTACAAAAGGTGGTACTGGTACAGGTGTATTAAACGCGGGAGAAGCCGGTTCAGTTGTTGTGCGTGAGTTAAGTGGTGAAACACTTAGCACTCGTACTATAGTTAATAATACTACACCTACCGCCGCGGTAAGTAGCACTGGAATACCCACTATGGCTACATTGACAAATACCTTAACTAAAATTAATGGTCTTTCTCAAAGTGGAGACATAGGTACTAATAATAGCGGTATTTACGCTCCTACTAGTGCTGGTAGTTCTGGACAATTTTTAAAATCTAGTGGTACTGGTGCACCTACTTGGGAAACTGTAACTATTCCCGCCATTACACTAAATAATGCTGTGACTAATTCACCTAATTTTTATGCTCCTACTACTTCCGGGGCTGCAGGAGATGTATTAGTTTCAAATGGTACTAGTCAAGCACCTAGTTGGAGTACATTTAAAAGTTTAGTTTTAGAAACAATTTATCCAGTTGGTAGTATTTATATTACTACGGATGCTACTAGTCCAGCCACTTTATTCGGCGGGACTTGGGATAGGTATGCTCAGGGCAGAGTTTTGCTTGGATATAGTAGTTCCAGTGTTAGTGATGGTACTAATAGTATGACATTTGATACTCTCGGAGCAACTGGTGGTAAATTCTATGTACCAGGTGTTGTAAACCATAATCATAGTATCACTGGTAGCGTTGGAGGTAGTGATGGAACTCATACACATGGAAGTAGTATGACCGGATTATCAATTAGTGGCGGTAACCATACACACTCCCACACTTTATCTGTTTCTTCACATAACCATAGTTTTACTGTACCAGATCATAGACATTATAATGGAGCAAGTAGTGGTTTAAAGGGTAGCGGTTCAGGTACTGCTAGCGATGTAAACTATGATAGTGCTAGTCAAAAAACAACTTTTCATACTGGTGGTATCAACTTTACAAAAACACCTGCTACTGGAACAACTGGTTCAGCATCTCCTTCTCTTTCTGGCAGTATTAGTTCTAGTACCTCACATTCTCATACTATTAGTGGTTCTGTGACTGTAAATTCTACCAATAGCGGCCATAGCCACTCATTTTCTCTAACGGCATCTTATAAGGGTGATAGCTCAGTTTCTAACTTACAGCCATATGTAGTAGTTTATATTTGGAAACGTACAAGATAAGGAGGTACATTATGTATTATTTTCAAACAAAATCAGAAGATGAAGGATATGTAACCTTAATGGTAATGTACGCTCCTTCACAAGAGTTTCTAGAACAAGAGCTTAAAAATTCAAACTGTTATTATAGCGACAGTATAGAAGACGCAATCAAGCATTTTAACATTCAAATAAAAGATGGCTCTTTTTACATCCCCAACAAAGATGAAGAAGCCCTTAAATCAATAGGAGTTGCCGCGAACGAATCAAAAAATTTCCGCACCACTCTTAATTCCCTTCTAGCCGAAATGCCCAACTCCGAAGCATTACAAAATGTAATCCTCTTTCCGGCTTGGGCACCTGATACGCATTATGTTGCGGGCGAACGCATACGTTATGATAACACTCTCTATCGTGTAATTCAAACCCATATTTCCCAACCTGACTGGTTGCCAAATATCGTAACCAGTCTATTTACACCAATCATTTTAGAAGCCGAATAAATTACTTTAAATAAGCCAAAGCAAACTCCACCTCACATAACGAGGTGAGATAAATGAAAAAAATCCTCGTCGCTCTAATCGCGGCTTTGCTTCTTTGCCCTGCGGTAAAAGGCATCCCAATTACCGACGAAGCCTTGACTCATTTAGGTAAGCCTTATGTATATGCGACAGCCGGTCCAAATACATTTGACTGTTCTGGCTTCACTTGTTACTGCTATAAAGTAGTAGAGGAAGTAGAACTAAAACGTTCCGCGAGAGACCAAGGGTATGACGACTCATATGAAAAGATTGAAAGTGCAGAAAGCTTGATACCAGGAGATCTCGTCTTTTTCAACACTAATCAATCGGACCTAGACAAAAGCGACCACGCGGGTATGTATCTCGGGAACGGAGAATTTATTCATTGTTCCTCTAGTAAAGGGAAGGTAGTAATTTCTTCTCTGCTTGAAGGATTTTATAATGAACATTTTTCTTGGGGTAGAAGAGTTATTACACGAACTACTAAAACTTATCCACATCGAAGATGAAGGAGGAACGATACCTATGGCATATCAAGCAAAAACTTGGGTTGGGCGCGAGCTAATTAGGGCTACCGCGCTCAACCATATTGAAGAAGGTATTGAAACTAATAGTGAAAAAATTGAAGCGTTGGAAGAATCCAGCGTTAGTTATAAAGAGCAACAAATTCTTACTGAACAAGAAAAATTGTTGGCTAGGGAGAATATCGGGGCGGCAGGAGCAGGAGAAGCAGGAATGGCCCAAAATGGAGTTGCTGCCGGCGGTGCTAGCGGCCAGATGCTTGTAAAAACATCTTTAACTGATTATGTTACTGGTTGGACAGATGTACCGCATACCAATGTTTTAAATCTTACTGTGCTAGCTAATGCGTGGCAAAATTCTAGTGTAACACTTACTGCGAACGGCGTCACGGCAAGTAATGATATAGTTGTAAGTATGAGTGAGAATATGACAGAAGCACAATATAATGCTGTGCGAGGAGCCGGTATTATATGTACAGCACAAGGTACAAATAGTATTACTCTAACTGCCTATGATGAAGTACCATCAATAAATATTCCTATTACTGTATTTATTTTACCATAATAGGAGGGGAGATAAATGGCAATTACAAGCATTTTCCCTTCTGGTAATAGCGGCAAAAAAATTAACGATGCTGTTATTACTTTGGTATCGAATAATTTTGTTTATGATGGTATAAAAAAGACACAACAAGTTTCTTCAGTTGTATTAAATGGGACTACATTGACACAAAATGTTGATTATGTGGTTGTTGGCAACAGAGCCACAAACGCAGGTACATATATGCTTTCTGTTCTTGGTGCGGGACACTATACAGGCACAGCATCTAGTAGTTGGAATATAGCAAAAGCACAAGGAAGTATTGAAGTCGATACAAATAGTATGACTATACAGGGAGAAGGAACAGAAGAAACTGCGGAGTTTTCTGTGGTTGGAGACGGAACTGTGACGGTTAGTAGTAGTGATAGTAGCGTTGCGGTTGCGAGGATTGAAGAAAATAGAGTATATGTTGAGTGTGTGGGAAGTGGAGAAGCGAATATTACAGTTGTGTTGGGAGAAGGAAATAATTATTTGGGAGCAAGTTGTGAGATTGCGGTGAGTTGTAGTACAGTACATATTTATGGGGTGAGTTGGGATAAATCCTCATCCACTGTGCTAACCCGCACGGATGATGCGGCATTGTTTACAGATCCGAATCCAGCTATCAACAACGGCACAGGTTCCAGTCCATTTGATAACATATTACCCTGGAGTGGTATGGTTAAAGAAACTATTGATGGTAATACGATGGTCAAGATACCCAAATTCTGGTACAAATGGACTGACGAGAACGGCGCATTAAAGTTACAGATTGCCGATGGGCCGCTGGATGGCTTCCACGTCTCTCCCGCCCATGCGGATCGCGGCGACGGCAAGGGCGAGCGGGATTACGTGTATGTGGGCCGCTACCATTGCGCCAGCGACTACAAGTCCAAGACCGGCGCGTCCCCGAAGGTCAGCATCACCCGCGCCACCGCCCGCTCCGGTATTCAGGCGCTCGGCACCGGCTATTACATGTTCGACTACGCCATGTGGTGGACCATCAACATGCTGTACCTGGTGGAGTTCGCCGACTGGGACTGCCAGAAGGCTATCGGCTACGGCTGCGGCGGCGGCACCGTCCGGAACACCGGCAACAGCGATGGCATGACCTACCACACCGGCACGCGGCAGAGCAGCCGCACCACCTACGGCGTGGGCGTGCAGTACCGCTGGATCGAGGATTTGTGGGCCAATGTGTTTGACTGGATGGACGGCATCCGCTTCAACAACCGCGCGGTGTACGCCTACATCAAGCCCTCTGAGTACGGCAACTGCGAATCCAGCGGCGGCACTCAGGTGTTCTCCACAAGCGCCGATCTGAGCGGCTGCATCTCCGACTACAAGGTCCCCACCGTCTCCGGGCTGGAATGGGCGCTGTTCCCGAGCAAGGTCACTGGTTCGGACTACACCGTTTACGTTGCGGACTACTGCTACCTGAGCAGCGACAGCGTGGTCGCCTTCGTCGGCGGTTACTTCAACCAGTTCCGCTACTACGGCCTGTTCCACGTCGGCCGCAGCAGCGCGTCGGCCTCGGACGGCAGCATCGGCGCTCGACTCCAATACCTCCCCTGACCCATCCCACCCAACAAAAGGAGGACAAAATGGCAATTATAAGCAATTTTCCCGCCGGTGGTGGCGGCAGTAAATCATTAAATAACGCCGTCATTACATTAGCTACTTCTAGCTTCGTGTATGACGGTACAGAAAAAAATCAACAAATACAAAGTGTTGTACTAAATGGCACAACATTACACGAAGGTGCGGATTACCTAGTTACTGGCAATTTGGCTACTGAAGCAGGTACGCATACTATTTCTGTGCTAGGTATTATGGATTATGGTGGCATAGCAACTGCGACTTGGAATATTGCTAAGGCACAGGGAAGTGTTAGTGTAGAGCCTAGTAGTTTGAAAGTGATTGGCAAAGGTAGCATTATAACAGCGACTATTAATACTGTTAGTAATGGTATTATTTCTGCTAGTAGTAGTGATGAAAATATAGTAACGGCGAGTGTTAGTGGGAATGTTTTAAGTGTGGTTTGTGTGGGAAATGGAGACGTGATTGTTACTGTCTCGCTTGGAGAGGAAAATAATTACCTTGGAGCAAGTTGTGAAGTAAATGTGACGTCGAGTTTGGTACATGTCTATGGAGTTAGTTGGGACAAGAGTGATACAACAATACTTACTCGCACAGATGATGCGGCATTATTCATTGACCCCACGCCCGCCGTCGGCACCGGCAGCGGCAGTAGCCCGTTCGACGACATTCTACCTTGGTCTGGTATGGTGAAGGAGACCGTCGATGGTAACGTCATGGTGAAGATACCCAAGTTCTGGTACAAGTGGACGGACGAGAACGGAGTGCTAAAATTACAGATTGTCGACGGGCCATTGAACGGCTTCCATGTTAGTCCCGCCCATATGGATAGAGGTGACGGCAAGGGCGAACGCGACTACGTGTATGTGGGTCGCTACCACTGCAACAGCGGCTACAAGTCCCAAACTGGTATGTCCCCAAGGGTTGGCGACACCCGAGCCTCCGCTCGCTCTGGTATCCAGGCGCTCGGCTCTGGCTACTATATGTTCGACTTCGCCATGTGGTGGACAATTAACATGTTGTATCTGGTGGAGTTCGCCGACTGGGATTGCCAGAAGACCATCGGCAAAGGTTGCGGTAACAGCTACAACACCATCAGAAACACCGGTACCAGTGATGATGTGGCTTATCACACCGGCACACATCAGCCAAACCGCAATACCTACTATGAGGGCGTACAGTACCGCTGGATCGAAGATCTGTGGGCTGGTGTTTTTGATTGGATAGATGGCATCCGCTTCAGTGGTCGCAATGTCTACGCTTATATCAATCCCTCCGAGTATGGTAACTGCGAATCCAGCGGCGGTACACAGGTGTTCTCCACAAACGCTGATATGAGCAGCTGCATTTCCGACTACAACGTCCCCACCATCTCCGGGCTGGAATGGGCTCTGTTCCCAAGCAAGGTAACTGGTGCTGTGAATTATACCTCTTACGTTGCGGATAGTTGCTCTCTGGACAGCAGCTCCGTGGTCGCCTATACTGGCGGTGGCTACTACTCCCAAGGCAGCAGCTACGGCTTGTTCCGTATCGGCAGCGGAGCCGCCAGCACGATAAACCCCAACGGCTACATCGGTGTCCGACTCCAATACCTTCCCTAACAAAGGAGGTCTAACCTATGAATTACATATTCGGAAACAAGGGTGAAATTGAAGTGCTAAAAACCAAAGGCGACTCTCATACCAACCTCACCGGCTATCACTCCATCGAACAAGTCTATCCCGACCAAACTATCACCGACAACTTCCACATTGTCCGCAAAATAGATAGCAAGGAAGACATCGAGGGTAACTGCTATGATTGGTATGAAATCGACCGCCATTATCGCACTCAAGATAAAGCCACCCCACTTATAGAAAAAATAAACGCAAACATAGACTACATAAGTATGATGGCAGACATAGAACTACCGGAGGTGGAACCAAATGGAACACAGCCCGAAGTTTAATAAAGTAAAAGACTACTATGATCGTGGCCTTTGGAATGAAACTATGGTACGTAATGCCATCAATAAATGGATTACCGCAGAAGAAGCGGAAGAAATTTTAAAATAATTATACCGTGGGCCTTTTTGGCACCACGGTATTTTTCTATATGGAGGCAAAGGAGAATGGAATATATCACTACACGACGAATTAAGCACAAGCGTGGTGCCTGCGGGCAAGAACTCAACATCCCTCGTGGTACCAAATTTGAATCTAAAAATGATATGATACTAGATAATTCTGGTCGTCTAATTTGCTTCACAACAAGCCAAATCGGCCACGAATACTTCGCACGCAATAACGATAACATGGGTTTGCGGCGTGGTGCCTTAACCTACGCAATTGCTTTTAGTTCGCGTGCAAGAATGAATAATGAAAAAACACGCAGACAGCGTTTTACAGATAAAGAAATCGAAACACTAGAAACCAAATGGTCTAAGTTCCTAGTTCCAGATATAGATGTAATTCTCTTCAACCACAACTTCTTTGAAGCAGAAATTATGGAACTAGAACACATGGCCACTGAAATAAACATCAAAGTAAAGGAGTGATACATTATGTATGCCGTTATGCACGGAGACGAAATCCTTTCTATATGCGAAAAACCCACCTACATCAAAGTGAAGCCAAGTACTGGCATATATATCGAAGCCACTCCAGAAGAAGCCTACGGCATCGCTGTGGCGGGAAAAGTTTATAATTTGGGTGATAGAGTAATACTGGAAGGAGCAGATAGCGTCTATGTATTAGAGGATAACACAGGAGAATGGATTTATAAGAACTACCAGTCTCTACTACAAACAAAACAGGAACTAGAAGAAAAAAATCAAGAACTAGTTGATTGTATCCTCGAAATGAGTGAAACAGTTTATTCATAAGGGGTGATATTATGGCTGTAAAGAAAGTAGTTTATGGCTCTAGAACCCTTATAGACCTAACTCAAGATAATGTTACTAGCGATAAAATGTTAAAGGGTACTTTCGCTCATGATGCTTCGGGTCAAATAATAGAAGGCTCCATTGAAATTGCTACTGACGCAGAAGTAAGTGCCTATTTTGCAAATATAATTGAAATTGCTGGTGATACAGAAGTGAATACCTATTTTGGTATTGGGTAAGGAGGGATAAAAGCATGGCAACTGATAATAAACTTATGACAGCTAGTCAAATAAAGGCTGTTACTGATACTAAACTCAATGCTAATAAAGTATATGATGGATTAGATAAAACTGAGGCTGGTTATGTTTTAGATGCAAGACAAGGCAAGATACTAAAGGAAATGGCGGAAAATAGCGTATCAAATGTCACCATAAATGGGGATTACCTACAAGTAGGCAGTACCAATTTGACCATTCCCTACGCGACAAAAGCACAGAAGGATGCTAGCGGTAACACCATCACAGAAACCTACGCTCCCATAGCTTCTCCTAACCTAACTGGCACTCCTACCGCTCCAACCGCAAATGCAGGCACAAATAGCACCCAAATTGCTACTACCGCGTTCGTTGCTAATGCGATAAGTGGTATGGCAGCCGCAGCCGAAGTGATGGCATTCAAAGGTACGATTAGCTCTGCGGCAGGCTTACCCGCAACCCACAAACAAGGTTGGACTTATAAAGTTACTACCGCCGGCCAGTACGTTGGAGTACAGTGTGAAATTGGGGATATGATTATATGTATTGCAGACGGTACAGCCGCGAGCGATAGCGACTGGACTGTGGTTCAGGCAAACATAGATGGAGCAGTTATTGGCCCCGCAAGTGCGGTTGACAGCCGTATCGCAGTATTTGATGGAGCAACAGGCAAAGTAATAAAGGACAGTGGCTTTACCATAGGGACTTCCGTTCCTGCCAACGCAGTTTTTACCGATACCAATACCGACACACATCGTCCCATTCAAGTAAATGGAACCCAAGTGCTTGGAGATAATACAACTCCCTTAAATCTTGCGGCGGGTAGTAATGTTGGACTTGTAGAGAGTGAAGGAACCGTTACTATAAGTGCCACTGACACAACCTACGAAAGTAAGGCAGCAGCCGCGAATGGAACTGAAGTTTCGTTGGTTACTACTGGCGAGAAAGCGATATGGAACGCCAAAACCTCCAATGAAGGTACTGTTACTTCTGTTGCGACAGGAGTAGGTTTAGCGGGCGGAAGTATTACTACTAATGGTACTATAAAAGCAAAACTAAAAAGTGAAACTGCTTTGACAAACAATGCGGTCGCCGCGACTGAAACCGCAGGTAGAGTGTATCCAGTTGCAGTGGATAGTAGCGGAGATTTAGCGGTGAATGTGCCATGGACGGATACTGATACTGATACTACTTATACTGCAGGTACTGGTATTGATATAACAAATGAGGTTGTTACTAATACAGGAGTACGAAGTGTTGCTTCTGGTACTACAAATGGCACTATAAGTGTAAATACAAATGGAACTGATGCAGAAGTAGCGGTTGCGGGATTGGGGAATAGTGCTTATGCTAGTATTGCTAATAATTTGACTACTACCGTTGCTGGTTCGGTACTGGATGCTAGTCAAGGTAAGGAATTGAAAGACAGCGTTGATTTGAAATGCCGTAGATATGTATTCAGTGCTACTTTGCCCACTACTGGATGGACTGAAGGAACTGACTTATATAGTATTAGTGTGACTGTAAATGGTATTTTAGCTAGTGATGAAGGTGGCGGTATCGGCACAGTACAAAGTGGCGTAGAGGAAACTGACGCTGAAATTAGAAGTTCATGGGCTAATGTTACTAGGGTTATTACAGCAAATGATAGTATTACTGTCTATGCGTTGGATGTGCCTACGGTAGCGGTTCCATTGAAGATAGAGGTGTTTAGATAATGAGTGAGTTATTTATTACAGATCAATCAGGTGGCAAAAGTAATATTATTTCTCTTCAAGAAGCAACGATCACATTAGCAAATAATGAAAACTATGTTTATGATGGAACTGAAAAAACTAGAAGTATTGCTAGTATAGTTATCGACGGGCAGACGCTAGTTGAAGGAAGAGATTATATTGTAGTAGGAAATAAGGGTACTAATGCGGGAACTTATATTATAAGTGCTTTTGGTATTATGAATTATAATGATGTAATCTCTGCTGAATGGACTATCGCAAAAGCACAAAGTTCTATTACTGCCACTCCTTCTGCTATGGAAATCCGTAGTATTGGTAACTCCGATACTTCAACTATTACATATATTGGCGATGGTGAATTAAGTGTAAGTAGCAGTAACGAAGGTATTGCTACCGCTTCACTTGATGAAAATATAGTAACTGTTGAAGATGTTGGAGCAGGTAGTGCTACTATTACTATTACTATTTCAGAAGGCAGAAATTATTTAGGTACTACGGCTACTATTGATGTTACAACATTAGCGGTTTCTAATATTTTAGAAGAAAATACCTGGGATAGTATTTCAAGAGTATCTAAAGCAGGTGAAGGAGCATTATATTGGAATGTAGGTGATTCCAAGGCTATTATTGTAAATGGAAAAATCGGTGATTATCTCACACTGAATAATCAAACTATGTATGTATTTATTCTAGGCTTCAATCACATAGATGGTGGCGTAGAAGATAATAATATCATGTGGGGATGTTTTAAAAACGGTTCAAAAAATATAGGGTTACGTAGTGAAGGATATGGTAACTCTTATACTGATAGAGTAGATATGAATATGAATCATTGGGGAAATTATAATTATGGAGGATGGAAAGGATGTGATTTACGCTATGACATTTTAGGTGCTACAGAAAAACGTCCTACTGACTATGGCACTCAAGTATCACAATATTCTCGCCTCGGTTATAATGCTACGAATATTGTTTTTACTAATCCTAAAGCTAATACGCTTATGGCTGCTCTTCCTAATGATTTACGCAGTATTATGCGATTACGCACCCATTATTGTGATAATCATGGAAGCGGTAATGATGGTTCATATTTTATAACTTCTGTTATAGACGGTATATCATTAATGATGGAATTTGAAGTATTTGGAAGTCGTACTTCTGCTAATTCTTATGAAAAAGATAAGCAAACACAATTTACTTATTTTAAAAATGGTAATTCTAAAATTTGTTATAGACATGATAATACTGGTAATACTATTACTTGTTGTCTTGGTTCTTCATATTCTGGTTATTCTGATAGATTTATAAGTATGGGAGATAGTTCTACATCTCCAAGTAATGGATATGCTAATATTGTGAGGGGAATCTTTTCAGTTTTTAAAACCTAATTTATAATTATTTCTATAAATAAAATATAGAGTAAAAGGAGGAAAATAAAATGGGAGTACTAAATATTAAGTCTCAACAACTGCGGTCTTCCGTTTCACCTAAAACTTCAATTGCTCCAGCGATAATTAATCTAACTCCCGGTACAATTACTTATGATGGCACAGAGAAAACCCAGGGAGTAGATAACATAATTTTTATGCTTACTGAAGGTACAGATTATATGCTTGCTGGTACAACCGCAATAAATGCAGGTACGCATACTATCACAGCAATAGGTACTAATAATTACAAAGATACTGCTTCAATAGAATGGACTATACAAAAAGCAAATAGTTCTATTACACCAAGTGTCTCTTCCCTAAAAATCCAAGAGCCAGAAGATATTGGTACATTTACAATTATAACTACTGGTGATGGAACTATAAGTGTTTCAAGTAGTAACTCGGCAGTTGCTACAGCAACTCTAAATAATAATACTATAACCGTTACACCGATAGGAGAAGGAACTGCTACAATCATTGTTACTATTAGTGAAAGTAATAATTATAATGAAGCAAAAGCAAATGTAGAAGTAAATGTAGATTTTACAAAAGTATTTGGTGTAGTTTGGAATTATAATAGTTCTTCTCCTGTACTTACACGTCTTACACCAGCTAGTGATCCATTTGAATTTGTTAATACTATAGTTTTAGCTGATCCAATTCCAGCAATTGGAACAGGCCGTGGAAGCAGTCAGTTTGATAATTATATGCCATGGAAAGGAATGGAAGAATATAATGTAATAAATAATGAAATTGTATATAAAAAAGGAGATAGCAATTTTAGTCGAGAAAATGATACTGTAATATATATACCAGAATTTTATTATAGAATAATATTAGATAGTGTAAATAGTAAACTCTATTTCTATATATCAAATCATCCATTTCAAGATTTCGAAAAGCATCCTGGCTCAGGAGCTTATATCGGAAAATATCACCTTGGTAGCGGATATGTCTGTAGAACAGGAATGGATCCACAAGTTAATATGACAAGAGCTACTGCTAGAACAAATATAACAAGTAATTTAGGTAGTAAGTGGTCTCAATGGGGCCTACATCATTGGAATGCTATCCAGTTACTATATATAATTGAATTTGCTCATTGGAATAGTCAATCTAAAATTGGCCTAGGACTTGTAAAGAATAGTACACGTGAAAAAAGTGGAAAAACTGATACAATGACATATCATACTGGCATTGCTTCAGATTCTAATCTTTATGAGGCTGTTCAGTACAGAGGTATAGAGAACTTGTGGGGTAATGTAAACCAGTGGATTGATGGCGTAAATATGAATAGTAGTACAATTTACTGTTGTACTGATCCTTCTAAATATTATGATAGTACAACTTCTAATTATATTAATTGTGGCTCTGTAACTACTAGTAGTGGTTATATTAGTAGTTTAAATATTAGCTCAAATGCAAATTGGGTAATATTACCTAATGGTGCTAGCGGTACCAGTTCTACTTATATACCTGATTATTATGGATATTATAATAGTACTTGGTGGGTAATATTCGTAGGTGGTGGCCATGACTCAGATAAACAAGCTGGTTTATTTTATACTTCAGGTGTTTATACATCCTATACAGGCTCATATATCACTTCCCGCCCAGTATTCATCCCCTAATCCCAAAACAAACAAACCCAAACCCATTCCCATTCTCACCACAATATATAAGGAGGAAACAACATGCTAGCAAAACTATGGGCCGATCAAATTATTGACGGCAACAAAAAGTTCAGCGAAGTTCCTCGCCTTTTAAAGGAACAAGTCCGAGCGATTCTTATTGAGAAGGAACGTGAAGATTTATTAGAAGAGCAGGAGGTAACACAAAATGAGTAACATAATGACAAAACGTGGTTCACAAGATAACGTAGTGACTTACGAACATTATTGTGATACCACAGCAGATTTGACTAATATACCTAAAAACCAAATTACACTTGGGTCTATCGCGGTGGTACTACAAGATGAAGATGGCGGATTAGGTATTTATATCGCGAGCTCAAATAAAGAATGGATCGCAGTTTCAACCTCTAGTGGAGGAGCTGGTGGAGGTATTCCTTTTGTTGGCAAACTGCCTATCCATTTGTGCGGTGAAGGTGAATATGACGCTGAAACCGGCAAGCCGACAGTGGAAAGCCCGGAGGAAGATATTTTCTACCTTGTTCCTACAGGTGATTCGTTGGGTGATGACCAGTTTAAGGCTTGGGTGTATTCCGAAGGCCGCTGGGAAAGCTGGGAAAGCATGAGTGTTGAAATCCCGCAAAGCGACTGGAATCAGAGTGACCCTACGGCGACGGATTATATCAAGAATAAGCCCGCGATTAAAGCAGGAACAGGCACAAGCTCTATCTTGGAGGCCAGTGCGGCTGTGGCAAGCGGGCCACAGTCCCATGCCGAGGGTGCTGGCACAAAAGCAAGCGGGCCACAGTCCCATGCCGAGGGTGGTGGCACAGAAGCAAGCGGGATACAGTCCCATGCCGAGGGTAGTGGCACAAAAGCAAGCGGGGCACAGTCCCATGCCGAGGGTGCTGGCACAAAAGCAAGCGGGGTACAGTCCCATGCCGAAGGTAGTAGCACAGAAGCAAGCGGGCCACAGTCCCATGCCGAGGGTAATGGCACAAAGGCATTGGGGCAGACTGACCATAGCGAAGGATACCAGTGTGTAGCGGGCGCTGCAACCGGTGGTCAACCAGGCAATCATGCCGAAGGTTACGGAACAAAAGCAACGGGTGGCGCGTCCCATGCCGAAGGTTACGGAACAACAGCAAGCGGGGAACAGTCCCATGCCGAGGGTAATGGCACAACAGCAAGCGGGCAACAGTCCCATGCCGAAGGTGGTGGCACAAAAGCAAGCGAGGCATATTCCCATGCCGAAGGTGGTGGCACAAAAGCAACGGGTGTCGCGTCCCATGCCGAAGGTGGTGGCACAGAAGCAAGCGGGCCACAGTCCCATGCCGAGGGTGGTGGCACAAAAGCAAGCGGGCCACAGTCCCATGCCGAGGGTAGTGGCACAACAGCAAATCATGCAAGCCAACATGTATTTGGCGAATACAATATTGCAGATAGTTCTGCAGAAGCAGAAACAAAACGAGGCGACTATGTTGAAATCGTTGGTAACGGTACAAAGAATGACGCTCGTTCCAACGCACGTACCCTTGACTGGTCTGGCAATGAATGGCTGGCCGGGAACTTGACGGCGGCTGGCGGCAGTATCACAATAGGTGCTACGACTATTACCGAAGCGCAGTTGCAGGCGTTACTTGCACTGCTGAATGCTTAACGTCCAATGTAGTCCACGATTCCCGGAACTATGAAATCATGGGTGAAATGGACACATTAAGCAATTCTGGAAAATACTGGTATTTCTGATAAATACCAAAAGGAAGAAGGGCTACTCAGTAGCCCTTATAATAAAAACTAAATTAAAATTGAAATAATAATATTTAACTCCATTTTAATCTCCATAAAACAATATTAAAATGGAGTTAAATTAATATAAAATAAAATGGTGGTGAGCCAAATGAATATAATGACAAAACGCGGCTCGGAAGATAACATCGTAACTTACGAGCATTATTGTGATACCGCCACTGATATGCAAAACATAGACCCAAAATACATCACTCTTGGTTCCATCTGTATTGTAGTAAAGGGAGCAACTGGCTTAGAGGTATATATCGCAGGTAGTGATAAACAGTGGGCTATCGTATAAGGAGGTAATACAATGGACATAATTGATATCATCCTAGCCAAAAAACAAGCACAAGGTACTGGTGCGGCCTTAGCAGCGGCCGCACAACAGGCCATTGTAGACGCAAATAACGCGACTTCCACAGTAAATGGTTTATTGGACGACGCCCAATCCGCTACCGAAGCAGCGAATGCCGCGAACGCACAAGCACAGGCCGCCGCGGCAATCTATGATGGTCTACTTGCCATAACCGACGAAGCTTTTGTAGCGGAACTAGAACCACAACTAACTGAAATCGTTTCTGACTACGCAGTAGAAAATGTAACAGTAGAAGAAGAAACCGAACCTGCTGTCAAAACCAAAAAACTCAAAGTCCGCAAAAAGAACATCGACAATGCCTACACCCTAATGAAGTCCTACACTACCACAGGCAACAACGAAGATGGCACTATGACCCAAAAGGCCATAACTGATGCTATCGCGGCGATACCTACTGGTGGCGGTAATAGCGGTTCCATCTCTATCGATGCCGACCCAGGACACCTTGTTGTAGTAGGACAAGATGGCGAATTAACAGCAACTGACCTAACCGAAGATGACCTAATTCGTACAGCGGTTGCTATGGGAACCTATCAACCCAAGGACGCACTAGGACTAGAAATTGACTACGAAAATAAAACTTTTACCCGCCTATACAGCAACACAACATCCACCAACTTCGATGCCTTCGATATGTTTGGCGGCCGCAAGCGTTGTATCGTATCTGACGCGGGCGAAATCGTAGCTTTCCATGGCCAAAATAATTACGTTGAAGATGGCTCACTAGGCCAAGTTATGGTCTATCAGCCCAAATTTTACTACCTAATCCAACCTACCAAACTGGACGGTAATAAAATCCTAAAAGAAATTGTAGCAATTTCTTCAACCAAACAATCAGGCTTAGCTCTATTCCCGCTATTCTACGACGCCAATGGCAATGAACTAGAATATGCTCTACTTCCAGCCTATGAAGGATGTGCCTATCGCACAAATTCAAGCACTTACGTACTAGACGACGCACAAACAGTCAATCTAACAAACGATAAGCTCTCATCTATCGCTGGAGCCAAGCCTATTTCAGGTGAAACTCAAGCCTTTACTGTTTCCGCCGCGACCAAAATGGCTTCCAATCGTGGAAACGGCTGGCAAATTACTAATCTACCTTTTGAAGCACTAAATCAAATCTTAATGTCAATTGAATTTGGTACCTTAAACGTCCAAAGTGCTTTCTATCGTGGTATAGTAGACCTACAAAATCAAACTACAAATGCCAGTTGTATTACTGGTGCTACCGCAACATTAGGTTCTCAGAGTGGTATGGCGGAAACTACAACTCAAACCTACGGTCTCACAACCGAAACTCTTACTGGTAACGGCAAAAGTTCCATTTCCTATCGTGGTATGGAAAATCCATATGGTAATATTTGGCGTTTTGTTGGCGGCGTAAAAGTAAGTAGTGGTAAATTCAGTTACAACACTCACCAGTTATCATTTGCCCTACCAACCAATACAAGTTGGATTTCCGCTTTTGGATATGACCGCGAAATGCCTTGGGCTTTCTTACCAATTGAATGTACTGGTGCGAATAGTTCCTTACCTGTGGGTGACCAATTCTTCCCCATCGCAGGTAATGATGATGAATACTGTTGTGTTGCCGGAGGTAAAAATTCTTCAGCAAACAGTGCTGGACCATTCTACTATGGTGTAGACCATAAATATAATATTTTCGCCTACTCCTATAGTGCACGCATAATGTATATTCCCACCGCTACGAACTCTTACTATCAATCTAACCTAACAAAATGGAGGGGAGTAAGATGATTAAACATGGAACAACCTATTCATCAATTCGTCCCCAAGGGATAGAAATAAACGAGTCAAAAGTTTTTGTCGCTACAAACATCGTAGAGACTACAGGAGAAAATGACCACGGTGATTTTCTTACTTACTATTCCTACGATTTAGATGAATATGATAAAAATGAGTATATGGGAATGCTTGCGGAAAAAAATATCCAATTAGAGCAAGAATTACTAAATACTCAAATGGCTCTTTGCGACCTATATGAAGCAATGGAAAAAGGGGGTAGTTTATAATGGCAAAGATTTATGCTAACCTCATTATACACGGCCTCAAAACATTAGATGATGTTCCGCAACATTTGCGGCTTGCTGTAGAAACATTACTTATGAAAGAAAATGTTTGACTTTTTTTGAAAATTGGGTTATAATTATTACATCAGGAGGAGGAAAGGAACTCTTTCCTGATGTAATAAATTATAAGGAGAGGAACTTATATGAAGTATTATTCAGAGGTACTAAACAAGTATTATGACAATGCTAATGATTGTCTAACTGCTGAGCGTGAATATAAGGCAAAGCAGGAAAAGGAAGAGTATGAAAAGAAGCGTGTTGCGGCCGAACGCAAGGCAGCCGCAGATAAGGTTGAAGCCGCACGCAAGGTTATGACTGAGGCTCAGTCAAACTACAAGAAGGAACTAGAAGCCTTCTGTGCTAAGTATGGTAGTTATCACTACTCTACTAAGGACGTAAGTGATATTCCTACCCTATTTAGTGATATTTTCAATATCTTTTCCTAACAAACGCCCGTGAAAACGGGCATATGCCCGCGTACTCAAGTTTGGCTGAAGAGGTCGGTCTTGAAAACCGAGAGGTCAGGAAACTGGCGCAGGGGTTCAAATCCTCTCGCGGGCGCCATGTCCCATTAGCGGTTAGGCACACACAGCAATTTTTATTTATTATAAGAATTGTATTATTTGTTTGTTTTCGTGCCGCGGCTGATAGTACAAAAATAATTTTGATGTGCCTAGAAAATACAATCTGAAATTATTAGTAGTGCTATTGGTCGCGAGAATTATGCCGGTGTAGTTCAGATGTATAGAACAACAGTCCTCTAAATTGTAAGTCGTGGGTTAGAGCCCCACCGCCGGTGCCATTTAAAAGAGGTAAAAATGAAACTACAATTCCTAATTCCTCAATACAGAGAAACAGAGGAAATGATTTGGCCTTTACTTACTTCAATTGCTCTTCAGCGTAGATTAGACTTTTCTGAGATAGGTGCTATCATTTGTAATGATGGTAGTGATACGATATTATCAGAAAGCTTTTTAGCACAATTTCCATATAGGATAGAATATATTCGTGCACCGCACGGCGGAGTATCTGCCGCGCGCAATATTTGTTTGCGACAAGCTACCGCAGATTATGTTATGTTTTGTGATGCGGATGATATGTTTTGTTCTACACATGAGTTGTGGCAGGCTTTGGATTCGCTTTATAAAGACCCGTGTGATGTTTTGGTCTGTGATTATATAGAAGAATGGGCTACTTCGAAACAAAAATATACTTATAAAACTGTTACTGAACCAGACCATACTATTCACGGGAAGATTTTTTCCCGTGTTTTTCTAATGGAAAAACAAATTTTTTGGAATGAAAAATTAACAAATATAGAAGATAATTATTTTTGTTTTTTAGTTTATAGCGAAAATCCAAAATTAGGGCAATACCATTATTCTACATATATGTATTGTAATTCAGAAGGCTCAATCACGCATAAGTTAGATTATAATTATTTTTCTACATTGGACGTTATTAAATGTTTTGTAGCGTTAATAGAAGAACTGCTGCGACGAGGTAATTATAATTGGGCACAAGATATGCTATTGAGTGTTTATTATAAAATTTTCTTTACTACAAATCTAGAAGAATGGCAAACAGAAGAAAGAAGGGATTTAAAAACTAAAGTTGAACAAAGTTTTAAAAAAGAACTCCTTCCTTATTGGGATTTATATCTACAAACCAATGAGGAACAACGAGTTCAATTGTATAAGGAAACTAAAGTAGCTATAGAATATATTTGGCATCCATTTATTGAAACTATTAGTTTCAAAGATTGGATAGAATATATAAGGGGGTTAACATGAAAAAACTAATTACAGCAATTTTACTCCTCTTCTTCATTCCCCACATTCTTCTCGCAGAAGAAATTACTTCTATCCAAGACATTCTTCCATCAGAAGAAACTTTGTCTATTGAGGATACCGAAGTAATCATATCAGCGGAAGAAGAATTAACTCCAGAAGAATACACATTCAATCTTGAGCCGGAAGTTGAATTTATTGCTTCTAATGAAACAGAAGAAGAAGAAACAACCGAAGAAGAAACAACCGAAGGAGAAGAGGAAGAAGAAGAAACAACCGATGAAGAAACAGTAGTCTTTAAAGGAGAAGTTGAACTAACCGAAACACTCGGTATAGTAGATATTTCTCAAACCGTAAGCGTTTATAACTACTTCTACGACCGTGTAGCCAAGAAGTATTCAGTTCCTATGCAGACTGAAGTAAAACAACTAGGGCTTGACGCATACGTGCGTGTGCACCTAAATGCTTATCGCACGGTCAAGGCAACAGACGAAGAAGAAGAAATAGACTGGGATTTTCTTGAATGTGGCGTTTTAGACGCAGACGGAAATCTTCTTGAAGAAGGAACTCCCGACTATGTACTTATTGGTGATACAGTATACTACACCAAAATACTACCAAAGGGATATACTTTTTACGTAGCTTATTACGGACGTTTTAATGACTATCAGCATTTAGCAACTAGTTCTCGCGTTAGCACTCGTCCTAGTGCCGACGCAGTTCAAAGTCAAAATTTTTATCCTGACTTTAGTAGCGACGACCCTTGGAATAACATAAATATTCAAGAAAAAGAAAAAGACGAAGTAGAACAAGTAGCTTCTTTGACTTTTGAAGTCATAGAAGGCGAAGATTACGGAGAACTTGAAGCGACAGTAGATGAAGAACAACTAAAAAATTATGCGATGCCAGGCGATAATATAGAGATGGAAGTCCAATTAGATGTAACTGGCGAAGAAGGCTATATTTATGAAGTATTTCATAATATCAAAGCAATAACTTCTATGTCAGAACTAACCGATTCTATCATAGAAAATCTAAAAGTTTGGTTATCTGTAGACAATGAAGAAAGAAATGAAATATATAATTCTGAAATACCTGAAGAAAAACAGTCATTAGGCCAATATATCAAAGGCCAAATACTAAATCTATGGTATTCTTTTACACTCGCACCCGAATTAGATAATGATTTTGAAAGTGAACAACTCACTATCAAAACAGAATACGAATACGCAATCGCGGCGACCCCTACACCTTCACCTACACCGACGCCAACTCCATCTCCAACCCCAACACCTACTCCATCGCCATCTCCTACACCTACACCAAGTCCTACTCCTACACCAACACCTAGCCCTACTCCCACTCCAACTCCCAGTCCTACCCCAACAATAACACCTTCTCCTAGTCCAACTCCAACACCAACTCCAACGCCTACACCCACACCTACCCCAACTCCAACACCAACACCTACTCCTAAACCTACACATACGCACAAACCAACTTCAACACCAAAACCGACTCGTACTCCTAAACCTACAGAGGAAGTAGTTATAATAGTAACTCCTACACCCACACCTACGCCCACTCCTACTTCTTCTCCTACTCCCACTCCTATTCCTACTCCAACCCCAACACCCACTCCAAAACCAACGATGTCACCACGCGAGAAGGAACGTATTAGAAATTACATTATCAAAAATCGCGATACTGACCCAAGACTAAGCCAATACAAAGACATGACTGTAGAAGAATTAGAAGAGTTAATTGACCTTCTAGATTATGAAACTCCTTTGTATGGCGAGTTACTCAAAACAGGAGACGAAATCCCTATTTATCCATTTATTTTTGCGGGTGCGGGTATATTAATTCTTTTATTTGCGATTTTCCGCAAACGTATTATTTGACTTTACATAAAAATTCTGCTATAATTATATTGTAAGGTTGAGAAAGGGCTACACTTCCTCCCTAGTCATAATGACTTAAAGAAGTGTTTTATGGGGTATTAGTTCAATAGTAGAACACGACCCTTGCAAGGTTGAAACAGCGGAGCGTTACCGCTATACTCCACCAGGAGGTACGAAAGCACGGTGCCAAGCCCCAAGCAGCGTCATGAACTGTACAGTGCCTTGTGTGTTTCCTATTTCCACAAGTAAAGCTAAAAAAAATAGGACGCGTGTACCATTCGTTCAGTGGATAGGACACCTGACTACGGATCAGGAAACAGGAGTTCAAATCTTCTATGGTACGCCACAACTAGACACGTACAGCAATCTTTTCTATACTACCTGCGCCATTTTTGCTGGAAATTAGAATGTGTCTAGATTTAGGAGTTTAGTGTAATGGTAGCATACCGGTCTCCAACACCGTTGGTGAGGGTTCAAATCCTTCAACTCCTGCCATTAGGTTCCTCCTGTAAAAATCCTTCTGTTCGCGACAGTGAAAAGGGGTGGTTGGGGCTAGTAATATAAGCAAAGTAGAACTTATATTGCGTGTTCGCCATTAAAGAACGCTGGGAGTTCTCTTACCCCATAAGGTAGTCCGGAATACTCACAAGATTCGCTCGGTAACTAATTTTATCGTAACTTGAAATTAGCGGTAGTCAACCTCGTAAGTGTTGGACGTGTTGGCCTACGAATAGAAGCTACCAGTCTTCAGGTAAATGGAGAATGAGGTGCCCGGGTGGGCGTGCCAACCAAGAGTAGAAAGAGGCACAATGGAGTATACACAACGCGAGTGTTTATTCCTACTGTTACTCGCGGCAGGTAGGATGATAGAACTGATGGATTGAGGCCCGGAGGTATTGATTCTGAACTTGCTGCGAGATTTATACCGATCCCTAGCTCAGTAGGTCTAGAGCAGCGGCCTTCACGAAGTACAATCAAGTAGATGGTCTGAAATTACTCAGGCGGGTGACAGGTTCAAATCCTTCCTTCGTGACCAATAAGCCGTGTGTCCTGGGTTCGAGTCCCAGGGGATCGAGAGATACATAAACTCAGCCTTCACGTGGCGTATCTTGTTTTCACTAATGGGTTTACTTTATAAAAAGGAGGTATTTAATTATGCCATACATTTATAAAATTGTAAATGATATTAATAATAAAATATATGTTGGGAAAACATTGAAAACAGTTCAAGAAAGATGGAAGCAGCATTTATATGATTATGATAAAAAAAGAAATGAAAAACGACCTTTATATGATGCTATGTTAAAATATGGTCCTAATCATTTTCATATAGAAGAATTAGAAAATGTTTTAGACGCGACTTTATTAAATGAACGCGAAAAATATTGGATTGAATTTTTACATTCTTTTCAAGATGGGTATAACGCCACATGCGGCGGAGATGGGACCCCATATGCTGATTATGCATTAATCTATGAATTATATACAATTCATAACTTAACATTTGAAAAAATTCAAAATATAACTAATTATGATATGCGTACTATACGTGCTGCTATTATGAGTTGTGGTATTTCAAAAGAAAATATTGAAAAAATCCGCTTACAAAGATTAAGAAAGCCTGTAATGCAGTTAGATATAAAAACAGAAGAAATTTTAAAAATTTTTCCTAGTTGTACTGCTGCACAGCGTGAAGTTAGTAATAATCCAAATGATTATTCTGGTACTCATATTTCTGCTGTATGCCGTGGCAAAAGACGTACTGCCTATGGTTATAAATGGAAATACTTGTAAGCACTAGTGGGAGAATGGTTATCCGGAAGTCTGCAAAACTTCATAAGCCAGTTCAATTCTGGCCTAGTGCTCTAAAAAGGAGAAAGATTTTATGGCAATAAGAGTTATTAAACACGGACTTGATTTTTTAAATGCAGAGTGCCCGAAATGTAAATGTTTATTTGAATTTACAATTGAAGATATGGAAACCTACTCTACTGGTATAGACAAAATTGAACAAATTAGATGCCCTGATTGCAATTATCCAATGAAATGGTGGTATGGAGAAAAATCAGGACGAACATAAATTATTATATTTCAAAATTAAAATTACCACTTACAAAACGCACGGGAAACCGTGCGTTTTTTCTATTTGACTTCTAGTAGAAATTATAGTATAATTATTATATAAAAGAAAAGGAGCATTTTTATGAACGTTATTTTTATTTCCCCTGACAATAATCGAGAAACTTTTAAAAATATTCATAATTTTGAAGAGAAGAAAGAAGGAGTATCTTTCTATAATAATATAAATGACTATTGGTTCATAAGATATAGTGCTTTCAAGGCTTTTATCCTTTCGGAGGTAAAGAACAATGACACTTGACGAATGTAGAGTGGAAACTCAAAAGCACATTGAAAAGGTGCGTAAGTATATCCGCTTTTTTACTGATAAGTTAACTACTCGTGGCGAAAATCATGATGCTAGCAAATTAGATACTCCAGAAATTGAACTATTTGCCGAGCATACTGAACGTCTAAATGAAATTGAATATGGCTCTGATGAATATAAGGCGGAATTAGAAGCTTTGAAGCCCGCTTTGGATCATCATTACGCTGTCAATTCTCACCATCCAGAGCACTGGCCAAATGGTGTGAATGATATGTCATTATGGGATATTTGTGAAATGTTTTGCGACTGGAAAGCATCTGCTGAACGAGTACGTGCGGGTAATATTTTAAAATCTATTGAAACAAACGCAGAGCGTTTTAAAATTGATAATCAATTAAAGCAGATTTTAATAAATACCGCTCGTTTGATGGAGGAACATGAATAAAGAACTCACTCATGATTTTATAAAATTTGTGATGGAAAATTATGGAATACGACTAACAATGACTGAATCAGATGGTGAAAAGTTTGAAGAACTTTTTCCTGATTTAGCCACGGTATTAGAAAAGGAGAAAGAAAATGATAACTCATAATGATGGTTCTATTGAAATTGAAATACCCGATTTACATATACCAGAATCAGAAGTAGATAGTATTACTCGCAATTTTCTTCATTCACGCGATGTAAAGACTATTGAAACTAAAATTGAAGATTTAAGGCAAACACTTCTGTCATTGGAAAATAATAATAATCGTCTTCAAAAGCGTTTCAATGAAATCTATGATGAAAAGTGGAAAGACAATGAACTTATGGAAATGAAGCTAAAAATGGAGCGTGCAATTCGTGAACGAAGCTATGGCTTCCCGCTAACTGAAGAGCAACGAAATCGCTCCTATGATTGGCAACGTAAACATGATACAGAAGTTCATTCTAATCCAGAAGGCTATCATGGAGCATCTGGCGGCGGCTTCTCATACACTTTCTATCCTACCGGCTTAGGTACAACTTGTGATTGCTTTTGTAATCAATGTAAGGCAAAGGCAATTCGTGAGGCCGGTGCAAAATGGTATGACAGATGCAAGGAACTTGGCGGTGTTTGTGAAGTCGTTGGATGGGAGGCTTTCTAATTGATTTGGGATGATAATTTATATGACGCGATGAAAGATGTATATGACTATGCCTATCGCGTTTTTTTTGGAAAAGCACCCATAGATGTTACTTATCGTGTGAATTATGGCAGTAGAGGAGCAGAACAAAAAGTTTTACAGTATATTTGGAACACTTATATTGAACCGAAGGGAGAAAATAATGAGTAATATTTATTTCAGTAGTGACTTGCATTTTTGTCATAACCGCGGTTTTCTTTATGAGCCACGCGGTTTTTCATCTATCGAAGAACATGACTCTGCCATTATTGAAAACTGGAATAAAATAGTTAAAAATAATGATGTTGTTTTTCTACTTGGTGATTTAATGCTTAATGATAATGTAAATGGTATTAAAAAATTAAATAAATTAAATGGCACGATATATTACATACGAGGAAACCATTGCTCAAATGCGCGTTGCGTCCTATACGAAGAACAAACTAATATGATTCCGCTATGTAATAATTTCTTTAGTAGTTGGGCTTCATTAGAAAAAATCAAAGGATATAATTTGTATTTATCTCATTATCCAACTATAATTGGCTCATTAAAAGATATGACGCCATTAAACAAGAGATTAATAAATCTTCATGGTCATCTTCATAGTAAAAATAAATTCTATCAAGATATTCCTTTTATGTATAATGTAGCACTTGACGCACATAATAACGCGCCCGTATCATTTGATGAAATTATTTCAGATATTGAAGCAAAAGCAAATGAATGTATTGCTATGCTATAAGGAGATAATATGATTTACGAGGGGCCTTATGTACTTATTTTAATTATCCTATTAGGGATAGGCGCTAGTTTATTATTGACTGGTTTTATGAATAGTTAATCAAGGAGGAAATATGGGATTACCATTTATTTTTGGGAAAAAGAAAACAGAAGAAACCCCTGATATTACTAATGAAGAATTAGAGAAAATATTAAAATCTGCTCCTGTAATATCTTCAAATACAATAAAACCAGAAGTTATAAGTTTAACTACTTCACGTGAATTAAAGTATTTAAAGAAACGAATATGGAAATTCTATCATAAATAATTTGACTTTTACTAAAAAATCTGCTATAATAATATTGTAAGAAAGAAACGAGCCCTAGTCCAGGGCTGACCAAATGAAAAGGAGAAAATAAATTATGAATCGTCTTTACAATGCTATGGCTTCTCAGAACACCTACAAGACTACCGAGAATGGTGCTATCGCACGCACCACGACCAGCTCTAAGCTATATGACCTCTTCTCTTTCGGCGCGGCTTACCGTCAGCGTACCGAGAGTGATTGCGTGCTACTATTTAAGGAGGCATATAAGGAAAGTCCTATGTATGCCCTAAAGTGCCTGTTCTATATCCGCGATATTCGCGGCGGACAGGGTGAGCGTCGTTTCTTCCGCACTTGCCTGCATTGGCTTGCGGATTATGACCGCAATGCCGTACTACGCAATCTTGACCAGATTGCTGAGTATGGCCGCTGGGATGACCTATATGCCCTAGTGGGGACTTCTTGTGAACATGATGCTCTTTATGCTCTTGGCAAGCAGCTTGCCCTTGATTACAAGACCAAGGGTGCTATTTCCCTTGCCGGTAAGTGGGCAGCTTCAGAGAACGCTTCTTCTGCCAAGACTAAGCGTTATGGTCGTCTAACTGCTCATACTATGGGTCTAACTTCTCGTCAATATCGCAAGGTGCTTTCTACCCTTCGTGAGCGTATTCGTGTTCTGGAGCGACTTATGTCCGCAAATCGTTGGAATGAGATTGAATTTGACAAGATTCCTTCTCGTGCTGGCCTAATCTACAAGAACGCTTTTGCACGCCGTGATATCATCAAGGCGAAGTATGAGTCTTTTGCAAAGGATAAGACTACCAAGGTTAACGCGGCAGCCCTCTATCCTTACGATGTCGTAGCTAAGGCAATTAAGCTGATGGGCTCTGACAGCTGGTATGGCCGTGGTAATCATGTTGCTCTTGACAATACCGATCGTCTAATGATTAACAAGTATTGGGAGAATCTTGTTGATTATCTGACTGGTGCTCCACTAAATGCGGTGGTAGTGGCTGATACAAGCGGAAGTATGTGTTCAGGTGCTAATAGTGTGGCTCCAATTGATGTTGCTGTTTCTTTGGCTCTATACGCGGCCGAACGTATGCGTGGTCCTTTTGCCAATCATTATATTTCTTTTAGCCGTAAGGCTCGTTTAATCGAGACTACTGGCGTGGATTTTTGTGATAAGGTAGATAGGATTGTAAGGACGAATCTATGTGAAAATACGAATTTAGCTTCCGTATTTGACCTTATCCTAAGTACTGCTTGTCACTATAATCTATCTCAAAAGGATATGCCAGAAAGCATTATTATTGTAACAGATATGGAAGTAGATTCCGCACAGGGTTATTCTTCTTGGGGACGAGCACCTGAATATGGACACGGCGGTAAGGGAATTCAAACCTTTATGGATAAGATGCGTAGTCGTTGGACTGACGCAGGATATAAAATGCCAAAAATTGTATTTTGGAACGTAAACGCACGAAATAATACAATTTTGGATGATGGCCCTGATGTTACTAATGTCAGCGGTTGCTCACCGGTTCTATTTGAATCTATCCTATCTGGAAAAAGTTCTTATGATCTTATGATGGATAAGCTAAATAGTAATCGTTATAAGCCAATTCATTAAAAGACGGATTATTCCGTCTTTTTATTTAGGATGTGATTCTATGGGAAGGCCCGCTAAAGATTTAACAAATCAAAGATTTCAACGATTATTAGTAATTAAGCGTGATGGTTCTACAGCTGATGGTCATGCTAAATGGTTATGTTTATGTAACTGCGGTAATTATATAAGTGTATCATCCAATAGTTTAAAACGCGGTGATACTAAATCTTGTGGATGCTTAAATAAAGATGTAGCAAGAGAAAAAGGTAGACAATCTTATAAAGATCTCACTAATAAACGTTTTAATAAACTAATTGCTAAAGAATATTTAGGAAGTAATAATAAAGGAAGTGGTTTATGGAGATGCGAATGTGATTGTGGAAATAATAATTTTATTACAACGTCGCACCATTTAATTAGCAGCAATACGCAAAGCTGTGGTTGCTTAAAATCAAAAGGAGAAGCAAATATAAAACAACTACTTATAAATAATAATATTAATTTTATTTCACAATATTACTTTAAAGATTTATATTATGAAAGTAATATACCTGTTCGATTTGATTTTTATTTACCCGATTATAACCGATTAATTGAATTTGATGGTATTCAACATTATACTTCTGGCGGTGGATGGAACACCGCTGAATTATTTAAACGCAATAAAAAACACGACGAAATTAGAAACCAATATGCCCTTTCCCACAACATTCCTCTCGTTCGCATACCATATTGGGAACGTGATAATATTACTCTTGAAATGTTATTTAGTGATGAATATTTAGTGAAAGAAGAAGATGAATGAAAATTCATCTTCTTTTTTATTGACTAAATATAAAAATTATAGTATAATAATTATAGAAAGGATGAGGAATATGAATTATTATATCTATCTTGATGATGTACGCGAAGATGATACTTGGTTTCGGCAACATTTAAATACAGAGCATTGGATTCCTTGCGTTGTTCGTTCCTATGATGAAGTAATTCATGTTCTCAATCATATGCGAGATTATATGAATGAGAATGAAGTGCTTATTCTTGACCTCGACCACGACCTTGGCGAAACTGAAGAAGGCTATAATGAACTCGCGCGCACAGGATATGACGTTTGTAAGTGGATTGTTGAAAACGATTTTCAAAATCTTTACTTTCATATACATAGTATGAACCCCGTTGGGTCTGCAAATATGCGGCAACTTCTTACTCATTATGGATATAAGGAGATTTAGTATGAAAAATCCTTGGGAAGATTGTACTCATTATGATGGCTGGAATGGGTTTGAAGGAGCGGTAGTAAAACATGACCGTGGTATTTGGTCTGATGAAGTGTTTGATAATTGGTTAAGTGAATATTGTGAACGTTGCCCATTCTTTGCGAGTGGAGAGGCTTGTGTATATGGAGACAAAGATGTTATGAAAATGATGAAAAACAAATATGAGGAAATTTAATATGTGGAAAAAAGTAAAGGATTGCGAAACTCTTTCAATACAAGCCCTTGCAGCTATGGCACTCGTAGAAAAGAAAAATAATCGTTTAATTACTTGGTCTACTAGTGACGGATTAATTCATTTATGCTCTTTTGAAACTTTAGCACAAATCAAAGAAACTGAAATAGAATCCAATACAAAATTTACTCTATGGGAGAAAAAATAAAGTATGAGAAAGTATGAAAAGATTGATACTCTCTATCAAAGAGACACAACCGGAACTAAAAAGTTGCTTCCGGGAGTATTTCGTGATCCTACCGTAGAATATCTCAGCGACAATAATTGGATTTGGACTGAAAAGGTTGATGGCACTAATATCCGTGTATGTTGGGATGGCCATACTGTAACCTTTGGCGGCCGCACCGATAATGCTGCTATTCCCGCAGAACTTGTTACTCGTTTGAATGAGTTGTTCGGTGGAGAAACAAATGCTCAAATTTTTGAACAGGTTTTCGGCGATAAGGAAGTCATTCTTTTCGGTGAAGGCTATGGTCGCAAGATTCAAAAGGGCGGTGGAAAGTATATTCCCGACGGCGTAGATTTTATTCTTTTTGATGTGCTTATTGGCGACAATTATCAAGAACGAGAATGGGTAGAAGAAACTGCCACAATGTTTGGAATTAAAGCTGTTCCTATTGTTGGCACTGGTAGTCTATATGCCGCAGGAGAGTATGTAAAAACCCATCCTAATTCTGTAATTGCAGAAGAGCCGCGTGAAATGGAAGGAGTAGTATGTCGTCCTGCAATTGAACTACGCAATCGTCGCGGCGAGCGTATAATCGTAAAAATCAAATGGGAAGATATGAAGGAGCTAGTATAATTATGCTAATACGTTATGAAGTAGAGTTTTGGGATGAAATGGATCATCAAATACGAGCAGAGAAGGGTTTAACAGCAAGCGTCTCTACTCTAGGAGAAGGCGTAGATAAAATTGCTGAATATTATGGTAAAAGTAATATCAGTTTTATTAAAGTATATGAATGTGAAGATTGTATTTGTGATGAAGAACTAAAAGATTTACTAGAAGATTAGTATTTGACTTTTATTAAAAATTCTGATATAATTATTATACAAGGTGAGGGAAAGAGCCCTCACAACGATGCGGGATCGCCAAGTTGGTTAAGGCACGAGCCTCATAAACTCGTTACGCGTGGGTCCGAGTCCCACTCCCGCAACCACCAACGAACAGGCGTTGTAAAATATCCTGTGTCCGCAAGAGTGATTGATACTAGTCTAAGTGGTCTCAACGGCGGAATATAAATAGGCAAAACCAAATTAGTATTGTATTAAATGAGCGGTGTTTAATGGGAACTGGAAATTACACACGGAAGCCCTGAGCGGGAGTACTACCGCAAGTTCTGCTATATGGGAGCAGACGCTCATTTAAAGCAACCGGTTGATTTACGTAATTAAGTCGTTAGGAGCGACATGAGCAGCAATGCGGTAATACCGGTGCACCGGTAGCAAAGTTACCCTGGCTCCCCAGATGGCGCACTGGGTTATCAAAGGGCCGCTTGGCACCCTATCCCGAGCGTCTTCGTCGCGGTGCTAGAAACTCGCCCCATTAGCTGAGGGTCGAGGCAAAGAGGGAACGTTGTTGGTGGTAACGGTGAAGATTCGCCCGGTATTCTAGGCTTGCCGTAAAAGTGGTGGGTATACACACCACAGTCTAAACCCCAGTATATGTTGCGAACGACCTGGGTAAACAAAGTCGTTAGTTGGCGTCTTATCCCAAGCCTTTACGCGGCGACGCTATAAGTACCAAGAAGCATTTTTAATGCTGGGCGTGAAACAAAGAGGGAACTAGGAGGCTGTGACCAAGGGTGATGTGGTCTGACAGTCCGAGTAATGACCGTTGAAGTCATTCGGTCGGTAGCAGGGCTCGGCCGTTACAACAGTGGATGCATACGCTTGTTAGCCCTTTTTATTGATTCGGGAGGAAGTGTCCGTAGATGAACTTCTCGGAGTAATCGCCAAAATCGAATCGTGGTATACCATTGTACGAAACTTCTGTCATCCTTAGTTTCTTGCAGTTTCAAGGATGAGGGTCGCGGCCACCAGAGCGCCGCAATATGCTGCGTTAGTCCAGTGGTAAGACACGAGGCTTTCAATCTCGGCAGAGGGGTTCAATTCCCCTACGCAGTACTCCTCCTTTTGGAGATATTTCCTAACCTTACAAGAAAAAGTCAAGTTGAAAACTTGACTTTTTTCAATTTTATGTTATAATTATACATAAAGGTAGGCCCAGGCCTATTTAAATAAAGCGAGGTGTATAATTATGGCAGAAAATAAATTTACAGCCACAGATTTAAAAGAAATGCAAAACTGGTCGTTAGAGCATAAGATTGGAGTAACTCAAACGCGTATTTGCGAATTTGGATTACATTATGATAATCAAGTATTCGTAGCCTTTAGTGGCGGAAAAGATAGTACAGTATTATTAGATTTAGCTAGACGTTGTATTCCAGATGTACCAGCAGTTTTTATTGATACTGGACTTGAATATCCAGAAGTAAAGCAATTCGTTAAATCTCATGAAAATGTAGAAATTATTCGGCCTAAAAAAACTTTTAGACAAGTTATTGAAGAATTTGGATACCCTATTGTAAGCAAGAAAATTGCCGGTTATGTAGCAACAGCAAAACGTAATCCAGATTCTGCTCGTGCAAAATTCCTTAGTGGAGAGTATGATAGTAAAATTTTTGGGTTTGGAGATGGAAAATGGAATTTTCTTGTAGATGCTCCTTTTAAGGTAAGTGACTATTGTTGCGATGTAATGAAAAAACAACCTAATCATCACTATTCAAAAGAAACGGGTCGTTATCCTATTTTAGGAACTTTAGCTTGTGAATCTATCGCTCGTCGTAATGAATGGATGCGTAGCGGATGTAATTTATTTGATAGTAAGAAACCCACTTGTAAACCTTTATCTTTCTGGACTGATAATGACATTTTTGAATATATCAAACGCTTTGATGTACCTTATTGTTCTTTGTATGGAGATATCGTGAAAGATAAAAAGGGAAATTGGACTACTACAGGAATTAATAGAACAGGTTGTATTTTCTGTGGCTTCGGCTGTCATCGTGAGAAGTGCCCAAATAGATTCCAACAATTAAAAGAAACTCATCCAAAAATTTGGGAATACTGTATGCGACCTTGGGATGAAGGTGGACTTGGATTGCGTGAAGTTTTAGAATATATAAATGTACCAGTTGAATAATTGACTTCTTCTAAAAATTATATTATAATACATATAGAAAGGAGATAATTATGATTAAAATTATCAAGCATGGTCATGCACAATATAAAGCCACTTGTGAATATTGCGAATGTGTCTTCTCATTTGAAGATGAAGATATTCAAAATAGTGGATGCCAATGGGACTGGTATGAATGGGTTACTTGTCCAGAATGCCATCGAAAAAATGAATTATCCAGTCGTAGTGCTTTTAAATTCCACCAATTTCAGGATTGACTTTCTATAAAAATTATAGTATAATTATTATAGTAAGAGGAAAGGAGCAAATCATTTATGGATTATCTTGATGATTTTGTTTGCGAATATCAATCTGATGAATTTGAAGAAGATTCGTTCTGGTTTTGGATTGATGAATATGATTTAGGAATGGGGATAGAAAATTAATGTATAGTAGAGATTATCTTGATGATTATGACCCATCATCAACCTATTCGGACGCCTTTTCTACAACTGGTAGAACTGCGGCGGAACGTCGTAAGAATGATTGGAAGTATGCTAAACGTAATCAAGCGATAGTTAATGCGATTGGCGGCGTTGATAAGCCTCTTCATTATTATGTTAAAACCGCACCAGAATATTATTATCAAAGATGTAATAAAACTAATAATAAAGGCAAACATCGCACCGCTTATGGTAATTATAATGATTCTAAAAATTGGAGTCCAAACGATAAACGTAAATTAAACGATTATCAAAATCAAATTGAAGAATTATTTGACGAAGAATAAAAATTGTGATATAATATTTATAGAAACAAGGAAAGGATGATAATTGTGCGTAAGACTTCTCGTACTGTGTTTTCTTCTTCTTGGACTCGCCGCGAGCAGGCTGAAAAGCTTGATGAGTGGCAGAATTAGCCGGTATAAGCAGACAAATTGCGGCCAATAGAATGCCGGTACCGTAAATGTTCTTCTAACGCCTCTCGAAGAAGCGCACCACTAGAAGACTTATTACCTAGGTAGTTGCGGCGAACAACGATAAAAATCGCTAGTTGCCCAGATACTTACTTGAAGGGTTTCTGCCGCGTTAATCTTGGTATCGGATTGCGGTTGTATCCACGCGTGGTGCAAATGGCGAGACACAGCGGACTTACGTAGGCCCAGTGGCTTGTTGGAGAGCAACACTCCTTCCTACGACCAAAATCCGCGACGCAAGATACATTGCTGGTTCAAATCCAGTCGCGTGGACCATATGTTCCATTACCCCAATTGGTAGAGGGAATCGGCTCAAACCCGATGTAGTTTCAGTTCGAATCTGAAATGGAACACCAGAAAATTTTATTTCGAGTTCAAATTGAAATAATTTGAACTTCGAATAGCCACTTTCTAGTAGAAGGAGGTGGTAAGTAATGGAAACTTACACAAATATTTGGTTAGATATTTCAGAAGAACAATGGAGAAAAATTATTTCTACTAGTCTAACTCGTGCAGAGGTCGCACGCAAAGTTAATCGTTGTCCCAATTCAAGTTTTAATGAGCGTTTAAAAAAATATTGTGATGAACATAATATCTCTATTGAACATTTTACAATTAATGAAAATGGCAATAAAGAGAAATATCAACTTGAAGAAATTCTAGTAGAAAACTCTCCTGCTTCGAGAAAAACATTAAGAGACTATTTAGCAAAATATAACATTCTAGAATATAAATGTGCTATTTGCGGGAATGTTGGAGAATGGAATGGAGTTTCTTTAACTTTACAAATAGACCATATTAATGGAATAAATAATGATAATAGAAAAGAAAATCTTCGTTGGTTATGTCCAAATTGTCATTCTCAAACTGACACGTTTACTGGGAAAAATAAAACTAAAAAAGAAGTTGTTAATTTCACAGTAGAAGAAGCGATTAAAGCATTAAGACAAACTGAAAATGTAAATCAAGCAACTAAATTAATCGGTTGTGCGCAAGGTGGAGCAAATTGGATTAGAGTAAATGATATTAAGAAAGAATATGGAATTGTTCAATCTGGAGATTTAAAAAAAGAAGAAAAATATAAGTTTGAAGAAAATCATATTAATGTAAAACCAATGAACTTTATTAAATTATGTAAAAAGTGCGGTCGTCCATTATCGACAAAAGATGCTGAGTATTGTCAAACTTGTATTCACGAATTTCAACGAAAATGTGAATGGCCTTCCCGCGAAGAACTTAAAAAATTAATCCGTTCCACACCTTTTTTACAAATAGGTAAAAAATATAATGTAAGTGATAACGCTGTAAGAAAATGGTGTTTAAATTACGGTTTACCATCTAAAAAAAAGGAAATCAAAGCAATTTCAGATGAAGAGTGGGCTACCATTTGACTTTCTTCTAAAATTATAGTATAATAATTATAACAAAAGGAAAGGATGATATAAATGGAAAATATCATTCATGAAGAAGCCGAAAAAATTAAACAGAATATCATTAATGAATTTGGAAAGAATAATATTTTAGATTTACACGTAGAATTAAATGAAGATTGGCGTGGAGACTATCTCGCTTGGTGGATTATTTTAAAAAATAATCGCAGAATAGAATGTATTAGATACTATAACAGCGATGGAACAATCAAAAAGAATTTGACTTTCTTCTAAAATTATAATATAATAATTATAGTAAAGGGAAAGGAATTAAGATGTAAGGCGGAAACAGCAACATTCTTTTAAGTAGCAATCTGTTAAATTGTAAGACTTATTAACCGCCTAGAATTTATGTGCCCGTGGCGCAACTTGGCAGACGCGCTACACTTAGGATGTAGATTTTCAGAGTTCAAATCTCTGCGGGCGCACCAGTCACTTCCCACAAATAGTGACAAGTCGCGTTAACATTCGTTTGTTAGCTACGCTGGGAAAACGCGACTTTAAAATATAAGGAAGCCAGGCCAACGGCACTAACCGTATGTAGTGACCGCCGTAACTATCACATTCTAGGAGCCTTGATACCGGTATTAGGCTTAATACTCCCCGAAAGTGCACGAACAAATCCTAGGATGTTATGGCATCAAGTAAAGAGCCTTCTCGTGGCGATGCTGATTTCGACTAATCTTTACAAAGTATTAAAGGCAGAGCACTTTAATATTTGACTTTTTCTGAAAATTCTGGTATAATTATTACAGAAACAAGGAAAGGAAGTAGATACCCTATTTAATAAAATGGTTGAACCAAGTGAAGAAGAGCTAACCACTCTGCTTGGACTATCCGAAAAACAGCCCCAAACTTGATGGGATACTTTCAAGCCAAGGCCGCGAAATCAGTAATGATTAGCGATATGGAGAAACTCCTAATGTTAAGGGTAGGTGCTTGGTTATCCGCTAACAAAAACTTGGCTCCTCGCGGCGTCGTAATAGAAGGTGGGCGTTAAAAGCGTGACCTGAATCCAAGTTAGGCGTAGGATGGCTGCCACCGCAAACCTTGGAAATGCCAACAAGACGCTTGGTGTCGTTGAAACCTAGAAATAGGATATAAGCGAGGTTCACAGAAAAAGTAGCCCAAAACGACAATGATTCTAATAGATATTTGTAAATATTACTTGGAATTATTGTGCTGAACGGTTCGGGTGAAATTTGAGAGTAAGCAATCTCTCCGTTGCTCACCGAAAGGTAGGGTGAAGAAGTCCGGAATTGCTACCCGTGGCTCAGCCTTCATCTTCAACGTGGTTGAATATGTTAGAAGGATAATACAAGTACGACGAAGGTCGCAACGGTTTTATTAAATAGGGTATTTGCCCTAAACTTTAAGGTAGCATTGGAGTAATTAACCAATGAGATGAAGATGCTCCTACATCAGCTTAAAGTTTAAAATATAATCATAGGAGTGATTAATATGCCAAAGAAAATTGATTTAACAGGAAAAATTTTTGGAATCGTACAGGTAGACTCACCAGCACCAAGTCAATCTGGTAAAACATATTGGAATTGTCATTGTACTATTTGTAATACTAAAAAAGTAATTCAAGGCTGTGCTTTAAAAAATGGTTCTATTAAAACTTGCGGTTGTGGTTGTTCTTTTCATAAACAAAACACTTCAAAAATTTGCGAAATTTGCGGAAAAGAATTTATTCCAATAAAATTTGGCGGTGCTAGAAAATATTGTTATGAATGTTCTCCGCAAGAAGGCTCAGAAACAGATAAACGCACAGTTATAAGACGAGCTTTGAAAAAGATGCTAGTTGATTATAAAGGTGGAAAATGTGAGCTATGTGGATATAATAAATGTTTACGAGCATTAGAATTTCATCATTTAAATCCATCTGAAAAAGATTTTGGAATTTCTGGATGTATAACTAAAAATGTAGAAGAATTAAAAAATGAAGTTAATAAATGTATTTTAGTTTGTTCTAATTGTCATGCGGAAATCCATGAAGAGCTAGACGAGGCCCGTTAGTCCAGTTGGCAGAACGATAGACTGTTAATCTATGTCAGCGCTGGTTCGAGTCCAGCACGGGCCGCCATCACGATAGCAAATAAGTGAATAAACGGATGTGCGGTTAGCTGACCTTAAAGCCATTTCATAAAAGGAGTAATAAATATGGGATTAGATAATGGTATAATTGTCCGTTCAAATCGTCGTAAGATTACGCGTGATATGCTACCAGAAGGAATGGTATATCCTTGGGATGAAAAATTTGACAGTCCAGAAGGAGGGGTAGAGATTCTTTACTGGCGAAAGAATTGGGGTTTAAGAGATATAGTAGTAGATACTTTTCCAGTTTATGAAGATACTGGTTATGACTACCTTATCGAAACTCCGCAACAAGTATTTGAACTAATCCGAATTATTGTTCCTTTTATGAGTAAGGAAAAGTGGGAAGAAGACGGTGATTCTATTTGGGATTACGATGAAATACTTCCTATTTTACAACAAAATATCATAAATTTGGCATTAATTGCTTCATTTATGAAAAATAACCCTGATGTTTATTTATTATTCTACGACTCATATTAAGGAGAAAATTACATGAACGAAGTAAGACTAAAGATTCTACCTCCTTGGACTATTGTAATTCGTAAGTTCGAGGCCCTATTTGATGGTGACCCACAAATTGCTTGTAATTGTAACTTTAATGGTGCTAATCCTTCTATCGTTCTTGCTTGTAATAACGGAGATAAGGTCGCCGCACTCCTGAAGATTCTACCTTCCGAAGTTGATTTTGGTAATATTAAGCTAAAGGTTGTGGTCGATGGCATTCCTTCTAATAAGGCATTTACTAGTAAGGTTGAGCTATTTGACACCGCTTTTAAGGGTAATCCCGCATATGCATATTCCATATGTCCTGCTGAAGAAGGTTATATGTGGATTGGAACTACTTATGTAGTGTTCAAGAATTTCGTCGTACAGTTTGCTGCTGATAATCTAAACGATTGTCACGGCATTATTAGCACTCTATATCAAGATATTGCAGAAGAGCTTCTACGTGGAGAAGCTACTGAAGGTGTTTTTTACAATACTGATGTAGAACGTGCGAATCTCGGTAAGCCCCTAGGTGAGTGGCCATAAGCCACTCTAATCTGGGCCTATAGTTCAGCGGCTAGAATGTCCGGTTGTCTCCCGGAAGATCGCAGGTTCGAATCCTGTTAGGCTCGCCATAGACTCATCCAGCAATTTCTTTTGCGCTGTAGGAGCCGGTAATATTGGTTCAAATCCAATTCTCCTCACCATATGAGGAGATAGTGTAATAGGTAGCACGCCGTAAAATGAGTCTAGTATATTATAGGGGTGTGGGCTAAAGGTGAGCCGCCTCATTTGGGGTGAGGACATCAAGTGAGTTCGATTCTCACCACTCCTACCAATTAAGAAAAAGAGAAGCGTAAGAGTAATTAACTTATGAGATAACAATACCTCAATATTGAGTCTTTTTCTTATATAAATATTATTGAGGCGATATTTATGCCTAAAAGAATGACACAAGAAGATTTTAATGCTAGAATAAAAGATTACACTAATGATTCTATAATAGTTATTGGAGAATATAAAAATAAAAAAACTCCTGTTTTAATACAATGTAAAAAATGTAATTACAAATGGTATTATTCTCCAGCATCATTAATGCCTAGTTCTACAAAAAATTATCATTTTAAAGGTTGCCCTAATTGTAAAAAAGTAACTCTTTTTTGCTTAGAATGTGGAAAAGAATTTACTCGGTTAAAAACTGAAATAAATGACAATAATTTTTGTTGTAAAACTTGTGCAAATCGTTATAAAAATAAACAAAAAATCAATAAAATTGATAGTTTAGCATACAGACGCAATGCTTTTGAATATTATCCGCACAAATGCGATATTTGTGGTTGGAATAAAGATGAAAGAGTATTAGAAGTTCATCATTTAGACGAAGATAGAACTAATAATCATATTGATAATTTACGAATTTTGTGTCCAAATTGTCATAAATTTTTAACATTGCATCTTTATTCTTATGAAGAAATGAAACAGTAATCAACTGGGTTTGGAGATTATCCCAACCGTAAAATCTCCTCCTTTCTGGTTTGACTTTTCTTAAAAATTTTGATATAATAAATATATCAAAGGAAAGGAAATAATGAGTATGAAAAAGGAAGTTTTAGGTGTCAATCAAACTAAGGCAGAATTTGTCAAGTCTATTCATGATTGGCTGATGCGTACACTTAAATCTTTAGATCGTGAAGAATATCAAAAATGTTTTAAAATTGAAGGATCTAGTATCATGTGTGAACTTCCAGATAATTTTTTTGATAATTATGAAATTCCTTCTGGCACACGCATTGAAATGAAATTTATTACAAAGAAATCTTAAAATTTTAAGCCGTCACAGCAATCTTTTTAAGTGGTTAAATTATTTTGATTGAGAAGCAAAATGAGAGACGGTTCAAACCCATCACAATTAAACAATTAACGGCTTAATATTAATACAGTGAATAAGGCACACACAGCAATTACTTTTATAATTACAAGATATAGATATTGGGCAGTATATTAAAGTAAATTATTAGTGCCTTGAATTTATGCCGGCGTAGCCCAATGGTAAGGCAGCTCACTTGTAATGAGCAGATTGGGGTTTCGACTACCTCCGCCGGCTCCATTATTTAAAAGGAGTTTATTATGGGATTTTTCACTAAAAAGAAACCAGTTACAGAACCGCTTAACCCCATTGAGAAAAAGTGCGAACATAAGTTTCAAGATTTTCCTTGGTTTTTAACTTGGGATTTACAATATAATAAATATATTATAAAAGTAATTGAACCTTATGTTTGTATCTTTTGCGGCGAAAGGAAAAATAAAATCCTCGCTTCTTATACTGGTACTAATTATAAGGAAGGCGAAAAACTTTTAAATGAACTCCATAATCGCTTTGATAATCATATTAAATATCAAGAAGAAGTAGAAGATATGATAAATGATATGATTTTAGTAGATCCAGAATACTTAAAATGGTATCATTTACTACGCGAACAACAAGATCCATCTACTTCTCGGCCGCAAACCGAATTTAATAAGAAACCAGAATTAAAATTATGATAAATAGGCACATGCAGCAACTTACATAGATAATCTATGAGTCATCGGTTCGATTCCGATTATGCAATCCAAAGCTTTGCGTATCGCCCAGATGGTAGGGCAATAGAAACAAGGTGCCTAGATGAAAGGTTTTTATGAAGATTTATATTTCTTATTTTGCTCAAATTCGCAATTTTCCGCCTAACCTTGTTGGGCTTTCTACTGCCGTTTGGAACCCAAAATGGCTTCAGAAGGGAAGAAGTCAAAATGGAATTATTTGGTTAGATATTCCGCCTCTAAAACCCGGTAAGAGGTGTAATGGGCTATGTAATGGCAAATGTTCTCCTAAGCATCCAAATGATTGTAGTTTCTTACGTGAATATAAAAATCAACTAGATAAAATAGATTTCAATATGATAATGGAGCATCTTCAAGTATTAAGTGAGGCTATAAAAGTTGAAGAACAATTTGATGATGTAGATTTTGCGTTATTAGTCTATGAAAAATATGATAATATTTGTTCTGAACGATGGCCTCTTATTCAATGGTTTAAAGAGCATAGTGTTATATTAGAAGAATGGGAACTAACATAATAGTAGTGTATTCGGCTCTGACCCGAAGTGTGATAGTTCAATTCTATCGTTCCCAGCCATATGGGTGTGTAACCAAGAGGTAAGGTAACGGACTTTTAATCCGTGATTCGTGGGTTCGATCCCCGCCACACCCACCAATTATAATACGCGGTATTAGCGTAGAGGCCGAACGCGGGAGTTTGCTAAACTCTGTCGATCTTCAGTGATCCGAAGGTTCGAATCCTTCATACCGCGCCAAATGTGGACAGTAGGCTTGGAAGCAGCCATCTGATAATGAGTCTTTAATTTCTCCATCTGTGCGAAATGTATTATAGGCTACATTTGTTATAATGTCCTATGAGTATGATGTGCGGATGGGCAATAGAAATATGAAGTTTGGCGTAATAGCACACCACATAGCTCATCTGCCATGTGTAGAAGGAGCGGAGAAATCGTTCTGCGATTTCGTTAATAGACTTGCCCACGCCTCTGATTCAAGCGTACCTTGGGGAGCACGCGGCCACAGCGGTTAAAGTGGCACTATGCGCGGGTGTAGTTCAACGGCTCGAATACCTGGCTTCCACCCAGGAGATGAGGTTTCGACTACCTCTACTCGCACCAATATAGGCGTGTAGCCAAGTGGTTAAGGCACATGGCTTTGACCCATGCATTCGCTGGTTCAAATCCAGCCACGCCTGCCAATTTTAGACGCCATTGTGCCACAACAACAGCAATTATTTTGTAGCTCCATTTTTTATAAGGCGTCTAGCAAAGTTCAAGGAGGTATTCGGGGTGAACAAAGAAATTTTAGATTTTATGAAGCGTCGTTTTCCAATAGATAAGGATTGCGATTGGATGGAAGGAAATTGTTACTATTTCGCACGCATTCTCAAAATGCGTTTTAAGGGAGAAATTTGGTATGACCTTGTAGATGGACATTTTCTTTTCCGTAATTTTGATGATTTTTATGATTGGAGTGGTTTACGAAATGAATATGATTTAAGTAAGCCTGAAACTGTAGAAAATCTAGTAAAGTGGTCAGATTATAAGCAAATTGATCCTATACATTATAATAGAATTGTACGTGACGTAATTGAATAAAGGAGAAAAAATATGAGTAAATTTTTAAAGAATATCAATGATCTAGAAGCATTTAAAGCAGCCGTAAGAAAGTGTACTGGTGATGTTTATCTACTAAAGGATGATAAGTCAGAACAGTTTAATTTAAAGAGTACCTTGTCAGAGTATCTTGGTTTAGCGAGACTAGCAGATGCTCATGGCGATGAATATGAGATCTTTTGCCAGTTCCCTGCCGATGAAAGTAATCTGTTGAAGTATTTCTTTGAAAGATAATAGAATAGTTTTGGTATTGTAAGAATACCTAATAGATAGAGGAACGCCCGCATTTGCGGGCGAATTTTTTGTATATGGGGTGAGAAAATGAGCAAAACTTCTAGAACACCACCAGATTATAGTATATATTTTAAAGATAATTATCCATTTAATGTTGGTCAAAGATATATTTATTTTTCTTCTTTAGCTAAAACACGTTCTAAAATAGGACAATATACATATAAACAGGCTTCTGAGCTTATAAATAAAGGAATGGGACAAATTACATATAATCCTAAAAAAGAAAATAAAATGTGGCAAGCTTTACAACGATTACAACAAGCAGCAAATATCGAAAGAGAAAAAGAAATAAGAGTAATAGAAGAATTTTTAAATAGATTTCCAGAAAAGGTACCAGAATCTTTACGCACAATAAAAAAAGATGATTATCTATCAATAATACAGCAAATTAATTTTTTAATAAAAGGTATTAAACCATTTCAAGAACAACTAAAATTAGAACAAAAAAGAGAAAATGAACAAAGAATTTTAGAAAATGATCAATTACAAAATAAAGAACAAAAATATCCAAAATTAAAATCATTATTTAAAGGAGAGCTAAGCGGGAAAAAATCACTTAATAATAAAACAACAGATCAAATGCTTAATGGTATTTTTGATGAAGATACTAATATAAGTATGTATCAAAAAATTATTATTGAAAAATATGGAGCTAAATTATTTGAATTTAAGCAAACTTTAATATTAAACGAAGGTCAAATGAATGCTCTATTGCGAATTTTAGGGGTAAAAGCTAATGAATTGTTTATGCGAAAAGTCTCTGATTATTTTACTTATGGTATTAATAAAAATAAAGAAGAATTTTTAAAACAAATAGAAAATGCAATAACTACCGATACTGAATTAGATGATTTTTTTAATAATTTAATGAATTCGCCCAATTTAAATGAATCTTTATTATCAATTGCTAAACAATATGGTTTAGATAATACATCAGGACAAATAGAAAACATTGAAAAAAAAATACAAATATTTAAAAATCGTTTATTTGAATCATATAAAAAAGAACATAAAAACGCTTCAATAAAAGATTTTGATGAATGGAGAAAAATAATCGGAGCAGATGATGACACTATTTCAAAAATGTATACTAGTGTTAATAACGTATCAGCACAAGGGTATTATCAATCAGAAAATATAGCAATAGCAGAATTAATTACCGCTGGCATTTCAGCAACATTAGGAGGAAATACTAATCCAACAGATGATTTTCTAGCTGGAAAATTATTTTTTGAATTTACGACTAATTCAGATTTTAATAATAAATTAATTCAAGCTGAAAAAGAAATTAATCAAAAAAGAATAGAAACTTATAATAAAATATTAACCACCACTAATAAAGAAAGTTATAAAACCAATATAAAAGCTCTAAAAGATTTAAGGACAGAGCAAGAGCAATATATTAAAACTTTACAAGAAGAAGCGAAACAGGTAGAAAAAAATTTAGAACTTTTTTTAAGCCAAGTAAATATACATGGTACAATTAAAGGATATGAGTCTTCAGGTAAAAGATATAGAGAAGAAATAGGTTTCCAAGGCGCCAGCTTTGGATCAAATATTTTTGAACAACTATCAATAATACAAGAAACTATGGGAGATATTATATCAATACAAGATATACAATGGTTACAATTTGCTATGATTAACGCGGCAACACAAGCTATTGGGGCAAATAATAAAACAAGTTTAGAAGACTATTTTTCTTCAATGATAGGATATTTAATGTTCAACGATGGACAAATGCTAGTAGAGGATGCGGCGAATCAGCGAGGCTATATCGCAAATGGAAGTAATGATATCCATTTATATATGATTAATTCAATTTATTTACCTAATTCATACATATTACAAAAAACTTATGAAGCCTTAACACAAATTGCGGGTGATATCGAATCTAAAAATAACGGCATAAAAGCACGACTATATGTTTATACAGGAGAGCCAATTAATTATACTCGTAATTTAACTTTAGAAGAATGGGACGCTTCTTATGATGTCGCCTATAATGCCACATATTTAGATATGCATTTTCTTGCCGGCTTTCTTGATATTTTAAATAATATAGCTACTCAAGTATCTAACGCTCTTAATTTAAATTAAAGTAAATAATACCTTAAAGTTCTTCTTTCACAACTACATATTTTATGAGAAATGTTCTTCATTTCATCATATTTACGGAGGGGAAGACCAATGGGAAATGCCCAACAAGTGTGGGAGTGGATAGGCCATAACTTATGGCAAATTATAGTTATCGCCTCTGTATTCATACAAATCGCTCCCATAAAAATAAATCCCTGGACTACTATATTCAAATGGATAGGCAAATCACTCATAGGCGAAACATGCGGAAAAATTGATAGTATAGTTTCTAAACTTGATTGTCTTGACAATGAAGTAAAGAAAAATGAAATAGATAGAATACGCTGGGAAATTCTTGATTTTTCCAACTCTTGTCAAAAACATAAAAAACATACTAAAGAAGAATTCAAGCATATTATCGAATTGAATGATAAGTATAATGTTTTGCTTGCTATGACTGGCGAGCAAAACGGCGTTTTCCAAGCTGAATATAGGTATATTAAAAAAATATATGATAAACTAAATGAATCCGGTGGTTTTTTAATACCGGGAGAAGGAGATGATTCTAATGACTAATTTAAAGAAATGGTTCGCGGCCGCAGGTGTTCGCGCACTAAAGACAGTAGCCCAAACAGCAGTAGCAACTATTAGCACAAGTGCTATTATGTCTGAAGTAAATTGGCCAGTAGTTGCTTCGGCATCTTTATTAGCTGGTATTCTAAGTCTATTAACTAGCGTTGCTGGTCTACCTGAACTCAAAGTCGAGGAAGAGGCGTAAGCCTTTTCCTTGACTTTTTTTTATTTTTATAGTATAATAATAAAAAAGAGATAAGGAGAAAAATAGTGGAACATAGAAGTCGTGAAAAAATTATTCCTCTTGAAATTTATACTGATGGCTCATTGAAAAAATTAGGACAGCAATCTACTTTTGGAGGATGGGCTTTTTATGTTTTAAAAGAGGGAAAAGAATTGTATCATAAATCTGGCAATGTTCCTATGACAACTAACCAACGCATGGAATTGAAAGCTATTTTAGAGGCTCTAAAATATGCTGAAACCGTGCGTGAACGTCAAGAAAAGGTAATTATTTATAGCGACTCAGCCTACGCGGTAAATTGTTATGATAAAGAATGGTATATGACATGGCGTACAAATGGCTGGATGAATGCTTCAAAAAAGCCAATAGCAAATCAAGATTTGTGGTTAGAAATTATTCCTTTTTTTGATAATTTTTGGTATGAACTACGCAAAGTAGAAGGACATACTGGAGTTTATTGGAATGAAAAATGTGATGAACTTGCACAACTTGAAGCCGAAACTCTTAAAATAAAATGGCGAGGTTATAAACATGAATAATAGTATCTTTGAAGTAACACGAGATGAATATAAAGGATTTGTAGATGAAATAAAACAAGAATGCCGCCGTGTTGAAGTAGTACAAATTGATAAAAAGCATACCGCGGCAAAAATATATAGTAAAAAGACTGGAAAATGTTTATGTAGTAGAGTAGCATATTCTGCTGAAACAGGTGAACCTGATCCAGAAAAATATTATATTTTTGAAATGCCTGATAATGATGAACGTAAGGCTCCTACTCCAATTAGAAAAATCGTTTTAGAAACTAAAGAACAAGTCCAAGCATTCTTTGATTTTCTCGCACGAAAAAATAAGGAGACAAAAAATGATTGAATTATTTACTGATATTTCTCCTTTTATAAAACAACAACTAGAACGAGTTGTAAATCTAGCTATAGATTCTATGGAACTAAAAGAATGTGCAGCATTAATTGCTGACTTTGCTAAGACTCGTCCCGATAGAGAACAAGATTTTATAGATTTTTATTTCAATTTAAGAATGGAGCAAATGAAAAATGAAAACAATTCTAATTAGTGGAAAAGCTGGTCATGGAAAAGATACAGTAGCACAACTAATGAAAGAGGAACTTGAAAAGCAAGGAGAAAAAGTTCTAATTATCAAATTTGGAGACCCTGTGAAATGGTTCGCACGCGAATATTATAATTGGAATGGAGAAAAGGATGAAGCTGGACGAAGTCTTCTGCAATATATCGGCACTGAAATGATGCGAACTTATGATAACCATTATTGGGGTAATATTGTAGCTAAATTCATCGCGGCAAATCATGATTTTACTGTAGCTTTAATTCCTGATTGGCGTTTCAATTCAGAAGAATATTGTATTAATATGGAAATAGGAAACTATTACACATTAAGAGTAGAGAGACCTGGATATAGAAATCCTAATATGACAGAACAACAATTAAAGCATGTAAGCGAAACTGAATTAGATCATAAATCTTTTGATTATATCATTTATAACAGTAGTGATTTAGAGAATTTGCGTGAAAATGTAAAGCTAGCACTTGATTATTTTAAAAATATGTGATATAATTTAAAAAAGGAGAAAAATACAATGGATTATTTTACTAGTGAACCTATGCGTTATTGGGCTCCTGCGAGTTCTATGACACCAGAAATTAAACGCCAGCACTTAGAAGAGATGATTGCGAGCGGTCAATATATTTGGAGCCGTAAGTACGATGGAAACTGGTCTCGTGCTGTTATTACTCCTGAACGTAATGCTTTACAAACACGTGGCATTAGTAAGAAAACCGGGACTTATGGCGAGATTCAAAATAAAGTTTTCTTTTGGAATGATGTTGTAAAAGCTTTTTCTGACACTACTGTAATTCTTGGTGAAGTTTACCTACCCGGCGGCATAGATAAAGACGTTGGTTCTATCTTGCGATGCCTTGACCCAAAAGCACTCGCACGACAAAAAGACAAAAAGTTAGAATGGCGTATTTTTGATATTCTTGCTCTCAATGGCAAAGACATGATGAATTGCGGTGTTGAAGAACGTGTAAAACTTATTCCAGAAGTTGTGAAAATGATAAATAGTCCATTAGTTACTGGAATTGATTATCACTACATGGATGAAGATTTTTTTGATGATTTAAATAATATTTTTATGGACGGCGGCGAAGGTGCCGTATGTTATAAGCGTTCTTCCATTTATATTCCAGGAAAGCGTGGCCCTTCTGCTTGGGAAACTTGTAAAGTAAAGCAAGAGATTTCCGCAGATGTTGATTGTTTTATTACAGGCATTGAACCAGCTGTACGAGATTACACTGGCAAAGATATTGGTTCTTGGAATCTGTGGGAAGATGAACGCAGTGGTGAAAAACTAAGTGGCGAACTATATGGCGAATACCGCAATGGACGAGCCATTCGTCCAGTATCAAAAGGGTATTTTTATGGATGGCCCGGTGCAATTTATACTAGCGTATATGATGATAATGGCAACATCATTCCACTATGTAAAGTTGCTGGTCTCACAGAAGATTTCAAAACTGAACTTCGTGATAATTTTGACGAATGGTATATGTGCCCGCTAACTATTGGGGGTATGATGGTTTCAACAGCCCAAGCGGAAAGTGATGGAACTGGCATCTCGATTCGCCACCCTTATATAAAGAGTATTAGAAAGAATGATATCGACCCAAAAGATTGTACTCTATCAAAAATTCTTTCTTAATATATAAATAAAATAAATCTAAGCTACTCAAAGTGGCGAGGAGGAACTAATGAACGACCTTGAATTTTTAGGGTTTGCTAATGATGTTAGCACTCTTGATCCTGTAATGTATCAGTACTTTAATCAACTTTTAAATAAAAGAACTATTGTTCTTAATTCTGAAATTGATGAAAGTATTTTAGAAACAGTTGTACTTCCATTAAAAGATTTTGAGCAAGATGGTGATAATACTCCTATACGACTGATTCTAAACACTCCAGGAGGCTCTGTTGCTGATGGATTAATGCTTTGTAATATTATTGATAATTATAAAAAGCCTTTAGAAATTATCGTGCCTTCTTATTCTTGTAGTATGGGAACAATTATTTTATGCTCAGGTAACAAAAATCCTAATATAACAAAAAAATGTTATCCTTTTTCTTTTGCTTTATTTCATTCTGGTCAAACCTATGTTGGTGGAGAATCTACTTCAGTAGATGATGTTATTGATTTTAACCGTAGTGTAGATAATAAAATTAAGGAATATGTAATCAATAATACAAATATTTCTGAAGAACTTTATACCCAGCATCATCGTAAGCAATGGTATATTTCCGCTGAAGAAATGTTGGAATATGGTTTAGTAAATGAAATAATCGGAAGTGAGAATTGATGCTTTATTTTGCTGATACTTCTGCACTTTTAAATGGATGTGCAAAGGAGTATGAAAAAATTTGGATTAGTCCTCTTGTAGTTAGTGAACTAGAAAATATAAAAACTAGTTTAACAAAAGATGAACATATTAAATATCTCGCACGTCAACTCGTCCGAGATATTCTTTTTAACGTCAAGTACGAGAATTTCAAACCTTCTCAAAGAAAAATAGACTCTTTTATCAAGCATCATCCGACATTAAGCAATATAAACGACCATCGTATACTTGCGGCCGCATATCTTTTACAGGTACAAACCGGAGAAAACGTTACTTTTCTAACCAGTGATGGCTCTTTATATTTGTTAGCCTGGGGCGTTGGAATAGAAACAGTATATTACCAGCCAAAAGAAGAAAAGAAAGAAGAATACTGTGGCTGGAATAAATTTGTTCCAAATGAAGAACAGTTAATTTCTTTATATACAGACCCAACAATAAATATTTTAAACGCAAATATAAACGAATATTGCGAAATCTTTGAAAATGATGAATTAAAAGATGTACTTCGTTGGACAGGAGAAAAATATACTTCTCTAAAATATAACAGTTTCAAAAATAATTTTTTGAATAAAAAAATACAACCTTATAATTTAGAACAAAAAATGGCTTTTGATTTATTACAAAATTCTGATATAGCGGTTAAAATACTAGTTGGCCCGCCAGGCACTGGCAAAGATTATTTAATGTTACTACATGCTCTTGATTTAATACAAAAAGGAGTAATGGATAAAATTATCTTTGTAAGAAATCTAGTGCCTTTCAAAGATGCTCCTGAAATAGGATTTTTAGCTGGTGATTTACAACAAAAAATCTCTTGGGGTCTAGGTCCAATTAGTAGTATTTTAGGAGAAGAAGGACTTGCTGAATATGAAGAACAAGGACTTATTGAAGCGGTAAATCTAGGCTTTATTCGCGGATGTTCCTGGGATAAAACTATTATCTATGTTTCAGAAGGTCAAAATATTACTGGCGGCGGTTATAAATTATTAGTAAGTAGATGCGGCCAAGGCAGTCAGTTATGGGTAAATGGTGATATTTTACAAACTGATAATAAAGAGTTTGAAAAAAATAACGGCCTATTTAGACTTTGTAATTCATTAAAGGATAATAAATTAGCTGGTATGGTTAAATTATTGAAAACTGAACGCAGCGAAGTGGCTGATTTAGCAAAAATTATATAAGAGGGAAATTTTTCCCTCTTTTATTTTTTGACTTTTTTCAAATTTTGTGATATAATAAAAGAAAAAAGGAGATAAAAATGGATATCAATTATTTCAAAGAAATGAAAGATAAATTTTGGAACCAAACAATTGCCGATGAATTAAAAACAACATTTAATATCAACAATTGGGCTGAAAATTTATATGAGCAAATTCAAGATGATGTTGCGGCAATGGCTGCCTTTGTAACTGTTCTAAATCATAAATGCTGGTATTGGTATGATAATCATAATGAAGAACTTTCTAAAATCTATTCAGACCTTTATTATAAGTATAATTATTTAGAATGGGATTGGCTTGAAGCTCATGGAACTGAAGAAGAAAAACATTGGTATTTTAAGACCTTGGATTAATGGAGGAGTAATATGAAAATTTATTTGGCAGGTTCAATATTTTATCACGGTGATGTTCTACGAAATACTGAATGGGCCGCAAAAATTCGTGCTGCAATACCTAATGTAGATTTATATAGCCCAATTGAAAATACTGAAATTAATGGGACAGAAGGCAAAAAGAAGTTCGCAGGCTCACAAGAAATTGCTAATGGTGATAATATTAGACTAAATAATACCGACATTCTAGTCGCCTGTATTGATGGAGATATTCTTCCCGCGGGTACTTGTGCGGAAATTGGCAAGTTCCATGAAAAAATTGAGCGTGGTGACCATAAATACGTTGTTGGTATTTGTACAGATAATCGTCAAATGTACCTAACTCATAGTGAAGCTAAAAATATTGGTGGTGCCGCCGCACTTGGAGAACAGCAATATAGTTATCAAAATCTATACGTAACTGGTCTAATTAAGCAAGGTGGTATTTTAGTATCTAATATTGAAGATGCTATTGCTTTTATTAAGGAAAAGGAGAATGAATTTGATGAATAATATGTTATATGGTATCAATGACAAGCCACAGACCTTAAAAGAATGGGTTGGTTATTCTTTTCAGGTTGTTTTATCTTGTATTACAGCAACACTTTTAATTTGTTTAATCGCAGGCACTAATCTAACTGCTGGTATGTGCGCCGCAGGTATTTCAACAATATTTTTTCTATTTATCACAAAATTTAGAGCTCCCATTATAATTTCAAATAGTGGTGCGACAGTTTCCGCAGTTATCGGTGCTATTGCTCTCGCCGGGCCAGTTCAAAAAAATTTTGCTGGGGTAATTTTAGGTGGCATAGTTATTGCTAGTATTTATTGCCTTGCCGCCTTATTTATTAAGCGATTTGGCGTAGATTGGATAACTAAATTAATTACGCCAGTAATGTCAGGAGCAATTATATTAATTATTTCTATTCAATTAGGGTTTTTTATTCCTACTTATGCACAAATTAATAATTCTTATTCATTACTTGGCGTTGGAATAGCATTGTTTGATATGTTAATTACTTTACTTTGTGCATTTTATGGTAAAGGAATTATTAAACGTTGGCCCATTCTTTTTGGTGTTTTAGGAGGTTATGTTTTAAGTTTAATTTTAACTCTAACCAATTTTGCTCCATTAGTAGATTTAACACATTTCCAAAATATGAAATTAATTACTATTCCTGATTTTGCATTTTTACATGTTTCGTTTAAAAATTTTGATTGGAGCGTTTTACCACAAATTATTATTAGTTTCGCATTAGTTTCCGCCGCGGCATTAGCCGAACATCTTGGGGATATGATAAATGCTTCAAATATTTGTGGAAGAGATTTTCTAAAAGATCCTAGTTTATCAAAAACGCTATGCGGCGATGGTTTAGGCTCTTTAATTGGAACTATTATTGGTGCTCAGCCAAATACAACTTATACAGAGAATCTTTCTGCAATTCTTATTAGTAAATGTGCAAGTGTGTATATTACATTACTCGCAGCAATAGAGTTAATTTTATTAGCATTCTTAGGGCCTTTTAATGCCGCACTTCAAGCAATGCCTAATGCAGTATTCGCGGGAGCATCCATTTGCTGCTATGGCATGATTGGGGCAAGTGCAATGAAATACTTAAAACAAACAAACATTAACTTTGAAAATCAAAAGACTATGTGGATTTTTGCTATTATGCTAATGGTAGGAACTTCTGGTTTAACGATTACTTCCGGAGCTTTTAATATTTCAGGTATTTGCCTTGCAATTATTGTGGGAATTATTTTAAATATTATTTTAAAAGATGAAAATCTAGAAAATACTTAAAAAAATCAGAGAAATGAGAAGAAATTAATATATTTCTTCTCTTTCTCCATCACTATCCCTATGGAGGGATTGAATATGACTTTAAAGGAAAAAATTCAATATCTAATTGACAACGGTTTTTCATTCAATCAATTAGGAAAAATTTGCGGATGCCATGCAACTAGTATTTCTAAATGGATGAAAACAGATTACAATATTTCCAAACGGATGGAAGAATCAATAGAACACCATATTCAATCTTTTATTAAACAATTAGAAGAAATATGGATGTGATTTTATGGGAAAATTTATTGACATGACAAATTGGGTTATGAAAGAACACGGCGTTCCTGCTAGTAAAATAACCGTTCTTCATAAAAATACTAAAATATACCATCCAATAGAATGGTGGTGTAAATGTGAATGCGGAAAAATTTTCTCTGTTCGCGGAACAGAGATTCGTTCTGGCCGCACAAAAAGTTGCGGATGTTTACAGAAAGAAAAGGCTGCCCAAATTGGTCATAATAATCAAATTAATTTAGTTAATAAAACTTTTGGTTATTTAACTGTTTTATATGATTCTGGCAAAAGACGAAATAGACAAACTATTTGGCATTGTAAATGTGTTTGTGGCAATGAGAAAGATGTCTCCGAAGACGATTTAAAACAAAGTAAAACGACTTCGTGTGGTTGTAGAAAATATTCTCTTGGCGAAGAAAATATAAAAAATATTTTAGATAAAAATAATATTTCTTATAAATATAATATTGCTTATTTCCAAGATTTATATGGATTAAATAATTCTTTATTACGATATGATTTTATTATTTTTAATGATAATAATGAACCAATTAGATTAATAGAATTTGATGGGATACAACATTTTCAATCAGTGCCATTGTTTGGCGGTGAAGAAAATTTTAAAAATACTCAACAAAGAGATAATATTAAAAATCAATATGCCCTATCCCATAAAATTCCACTTGTTCGTATTCCTTATAAAGAACGTGATAAAATAACCCTTGATTTACTTATGAGTGATAAATATTTAGTAGAAGATAAAAATATTTTAGACATATTCTTACGTGAAAATTTAGAAGGGACTCCACCGCCTCCTTTATTTTGACTTTAAAACAAAATTATGCTATACTTATTTTAGAAAGGAAAAAATATGATACAATGGCATGAATATTCTTATTTAGCAGAGACTTGCGGCAATACGCATTGTAAATATTTTGAAATAGATGGTTGTCATCATCCTTATGTAAAAGACTGTAAAAATGCTAGTTTATATTGGCCTTGGCAATTAGATTATGAAAATATGAAAATCTTAATTCAACGGAGAGAAGAATGCAACTCAATGAACAACACATGAAAACAATTATCATGTTTAACAAAACCCATTAACGTGCTTGCTGGCACAAGAAACACAGAGCAAGAAAAAAGAACTACGCCCGAGCATGGTATATGCTGAGAAGAGGAAATCAAATTTCTAGGCGAGAATGGAATAAAATGTTTAAGAAATAAATTAGAAATAATACCTATCTTATGATAGGATTATTTCTTTATATTGGAGGTGTGTGATTAAATGACACAGGCAGAGGATGTACTAAATACATTGTTTATAGATTTCAAACAAAAATTAAAAGATATGGGAATGAGCCAACAAGAAGCCGCGGATAAATTAGAAATTACTCGTTCACATTTAAATAAGGTTATAAACAAGCGAACAACACCCTCATTAAAATTAATTCAAGATATGGAGAATTTTTGTTATGGAAAATAAACTTTATATAATCTATATGCCAAGAGTTGCGGCCGCATTACGCGATTTAGGATTTAAACTAATAAAAACTACTGCTAATATAAAAAAACCTCAATATGATGTTTATTGGTTTGAAGATACCCCTGAGTTGCGTGCAGCCATTCCTCAAGCTGCCGCAATAGCAAAAAAACACTGATTACAGGAGGAATTCAGGATGATTACAGGTAAAAATAATGCTCCCGCTTTATATATAAATGGGCAAAAATGGAAACAACAAAACGAACAACGTATAAGTGTCGCGGACAGACTATTGGTAGCAATAGGCAATAAAAAAGGATTAACAGCAAATGACAGGCTGCTACTTATAGTTTTAATAGGACAAACGGATGATCCGACTCGCCCTTTTCATCCATCAGAAAAATGGATAAGAGATAGAACTGGTATGTCGCATGATACATATATAGAACGGCGTAAATCCCTCGCGGCAAAAGGTATAATTGAATATAAAGAGTATGAATCAATTACTATTAATTTAGAAGCATTAGAAAACTAGTCGGATTTTCCTACCTATTATTAGGTCGGAAAATCGTTCTATATTTTAGGTAGGAAAATCCGCCCGAACAAGTAGGAAATTCCTACTTATTATTAGGTAGGAAAATTCTACCGAGAAGTTGTCAGAAAATCCTACCTATAACATAATAAAAACATAATAAATAAACATAATAATAACAATAAAAATAATTATTGGAGCAAGTAGGATTTTCCGACCTTCTGATATTTACTGCTTCGCCCGCTGGGCTCCGCAGTAAATATCAGAACCGCTTCGCGGAATTTTCGCTCCGCGTGAAACGAATATTTGACACAATTTAAAAACTATGCTATAATAAGAAAAAAGGAGAAATGAAATGGATATTCAAGGTGTAAATATTCTTACTCAACAAATAATTTTTGGTCCTATATGGCAAGGTATTGCTGCATGGGTTATTATAATGTGCATTACTTTTTTCTTTGCTATGATGTGGATAGATGGATGTGAAGATTGGGCTGGTCCTGTTAGTGCGGTTTGTTTTGCTTTATTTATTATTTGTTTAGCTTTAAATTTTACAGATCATGATAAAACTTTTTTAAATCATCCATCTAAGATTGAATATACAATTGAAATAATTGATGACAATGCGTGGAAAGAACTTGGTCCCAATTATACAGTAAAGAAAAAGCCTTATGAAATGAAGGAAATTTATGTGGTTGAAGGAGATTATGTAGAATGATTAAGATTATTGGTCCCCGTGGAACAGGAAAGACAACCAAACTATTTGAACTCGCACGCGAAAACAATGCTATGATTCTTACTTCAAATTCTCGTGCTATGAAAGAGAAAGCACGTAGTCGTGGATATAATGACATAGAAATTATTGGCTATGGCGACTTGGACAGTGATAATTTTTCTCTTAATAAAAATGTTTTTGTAGATAATGCTGACGACGTACTCAACTGTTTAATCAATAAGTTTTATAGTATCAAAGTAATTGGATATACGGCTACAATAGATGAAAATGAAACGAGGAACTAACCACTGGTGGGAAGTGCGGCGATACCAAGGAGATATCGCACTTTACGCCCATTGTAAATGCGGTTTCCAATACAACTGTTCTTCATATGAAAAAGATGAAGAAGGCTATTGGAAATCAAAAATAAAATACATTTATTCATATTGCCCGCATTGCGGTGCCTGCAAGAAATGGTATAATGAAGAGCCAAAGAAATATAATAAATATTCATGGGAGGGATAATATGCCTAATCAACCAGATATTAACATTGTTGCTAATTTAGACGTAGACAATACTAACGCAAATGAACATATTAAAGAAGTTAGAGAAAATCTTGAAGAACTTGCTGAACTAATCGAAGAAATTGAATTACCAGATATTCGTCCAATTATTAACTTTTATGGTTGCTCCTTTAACTTTGCAAACGATGGATGTGCAGAAGGAAGATATTATAATGGTTCCGATATTTATAATCGAGGAAAGGAAGATTCTTAATGAATAGAATTTTTGTCATGGGAGATAAACATTTTCCCGCAGAATATAAATATTTAAGTTTTAAACATTGGCCACTCGGCCATGAACTTTCGCGTGAAGATTATATAATTATTTTAGGCGATTTTGGAATTTGCTGGGATAATTCCGCGGAAGAAAATTGGTGGCTAGATTGGTTTAATGATAAGCCATGGACTACCCTTTGGATTGATGGTAATCATCAAAATTTTCCACTTTTATATTCGTATCCAATAGAAAATTGGAAAGGCGGCCAAACTCATGTTTTGCGGCCAAATGTAAGACATCTATGCCGTGGAGAAGTTTTTAATTTAAATGGTCAGACTTTTTTTACCTTTGGAGGAGCTCGTAGCGTAGATAAGGTTTATAGAAAAGAAGGAAGGTCTTGGTGGCCAGAAGAAATTGCATCCTATCAAGAGATGGAATACGGTATTAATAATCTTGAAAGATATAATTTTAATATTGATTACATTCTCGCACATTGTGCTCCAAATCATATAGTAGATATTTTATATCCTTATGAAAATCAACATGATGCAATGACTTCATATTTAGAGCATGTATGTCAAAGAACTCATTTTAATAAATTTTTTTGTGGTCATTATCATATTGACCGTTCATATGATGATCAAAAATTTAATATTCTTTATCAAGACATACTTGAAATTATGCCTGATGGAAGATGGGAGATAGTAGCATGATAGGAGATATACTTATTATTATTGTAGGAGCAATAATTACATTAGCCATTGTACTTCCTTGGATTTCTCTTTGGTCGTTAAATGGTATTGAACAAGAATTACGAAAATTCAGACAAATCATGGAGCGTAAATTATGAGCCAAAAATATGAATATAAAACAGAAATGACAACTGATATATTAGATTATATTAATTCCAATATTACATTAGAAGATTGGGAATTTCGTGATGACCTTGAAGATTATCTCTTTAATGAATTATGGGCGGACGATTCTATTACGGGTAATGGTGGTAATTATTATAGTCTTGAATTTGTTTGTAATAATTGTCTGGCTTATAATCTTGATCTAATGATGGAAGCTTGCGAAGGGTTTTGTGTAGATATGAAAACTCTTTTACAGCATTATCATGATGGAGATTTAGCTAGATATTTGGATTGTACTATAAGATGTTATTTACTTGGGGAAGTTCTTTATGATGTTTTAAATGAAATTTGGAAGTCAGAATAAGATTTGACTTCTTATTTAATTTCTGATATAATATTTATAGAAAAAAAAGAAAGGAATTAATAATAAAATGAATAAGTCCGAATATATTGGTTTAAATTATGTAAAGAAATTTATTGATCCTGATGCGTATGGTATTGGAGGTTTTAATGCCGCTGCACCAGATATTATTTCACCTCGTTTAAATTCAATAATAGAAGTAAAAGAACCTGTAGCTCAGGCTGGTCAATTTGTAAAAAGTACAATAAATAAAAATCCTTTTAGCCGTGCTATAGCGGCTAAACCTCGTGAAGAGGTTACTCCAGAAGAAGCAAAAAATTGGGTGCGAGAGCACTATCGCCAAAAGGGAGTTGGATATTTTTTAATTGTAAATAAAGATTCTACTTGTACTTTCTATACTTTTGAAGAATTTTTTGCTAATTGGAATTTTAAAATTGAATCAAGATCTGTAAAGGGTAGTGGGTCTAGCCCATTAGCAAAAAAATATTGGAATCAAATTCCAGAAGATTTATTAAAAATTGGATTAATAGATGGCTTTAATAGTCGTAAAAGAAAAGTAAAAATTTGTCCTGATAAAAATTTATGGAATTATAAATACTCTTTTAAAGTTCTTTACGATGATAAAACCATAAGAGCTGCAGGGGTAAATGCAAATGGTATGATTTATGTAAAATCAACTACACGAAATGAAACTTGGATTTTTCAACTGGACGGTCGATATAAATGATAACTCTAATAGAATTATTTGCTGGTATTGGTACACAATATCAAGCATTTAAAAATAACTATGAAGTAAAATGTATAGGCATTTCAGAAATAGATCCTCGTCCATTAAAAGCGTATAAAGCTTTATTTGGCGAGCCAAATAATTTCGGAGATATTACAAAAATTAAAGAATTGCCAGAGTCTGACGTCTGGACTTATTCTTTTCCTTGTACAGACTTATCTATTGCAGGTAAACAAGAAGGATTTGAAGGAAAACATTCTTCCTTAATTTATGAAGTATATCGTTTACTTTGCGTTTCTCCGAAACCAGAAGTATTAATTATGGAAAATGTAGCTAATATTTGTAATACAAAATTTATGCCACAATTTCAAGATTGGATTGATACTCTTACTGAATTGGGTTATACTTCTACTTGGAAAAAAATTAAAGCAAATGTTTATGGTGGAGCAACTATTCGTGAACGCGTTTATATGATTTCTATATTAGATGCTAATACAAAATATAATTTTCCTCCCACTATTCATCAGGACAAGGTTTTACAAGATTTTTTAGAACCAATCAAAAATGAATATTACATAGATGAATATCATGGCCCTACACCAAATACTATTAAAAATTTTTCTAATTCAATAAAGTTATGTGATTATAAAAATGGCGGGCAGGGGAATCGTGTTTATAGCCCATATGGAATGGGTGTAACACTTACCGCTACGGGTGGAGGCAAAGCTGGTTCTAGTGGTGGATTATATTATCGAGAAAATAAAATATATAAATTATCTCCTATAGAAATGTGTAAGATCATGGGGTGGCCTAAAGAACAGGCTCAAATTATTTGCTCAGCTCTAACTCCTCGAGAAGTCGGTTTTTGCATGGGAAACGCAATTGATTTAACTGTTTTAACTAAAATAGTAGCTGGAATAAAGGAGCAAAATATTTTATGAAAATTTATTTAGCTGGCCCTTGCGATACTGAAAATCGCACAATTATGATGAATATTGCTTGGTGGCTTCGTCATGAACCAGGTTTTGAAGTTTATTGCCCTTGGGAACTTAAAATTGAAGATGCTTGGCACATGTCACAAGAAAATTGGGGCGCGCAAGTATTTTGGAAAGATGTAGAGGCAATTGATGATTGCGATGTTTTTCTAATGATTAGCCTTGGAAGGCATAGCACAGCTGGTACAAATTGGGAACAAGGGTATGCTTTTGCGAAGAAAAAAGTTATTTATGTTATTCAAATTACAGAAGAAACAACTTCTTTAATGACTTTTTGCGGGTGCTCTCATTTTTGGAACTCAAATAAAAAGAATCTTTATGAAGATATTAAAAAGATTATTGAAGTGATTCTTGATCCGACTTTATTACTTTATCAACATAAAGAATGTGAAACGGTATTAACATAATGCGGAAAACATTTAAACAATTACGAGAATATTGGTCTTTCTTTAATTATTGCTATAATTGGGGGCCCTTGGCCAAAAGCTGAATGGATTTATGAAAATAGAATTGAGCCTATTGCCCAAAAGCATCCTATTTTAAATCTTATAGCATCTATTATATAGGAGAAATAAAATGTCTAAATACCAAGAAATATTAGATTATGTGAAATGGTATCAAGAAAACCATAAAGATAAAAATGGTAATATTCCAAACCCTATTTTTGAAATTATGCTTTTTGAATATCCAAATAAAGAAATGACTTATCCTACACCAGAAGGAAATGTTCGTTCTGGCTGGCCAGATACTGGTTGTATAGACCATATGGGATTTTACTATGAATTGGATACTGCAATTCAGGCAATGAATGAAAATTGGTGTGATATTCAAGAAACTTGTTACTATGCTGGTTTTATTATTTGTCGCTTTCCTGGGCTATATTATGCTGGAATTTCTAGAATGTATTTTCTTTGGAACGAAGAAAAGAAAGGTTTCTTTGAAACAGAAGAACCGGAAATTTTTAAGCACGTTGCTTATTGACTTTTTCTTTAATTTATATGAAAAGTATTTGTGCGGCGGTATTAAAGACGAAGATTGGGTGAAGATTAGAGATGGTAAAATACTTTTGTGATAAATGCGGGAAAGAATTATTTTGGTATGGAAATATTACGCCAAGTAATACTTATGCAAATATTAATATAATGGTACAACAATTTAATACAGATGGTTATAAAACTTATGACGCTCCATCAGGGCAATGGTTGGATTTATGTATGGAGTGTAAATATGGTCAAGTCAATAAAAATGAAGACTAGGTGAAGATTAGAGATGTCTAAATGTGGTATTTATGGTTTTTTTCAAATTTCTAGTGGTAAATGGTATGTTGGGCAATCTATTGATATAGAACGTCGTGAAAAAGAACATCGCACTTGCATTGATTTAGATTGGCATCAATTTCTTTTAAAAAATCCAAATGATTTTATTTTTACTATTTTAGAAGAATGTAAAGAAGAAGAACTTGATTCGCGCGAAGCCTATTATATTAATTTATATAATAGTTATGAACATGGTTTTAATTCTACCCATGGTAATCATATTGAAGAACAGCAAGAAAAAATAGATACAAGCATACTTCTAACAGAATGGCGCGGATATACTATTACTGATGAAGATAAACAACGTATTTTAAGGGCAATTCAAAGAGAATCTTTTTCAAAATTAATTCAAAAAATTTTAATAGAATTAGATAAACAATATGATTATATTAAGTATGATTTAACTTGGAAATTTGATGAGAATTGTTTTTTAATTAAAGCTTTTCCTTTTAAAGACGGCGGATGTAAATTGGACGACGCTATATTTATATATTTAAATTTAAAAAATAATACCACAAAAGAAGAACAAGATAATCTTTTTCAACAACAAATACCAGAAAATCTTTACTATTTTATGAGAGACATAGACTCTTATAACGGACCATATCATAATTATTTTTATATCTTTAATAGGTATGGATATAAATGCAATGCTATTTTTAGACTTTTATCATGGCACTATAATTGGACAAATTCCCAAGAAATAATAAAAGATATTGAACCACACTATGTCAACTTTTAATAGTTGACTTTTCTTTTAATTTATGGTATAATTAAATGTAAAGAAAAGGAGGGATAATGTGAATATTGAATGTAATAATTGCAAAGATTTAAAAGATCAATTTGGTAATTTTGTATTTTGTCCTTTTCTTAAACGTTTTGTAGACTGGGAGTATTGGAATGGAACTTGTCCAGAAGATTGTCCTAAATTAAATAATAAAATAAATTTTTCTGGACTGGAAGAACTTACATAAAGTTTAGTCCAGTAAAATCACTTATCTTATGAGAGGTGATGAATATGCCAGATAAAGTTAAAAATGAAATTGGTAATATTTATGGTTATTTAACTGTAATAAAACGAGCAGAAAATAATAAAGAAGGCAGAGCACAATGGCTTTGTCAATGCAAATGTGGGAATCAAGTTGTAGTTCTTGGAAAACATTTACGCTCGGGGAATACTAAATCCTGCGGTTGTTATCAGCGTGAACAAGCCAAAAAAAGTAATTTATTGCGCGGTGGAGATTTAACTGGAAAACGTTTTGGAAAATTAGTAGTTATAAAAGAAGACGGTTTTATTACTAGAACAAATGGTAAACACAGCAGATTGTGGTTATGCCAGTGTGATTGCGGCAATCAATGCCATGTTCAACACCAGTATCTTACTTTTGGTGATACTTCCTCATGTGGCTGTATTAATTCAAAAGGCAATATGACAATTCACCGATTATTAACTTTAAAAGGAATTAAATTCAGTACAGAATATGTTTTTCCAGATTTATTTGGAGATGGTGGCCGTCAATTGCGATATGATTTTGCGATTTTAAATGAGGATGATACTTTAAAATGCTTAATTGAATATCAAGGCGATATTCATTATACTGTTCGTTCTCACGGTTGGAATACGCCTGAAGCTTTTGAAATTAGAAAAAAATATGATAAAAGAAAATTAGACTATTGTCTTGACAATAATATAAAATTATGTTATATTACATATAAAGATGATATAGAAGAAAAATTGGAGGAAATAATTAATGGCTTATAATGCTGATTCAATTCAAGTAAGAGATTTTAGAACCGCGGCCAGAACAACTCCTGGTATGTATATAGGTGCTGATGGCCAAGATGCGGTTTTTAATTGTTTTCTTGAAATTCTTAATAATTCTTGTGACGAAGCTATTATGGGCCGCGGAAAAGAAATTATTGTAGAAGTAACGGATAATGATATTCAAATTACCGATTTTGGCGCCGGAGTTCCTCATGGCCCAAATAAAGATTGTGATGAAGTATTAATTGAACTTTATACATCTGCCCATTCATCCGGAAAATTTTCAAATGATAATTATTCTCGTGTGCGAGGTATGCACGGTGTTGGGGCTTCAACAGTATGTGTTTGTTCTAAATCATTTGTTGTCACAACTAAACGTGAAGGTGGCGAATGGACTTTAAAATTCATAGATGGAATTCCAGTTGCACCTAAAGCCGCGCGTCTTCGTGACACAAAAGAAACTGGAACTATAATTTATTTTCAACCAGATAAAGAAATTTTTCATATAGATGATAATACTCCTGCTTTTGATATTCCTCGTATTAGAGACGAACTTCGTTTAACAAGTTATTTTATTCCTAACGTCGCCTTTACTCTACGAGATGGAACACGAGAAGATTGTTTCTTTTCTAAAAATGGATTAAAAGATTTTGCGGCTGCACAAATTACGAATGCTCTACATAAAAATTATATTTATGGAAATAAGCATTTTGATGGAGATATTGATATTGAAGTCTTTGCTCAATGGACCTCTGGAAAAGAAAAATGTTATGTATTTTCAAACGGGGCATTAAATGCATCTGGCGGTACTCCGGTGTCTGGCATGAAAGCGGCTTTTACTAGAACAATTAACGATCAGTCAAAAGAATCTTTTGACGGTGATATGATTCGTAAAGGTCTTGTTACAATTATTAATATCAAGCATCCGCATCCTGTTTATCAAAATCAGGTTAAAGATAAAATACAAAATCAAGAACTTCGCGGTCAAACACAAACAGTTTTTACTGAAGCAATTAAAGATTGGATTATCAAGAACAGAGAAGATTTTGAAAAAATTATTAATCTTCTAATTCGTGACAAGAAAGCAGAAGCAGCCGCGGAAAAAGCAAGACTTGGAGTTCTAAATTTTGATAAAAAAGAAGCGGAACATAAAAAGAAAAAAATTACTTCTTCTGATAAATTTAAGGATTGCGAGAAACACGGACAAGATTCTATGCTAATTGTTTGCGAGGGTAATTCTGCGTTGGGTGGACTTCTTCCTGCGCGCGATGTTAATACAGAGGCTCTTTATGCTGTGCGCGGTAAAGTAAAGAATCTATTAAAGCACCCACTTGATGAATGTCTTGAAAATCAGGAAGTTTCGGATATTGTTATGGCGCTTGGTTGCGGCATTCAGAACCGATATAATAGTAAGAAGTTGAATTATGGTAAAGTCGCTATTGCCACAGACGCCGATGTGGATGGATATTCAATTATGTGCTTAATTGCTACTATGTTTTATGTACTTATGCCTGATTTTATTAAAGAAAAAAGATTATGTTGGCTACGAGCACCTTTATATAGGCTAAGTAAAGGAAATCAAAAAATTTATGCTTACACAGATGAAGAATTAAAAGAATTATCTAAAGGCAGAGAAAATTGGGAACAAAGTCGCTATAAGGGCCTTGGGGAGTGTTCCCCTGAAGATATGGAAAAATCGATGCTTCATCCTACCGAACGACGTCTTGAAATATTAACCATTAATGACGCAGAAGCCGCGGCTGAAAGTCTAAAGATGCTTATGGGTGTTGATGTTGAACCAAGAAGAGAATTTCTGTTTGAGAATGTTGATTTTAGTATTTTAAATAATTAGGAAATAATTAATGACATATAATTTAAATGATTATAGAGAAGTAAATTGTAAAGAATTCCAAGAATATTTTAAAAACGCTCCTAAAACTTATCCAGTAGTTTTTTCAGATTTACAAATTAATTTTGGTAATTGTTATACTTATGGTTATTGTACCTATGATACAAATAAAATTATTGGAATATTTAAAGGAGCAAATTGTAATGAACAATTTAGTAAATATTACATATTAAAAAGTTGACTTTTATACGAATCTATGTTATAATATAATAAATAAGAAAAGGAAGTGAACAATTTGATTTACGAAACTGATTTTCAAAAACAAATTGAAGGAGCTTTCTTGACTTACGCCGCTTCGGTGGCACAGGAACGTGCAATACCGGATGCTAGGGATTTTCTAAAGATTGGCTTACGTCAAGGATTGTACGCTCAATTTTCTAATAAGATAACACATAAAGATAAATTTCAAAAAGCACAAAAGTCTGTTGCTGCAGCGATGGCTCAGTCATATGTCCATGGTGATGTAGCAATGTATGATACTTTTATACGAACTGCTCGTCCATGGTCATATCGTTATCCGATTGAAGAAGTTCAAGGTAACTATGGTAATCCATCTTCTCCTGATAGCCACGCGGCCGCACGTTATGTTGAAATGCGTGCTGGTGAAATGGCTGATTACTTCTTTGCGGGTTTAAAGAAAAACGCAATTGGAGAACAATGGTATTCTAATTATGATGATACAGAAATGATTCCTTCTGTATTGCCTTCTATTGGATTCTGGAATATTGTAAATGGATGTTCTGGTATTGCCGTTGCAATGGCAACTTCAGTTCCACAATTTAATTTGCGCGAAGTAAACGAGGCACTAATTAAGATTATCCAGAATCCCGATGTAAGTTTCAATGAAATTTATTGTGCTCCTGATTTTGCGACTGGCGGAACTATTACAAATGCAAAGGCAATTCGTGAAAGTCTCAAGAATGGCAAGGGTGAATCTATTCGTATCAAGGCGAAACTAGATTATTTCCCTGACCAGAATATGATTCAAGCAACTGAACTACCTTATGGTGTTTTTACAAACACTATAATTGACCAACTAGCCACTCTAACAAATGAAAATGAAAGTTATGGAATAGAACGAGTTGTAGATCATACCAAGAAAGTAGCTGATATTCGTATCTATCTTTCAAAAGGCGCAAATCCAAAGCGAATGATAGCCAAGCTTTACAAGGACACAAGTCTTGAGAATTGGTATGCAGTAAACATGATTCTGCTGGATAATGGGCGCTTTCCAAAAGTATTTGGTTGGCGTGAAGCGTGTGATGCCTACATCACTCATATTCGTGAATGTAAGCGTAACATTATTCAATTTGATTTGGATAAGGCACTTGCACGCGAAAATGTAGTAGAAGGACTTATTCTTGCGGCAGCTTCTATTGATGAAGTCGTAGCAATTATTCGTTCTTCTCAAAATCCAGCAGAAGCATCTGAAAAACTTATTGCTCGTTTTAAGTTTAATGAAGAACAGACAAAGGCAATTCTCGCTATGAAACTTTCTTCATTAACAAAAATAGATGCTATCAAATTAAACGATGAACTAGAAGAACTTAAAAGAAAAATAGAGGAGTATCGTCACTTATTATCTGATACTACCGCTTTGAATAATGAACTAATTAAAATACTACAG